AAGGCCTAGCAACTCCTGCTAAATGACAATACCCAATATCACCGCAACAGTTATCAAAGGTTTTGGTACAGGCGTAGGTGGATTCTCAAATACTGCTACAATTTTATATTCAATGGCAGCCATCTTCGATAAGCCAGGGCATGAAGACCAATATCAAGAGATTATGACTCGTATCAAACTTCTTCGTGAAATTGTAGGTCAAGAAATCGACCGAATTAAAGGTGCAGACAAACCATCACTTCCTCGTGAATGGAAGAAGTTTGAAAAGATAGAAGAAGATGATACACCAGAAGAAAAAACACGTAAAATGCGTGCAAATGCTCTAGTAATATCTAAGAAGCCTTATTTCTTCCGTTATCTTTATCCTGAGCTAAATCAAACATTTAAACAATTTGAAAATGCATATAATCAAATCTCAAAAGATATGTTTGGTTTAAAATTTAAGAAACTCCTTAAAAAGGAAGTTAAAACAGACGACGAAAAGAATCTTATTCGTAAATATCAAAAATACTGTCCGTTAATTACAGCTCCATGTACAATGAATAATCTTTGTCGTGAGTTTGAATCAATAGACTTCGATATTAAATTTGCGAAGGATTCCGAAACAGATACAAAGCTTTCTGTTATGTCTTCTCTACCAACCTTTGAAGAAAAGTATAAAGACATCGAAGAAAAAGAAAAATTCTTAACTGTTAAGAAAATGTATCAACAATACAATGCAAAAAGACAGATAACTTACCTTACTTCTATGTTCACTAACTTTGACGATTTTGCAGTTGATGGAGATGCAAAGCGTCCATATTCAAAGGAGTACAAAGAGCTTCGTTCAATTCTATATGATGGTATAGTTGAAAGCTTACAATTACAGCTTGCGAATGCTAAGATTTCTGGTGAGGAGTTCCTTTACTACTCATACAAACTTTCTAAATCTTACTCATCTTTTAATTGGAGTTTTGTTTGGGAGGTTTTAGCAGACCAAATTATTAAATTCATTCCTTCATCTCAAGTGCTTTACCCCGTTCTTGACCCTGAGGGAGAATACGAATATCTTGGTCGTCACTATTCATTAAAGGATATCACAAAAATAACAAATACTGATTTGTTAGATAACGCAGAAGATATAGATATGCCTGCAACAAAAGAAGAATTAGAACAACCTGATGAAGAGCTATTTAAACAAGTTCTTTCTCAAGTTGACCCTGAGTTTTTACAAGAAGGAGATGCATAACAATGGCGGAACTACAAACAGGGCGCATGGCTGGTAAACAGCGTGCTACTACCATGTGTTTTTTTAAAAACAAAACTCGCGAGTTTAAAGATTTATATTATCAATATCTTGATCTACGCGCTGCAAAACTTACGGAAAGAGAGATTATCAAATCTCTATCTGAGTCTATGATGGTCTCTTTCTCCTTCCCACAAGAAGTGGCAGATAAAACAGCTAAAATTCTATATTCTGAATTTACCTCTCCGTCTTTTGCCACTTCATTCTGTGACCTACAACAACAAACAGAAGATTCTGAAGAAACACAGTCTTTCTTTATTTCTCAAGTTGATTATGAGCGATATCACTCTCTTATTGGAGCAGACCCTCATTCTTCAACAGAAATTAAGCATCTGCTTCTTGCGCTTATGTCGGTCTACCGACGTAATTATCACCATTCAGGATGGATACGTTATGACCGTAAGATTATTCTATATCTTGCTGGGTTACAGCATTTACCTACTCGTGATACAGAAGAGCTTCTTAATTATCTTCATCAAGAGTATGGTCTTCAAATGCAAGTCGTCGGATCAAATTCTCCAATTCCATGCTTTAAGTTTGACTGGATGTATGACCAACCTGAACCAGGTTCTCATGTGAATCCGTTCTTAAATTTCGGCCCATTCTCTCCTGAGACTGTCGTAAACATTTCCTCAGGTACAGCCGAACCAAAAACTATAAACTAATACCACATAAAAAGGAGATTTTATTTATGAAAATATTAACAGTTAATGACCTTTATATGCTTGCGACACAACTCCTTGTCACCAACGACCCAGACACGCCTATCTGCTTTACTAATCGTTTTAGGGAGTATGGCCTTGATGATCAATATGTTGTAGAAGAAGAGAAGGATTCGTGGGGACAAAGAATTCAAGATTGTCAAGAGCATCAAAAAAACTTGGAACATCGCTCAACCATTATTATTCCTTGTGAAGAAGTAGGTTCTATTTTAAAAGGATATCATCGTGTTCTTAGTAAAGCACCTAAAAAAGAGTCTCGTCCTCATGAAGATATGGATGATGAAAATGTCGAAGACCTTGTTGATTCAATGAATTCTATCGAGGATTGGCTTGATGATTACAGCATAGAAGAAGAGGGAGATAATTAAGAAATAAAATTAACTTAAAACCAACTAACATGGTTGGTTTTATTTTTCTATTCAACCTATTATATAATATATATTAATGGGGATTGACATTTGTTTATATTCTGCTATAATATAATTGCAATGAGAGGAGATTTTAAAAATGAAAGAATACATACTAGAAGCACTAGAAAGATTGGCAATGCCTGACGAACTACATAAAAAAGAGTGCGAAAGGTTAGGTATTAGTTTAACTGAAGATTACGAAGTAGTTAAACAAGCCTTAACAAAGCTACAAGCAATAGAGGAAGCCAATCCTAGTGAGGCGTTAGAGTGTTTGGATAAAATGATTAGAGATTTTAACGAAACAACTACTGGTATGAATGGGCTAGGAGAGGTTGTAGTAGGAAATGAACTTGTGTATTTTCATAAGAAAGAGTTAGAAACTATCAAACAAGCTTTATTAAAACAATTAAGTGGCAGTCAATACACAAACATTGCTATTGATGAAGCCAATCCTAGTGAGGCATTGGAATCATTGATTAGAATGGACAATTTATATTGTGCTATATGTCCTCATACAAAAGGGGATTGTAATGAGTGTGAATATAATCAAAAATCTAATATTGTTTATCAAGCCTTACAAAAGGCTCGAGAACAAAATGAACTTATCGAAGAATACGACTTGAAACCTTATGAGTTAAGAGAGGCTTTACTGTTGTATGCTATGTATAAGGGTGAGTACAAGGGAAACCCTCTACCATCATTAAAACAATACAAAAAGCAAGAAAAGGAAAATGCTGAATATAAAGAAGTGTTAAGAATTATATTTGAAAAGAATATAGATGTAGAAAAATTGAAATATAGATTAAGAGTCGAAGAAGACGATGATGATGTTTATTTACATTACAAATATGACTTAATTATGACAAGAGAAGAATTTGAGTTGCTAAAGAGGTGGTGTGAGAAATGGCTAAATTGAATATTGAGAAAATAAAAGAGCATGACGACAGTAATTATCTAGCCAATGACTATAAAACATATTTATGTAGAATAGGTTGTTCTAATACTGGTTTAGATTTAAGTCAGGAAATCGAGGTAGATAAGCCACATGAAAATACTTGATTGGCGCGACAAAAACATAACTGTTGAAAGTCTCAAGGGACTTTCAGACTGCAACATCATCCTTGATGAAAGTCAGTTCGATGCCCCTGAATTTCAACAGTGCATCATCAGGAACGACTACTACGTGTCAAAGCTTTATCTCTTATTTGAAGAAGCTGACACGCGAAATATTAAATTTATTACGCCTGAACGGGCGCAGGAGGTAAAAGAGTACGTATGAGAGAATTAATTATATCAAACTATGATTGCGGTTGTGAATTTAAAGCTGTAGTTATTATTGATAATCAACCAGAGATAGTTACTGCGCATCGCGAACGCGATATGCAAGAGTATGATTTATATGATCTTGACAGCAGCTGGTTTGACACCAGTCGCATCTCTAAAGAAAATCAATCAATACAGCTATTTGATAGAGTTGTTTACTGCTCCAACGGCGGTATTCAAGTTTTTTGGAAAGGAAAGGACTACTAAAATGAACGGAACTACTTTAAAAGGCATATTAAGGCACGTTGATACAGAAAAAGAATTTGACGCATTATATTATGTACAACGGATATACTCAAGTTTTTTACAGACTTCAAATGAATTTTGCCAAATAACTTTAAATAAAAGTCAAGCAAAAAAGCTCGTTGAAGAAATTGATTATATAGAGCAAGTCCTCGTTGATCTGGAGACGGTTAAAGAAGCCGACCCTAGCGAAGCATTGGAGCACTTGGAAGAGTGTGCTAACGGAATGAAAGATTTACCAAAATCAAATTGGATTGATTTAGCAAACAGTGAAGCTGAGCTAGATTTGAAAATTATGGATTGGGTTGAAGTTATAAAGTTTGGGTTATTTAAAGGTGCACAAGCATCATCAAAGACTCAACAAAGACTGAAAGAAGAAAACAATGTCTTACTTGGGCAAAATACTGATTTGTATAATGAATTGGAATTAACCAGTAAACAATATAAAGAGTTGATGAAGGGGGCAAAACAGCAAAATGATGCTCTTAAGACTATATTTGAAAAGAGTGTTGATGTATTTAGATTAAAAAAATTAGATTTTAATACATTTAATCAATTACAAAGAAGTTGTAAACTACCTGAACTTACCGAAGAAGAATTTAATACTTTAAAGGGGTATTCTAAATGACACACAAAGAATTATGTTACGAAACGGCTAAAAGATTTGTTAAAACAATGGCTATATATGAGTCCACTTGTTCATTAAGAGAAAAGCCTGATGTGTTAAATTTCACTTCTAATGCCTCTACTGAATTATATGAGATAAAAATGACGAGGTCAGATTTTTTGCGCGACAAAGACAAATTTGCAAGAGATTATGCTTTGTTTGGTGATAAAAGATATTATGTGTGCTATGGTGATTTCATTAAGGTAGAAGAACTGCCAGAAGGTTGGGGTTTATACTGGTATGTTAATGGTAAATTTCATTTACAACGAGATTCACGAGACTTCAGGTATTATGAGGATGCTCAACATCTAATAAGACGCCAAAAGTGCAACAGTATTATTTTAATCAATGCATTATCATATTGCAAAGATAATATAGTCTACTCTAAAAGAATTTTGGATAATAGAGTAAAATACGGAATTATTAAAGAGGTAGAAAAATGAAATTAAAAGATTTTGAAGATTTAGGATTCACAGTAAAAACAACATATGAAAATACACCTATAAGGGTGGTTGTGTGTAAGGAAGAAGATTCGTATCAACAAGTTCTTGCCTTTGCGAAACAACATGGTGACTGGGATGAGATTAGTAAATACGCTCGCACCCTTGATTGCTGCCTTGGCCCCGTAAGTTATCAAAATGGAGAGTTGATCGGTGTAAGATTGGTTACCTATAAACCTGGCACCAGATACTACACTGTTGTCGGCGACATCTCCTTATTTATTGAGGTTGTAGACGGCGTCGTGGTAAACGTGAATGATATGTGCACATATTTCCACTCCGTTTGTAATTTTAATTGTTTATATGAAAAAGATACTTTGGGTGATGATGATGTGACAGCAGCTCAACTACTAAAGCAGATGTATGACCACAGACTACGCAATGCACAGGACATCAGAAACTATTACAACAAAGAAATCAAAGATTTAAAACAATCTTACAGAAACTCATTAGAACAAGCAAAAGCAGGATTAGATTTTTTAAAACAATTTAGTTGATTTTTATTTAGATTCTGTTATAATATAATTGTATGAAAAGTTGAGGTAAAAAATAATGAAAAAAATAGAAATATACAAACAAAACGAAGACAAACAAGATGAATTACAATTATCACTACTTGTGAGTGATTATGAAATTAATTCTTATGTAAACTCATTTGAAATTACATGTAAAATTGAAGAAATTGAAGCTACATATAGTATTCCTTTAAATAAGGGATATAAGGTAGTAGCTGAGGTTTAATAGAAGCACAGGAAAAGGAGAGCGAATAGATTATGACACAAGCACAAATGAGAGATAAACTTAATGAATTAGGTTATGCAATGATAGATTGTAGAGAAGCATTATGTTTAACTAATTTTAATTTTGAAGAATCCAAAGAATTATTATATTTATATACCATATCAAATATGCACATTACTTATGAATTATTGAAACTTATGAAGAGAGTAGAAAAATTAGAAAAGGATCATAAAGAATGAAAGTAGTATTATGTGTTAAAAAGACAAAGCCTTATTTGGTAGATGAAAGAAAAGTTAGATACCATAATTTTGTTTTAGGTGATAATTCAGTTTTAAAATCAAATGAAAAAGATTTAGTATTAAACGGCAAAATCGTAGCTGAATGTGATTTCGAGGTTGAGGAGATAGAACATTATATTCACTATGAGCCAGAACTTGATGTTGGAATAGTAGTTTATCCAGAATTTGAATGTGATGCTTATAGAACAAAAACGTTAGGGCATTTTGAATTATTAAAAGAAAGTTGTTTAAAAGATTATTCTTTACCTAATATAACAGTTTCTAATGAATTAGATGATTATTTAAAAGGCAAAAATGGTTATGCAATCCACATCAAGAACTTGAACGTGTTCGATAAGTCTAGAGAACTAAAACAATATTTTTTAACTAAGATTACAAGAGGTTTAACATATGGCTTTTATAATACCCCTGAAATTGAAAATGAAAGAACTATTGTTATATCAGTAACATCTCAAGAAGCTTGCAATATCTTAAATCATAAGCAAGATATATTAATTAGAAGAAATGTGTTAAAGGAGATGAAATAATGAAAAAATTATTAGGTTTATTATTATTTTTATCATTACTACTATCTCTATCTAGTTGTAAAAAGAACTATAAAACAATTATGTGCGAAGATTTGATAGTAGATAAAGAAATTAGAAGTGAAAGAAATAATTTTGTAACTTGGTTTTTTGACGTGCCTCTAAATGACACTGTTTACTATTTTTCTTTAAAAGAATATGGGGAAAGAAAAGTTAGTGAAAAAGAATATAACTCCTATAAAATTGGAGATATATACAAGTGGGAAGAAAAGGTAGAAGAATAATGAAAAAATTATTAGGCTTATTATTAACTATGTTATTACTAACATCTTTAACAAGTTGTGACGAACATAAAGCCACTGTAGAAAATCCAAGTCGGCAGATAGACACTTTGGTTTTTATTGGTAGTCAAAAGAATGCTCAAAATAATAAATTTTACTACTATTATGATAAAGACACTAAGGTTATGTATGTTGTTCATGAGGGACTATATAAAAGTGGAATCACACCGCTATACAATGAAGACGGAACATTAAAACTTTATGAAGAGGTCGATGAAGAAAAGAAGGAGCAGAAATAATGGAAAAAGAATTTGAAGCATTAGAAAATTTATCAAAACAAGAAATTATCGTTAAAAAAGGTATTGGTGTTTATATGGATGGTAGTGTTCAAACTATGCCTCATAAAACAACTGTTGGTGTAGAATTTAAGGGGCATATTGAAACTCTTAAACAAGCCTTAACTGAGCTACAAGCAATTAAGGAGGCCAAGCCAAGTGAGGCATTGGAATGTTTAAAAGATATTAAGGAACTGTTTGATAAAATTGCAAAAGAAAATCCAACAACTTACAAAACTGAAACTTTTGCAGAAGCATGTCTCTTTCAAACAAACACTTTTAAAATAGAGCTAGAATTACAAAAGGCTCAAGTGTTAGAATGGGAAAATGAATTATTAAAGCAAATTATAAAATCTTTCTTTGTTAAAGGTTCTCCTTTACATCAGTATGTAGACAAAGATTTTGGGTTGACAATTGAAGTTGACAGTGATTGTTCAATTATGCATTTGGGTGAATTTAAAGGTGTAGATTTAGATAAAAAATTAAAAGAGGTACTAGAGTGAGCACAGAATTTGAAGAATTAAAAGCATTTTTAAAGCACCATTGTTTAACTAATTGCGGACACAATGCTAATGAAAGTTGCATCTGCAAAGCTGCCCTATGTTTTAAAGAAATCGAAAAGGCAGAACGAGCATTAGCCGAATTAAAACTCATTAAGGAGGCCAAGCCTAGTAAAGCATTGAAGAAGTTAGAAAGAATAGATGATTATGTAGACAAAGATTATGATTATTGTCAGCGTGGAGATTATGCCAAAGATTATGAGCTGATTAAACAAGTCTTACTACAGGCCCAAGAGGCAGAGGTTTTATGCGAATCACTAAAAAATCATAAATTTACTCCGAACGTTATTACTATATCTTTAGATGACTATACTAAATTTATAGACCAACGCAATGTGCTTGAGATTCTTAAGGAAAAGAACGTTGACTTAAAATACTTAAGAGACTGCAAAACTGTAGAGGAGTACAATAAATATTGTGACGACCTTACAGACGAGAAACCTCTTACCGAAGAGGGATTCAACACATTAAAGATGTGGCAAAAATATCAGTAGTACACATTTATTAATGAATATCAAGAGGTAAATAGGATGACAGAAAACGAAATTGAAATAGATGATATCGTCTATGCAGTTAAAAAGTTTGGGACCATTAAAAGTGGGTTCGATATCCAAATCATTAAGTACAGAGTCCAATATAAAGGAACCTGCGCATTCATTCCTTACGGCTTTCACAATTTAGACGAGAGATGCCAAGAAATAGAATACGATGAGTGCTGCAAGACATTGGACGAGGCAAAAGAAATTGTGAAAATAATACTGGGCGATTCCGTTGATTTTATCGAGCGCTATCATGGTGCCTACTACGACGTGGAAACGAGGGATTAAATAAGATGGAAAATATTATAGCAGTAGATGACATTTTTAGAAACACTGATGCAACTGAAGTTAAGATAAGTTTTAATGGTGATAACCGAGACTATTTAGAAGCTTATGCAACTAAAGTAGCTAAGGCTTTTGTAAAATATTTAAATGGTTTAGGCTTTGTAAAAAAAGAAGAGCCTAATAACTGGACTTATGGCTTAATCAATCCTAAAGATAATGTTTATGCTAGAGTCACTTGCTTTTTTAGAGATGTAGAAATCAATTTCTGGATTGAAAAAGAATACGGTAGAAGTGAACAATATCTAGACAAGCTTAAGTTCTTAAAATACACTAACCATACTTTTAAATGGTGTTTAGATTACAAAGATAAAAACAACTTAAGCTTCAGTTCAAACGGCAAGGCTAGAGACCTTTATCAAGACGAAAAGTCCAAAGAACATATGACAAGCGAAGAGCTTATCATTAAGCGTTTTAGAGAAAAATGTTGGCATAAGCCTGAAGCTAAAATACCTAACTTTAGGCTTTCTATGTCAGATGGTTCTTCAGGTGAACCTCAATACAATATCAAAGACAGAGACGGCAAAGAGATACTAAACGGCCAGACCAAGTTCTTTAGATATAACGGTTACCTATGCAAAGGTAAAGCATACCACAATATCAATAACATGTGGTGGGTTATTGTCAATGACAAGTTCTACACAAACGTTGCTTGCTTTGAATTATTTGATCCAACTGCAGAAGATTTAAAACATAAAAAGCTCAGTCGAAACGTTAAGCCTGCCGCTTACTTCGATAAATTCAAAAACAAGTATCCTTTTGAATCTAGCGTAAAAACCTTCCTTTATAATAAAACAGATATTGCAAAGTTAGGTCGCGTATTCACTGACTATTGTGAAAATTATTTATTCTTAAACAGGGTAAAAAAGAGAGTCCAAAATATGCCTGAAGAATATTATTGGATAGCTAAAGAAGAAAGTTCCAGAATCTTCTGCGAGTTAAAAATAAATGGTGAGCGCTTAGAAATTGTTTATCGTCGTCAAAACTATATCATAATTATGGTTAACGACGAGCGCATTCTCGAGATAGATTCTCGCATCGTACACTGGGACAAAGAAAAGGTTCAGCAGTGCGTCGACAAATACAGAGCGTTATTCAAACTAATATTCTAACCCATAAATCAACAGACCGTTCATTCGGTCTTTTTTTTATCCCCTTTTTTGTCGGTTTTTTCCGACTTGGCTCTTTCCGACAAAACGTTTACCTCGCAGGTCAACTTCGGCTCCAACGGCTATACCCAGCTTCCTAAACAGTACCGTCTCCTTTTTTACCTGCCCAAGTAAATATTTGGATTTCCAGCTACAGCCGTCTCTGGTATACCTGTGGGTAAAACAGTACCGTCTTCTTTTTGGCCAGTTTCAGGCGATTTTACGAGGTTTTGCTGGAGGGAGGATAAATTACAGGGGGAGAAGGAACAGAGGGGGAGGAAGAGGCAGACAGGGAAATGTAGGTCGGGGAGTGACGACTGACACGGAAGCCTTATAGCTAACGGGGCTTTTCATAAAAGGTGTAAATTAGGTTTTATTACACCTTTTCCGCTCTCATGAACCCTTCGGGGCAAATGGGGGAGTTAGCTCTCGGTGCTTGTAATAACAGGCATCTATGAAGCCACATTTGAAGGGCAATGCTGAGAGGAAGCCAAAACTCTCTAACACTGGTAGCAGCGCTCAAGAATGGGAAAGGGATATTACCTTAAGGTTCTACAACAGACTTTCAGCAACATCGAAAGTCAGAAATTAGAACTTTCTGGACACAATGATATCCTTGGTGAGGTATGTTGCGCTTTGATTCTGGCGCGTGTCAAATTTCTGACAGTTAAAAATAGGAACAGGGCTATAAGTAAGATAGAATAAATCCCGATGCATTATTCATCTAATCCAAGATGTAGAAATGCACTTCTCTATCTCATATTTAAGAAATTTTAGGTGTGAGAGCTATAGAGGGGCGGCCAAACAGGAGCGGTCGTGACCTGGGAAATTGTGCTGGTTATTTTGATCACACAATTCACAATACAAGTAAGTAACATATAGTCTAGGATTTTAAGACTGTTACCACGATATATTGGAAAGGTGGCTTCGGCAGTGGACGAATATAGGGCCAGTGAGGTATATGAAACAAGAGAGTTCAACAAACTTGCTGAGTATAGCCAATAACGTACAGCCCTCTGTGTTAAAAAATCGTTCCGTAACCCTAGTGACGTAACGACTGGGTTGAGTCGACATGACGGATGACTCGTTAAAGCAGTTAAAGCTTAGGATGGAGTAATGTCCATCGTAATTAACACTCGGGGAAGGTTGAGAGGAGAACCTTCCGATAGCTATATTGCAACACAACAAGAGAAGTGAAAGTCTAGTCTTAGACAAGTAGCTAATCAGTTAGTGTTGACTGTCCAATGATAGCGGATGGCCTAGAGCAAGGCCTTGAGCCAATAAGGTATTCGAGATGGGTGTAATGTGTACATCAGATGCCTTTGAGGAAGAAGATATAGACACAATAATGTGGCGTGGAACCATGAGTATAGCGATTATACTCCGTTAGACCATATGGGAGCGCTTGATATATCAGCTTGGTGCTATTGGGAGCTAAGTGAGCCAAAAGAAGAGGGGGTGCGAATCCCCCGCTCCTATTCTTTAACAGTTTGTAAGATAAAACTGATTGAAAGATAATTCGCCGAATCTTAGATAACACTATAAATATATAGCGGTTCTAAAGATGAATGGACGATGAACTGCGTAAAATATTAGTTCTTAATATTTTTCAAAGTGAAGTGCCTAGGAAAAGAAGTCATTATAAATTTTATATTATTTAACTAAAGGGGGCCTTGCGCTCCCTTCTTATTTTGTATTTATATAATACAGCTCTAAATAGAGCAAACATTAGAGGAGTAGAGCGTGGTAACATGGCTCTTTCCTAATATGCCTCTAAGGGACTAACGCTGGTTCGACTCCAGCAAGGGGCAGAAAGATAAAAGGTGATTTATTATGAAAAACATTTTCACATTAGAAAGTGGAGTAGTAACAACTACTCCTACAACATCTGAGTTCTTTAATAAAATTAAAGAATTCTATCTAACTATTGTTGTTGGCAAAGACGGCAACAAATACGCTACTGTTGAATCAGTTGAAGACCCAACCAAATGTTGGTATTCTTCTGCTATTCAAGAATTCGTTGATAGCCATAATGGCTACATTAAAATCAAAACACACAATACTGTACTACAACTATGGTCTGACACCTATTGTAATAAAACTTACAATCTTATCAAACCTATATTAAACTGGAGAGAGTATAAGTGGACTTACTTCTTCAATGATAGTTTTGAAGCTATCATGGATAGAAGAATAAAACTTAACTATGATCCAATAGTGAAGTATTTTCGTGTGTGGTGCTGCAATGATAAGAGCGAAATATATGATGTCGAATTTGGGGTAGACACCGCCGAAGAAGCTCATGAAGTTCTTCGCCTTCTTATAATGGCAGACATATTCTGCGATGAATGTGGTTGCAAACTTCAGGCTTGCGACCCCGATTCCATGGACGACTATTATTATTGTATTACCTTAAAAAATGAAGAAAAGAATTTTACTTTTTCTTTATTTATTAAACGTGGTAGATTAAATATTACTTTTAATCAAGGTGCTACGTCTATAACAATTGACAAGAATCAAACAGTTGATGATGTAGTCGAGAGACTGCTTCGTTCAAATTTATTCCCTAAGCAATAAGGAGGAAAAATAAAATGATGAATTTAATATTATGGCACGAAAGTGCTGAAAAATTTAGCAGTTTTGATTTTACAAAATTCCAAGGAAAGGTGAAAGACCCTTTCCATGGGGTTGGTTTTCAATTTTATAATCAGAAACCAACGCACAGTTTCTCTAAATATTTATACAAAGTAGAAGTAAAAGACTTTCATGGTATAGATGATGCTAAAATTGAATTCGATATATTAAAAAAAATAGACACCTTAACAAGAGAGTGTCTCCTAAAATGTCTAACCCCCGAAGAATATGATAGCTTTACCCTTGATGGGTTCTTATTCTTCCTTCCTGCTGAACATGAGTGGGAATATAATACAGCAACACGACCAGAAAAAATGATTCGTTTATGGAACCATTGGTCTTTCTTTATTATAACTTATTGTGATAACAATACAATACAAGAGTATTGTGATAAACTTGTTGCAATCACTGGAAAAGACGGATATTATTGTGAAGAGTATGGTTACTCTGTAATCTTTAATACCCATAAACTCCATATTATTAAAAAACTTCACTTGAAAGGAGGTGAAAGATAATGAAGAAGGCTTATAATAAAATGTCTTTAATCGACATCGTTGGTAAAGACAAGGCTAAGGCTCGTTTTGACTCACACAAGTCTAAAGCGAAGGCTAAGGCTAAAGCTTTACAAAAAGAATCAAAATATAAACTAACTTACTAGTTAGTTTTAAATAGCACGTGCTTATTGAGCGAAACCCGCTGAGATAGCTTGGTTTGCACGTTGGTTGGTGGTTATCCAATTTAAAACCACCTGCTCAGCACATATTAAAATTTTATGAACATAAGGAGGATATAAAAATGATGTTCGAAGATATGAGTTTAGTAAATTTAGAAAATCTTGAAAATAAGGAAGGTAAAAAAACAATGGAAAAAACTATAAAATTAACTACAAAAAAATCAAATTTGGTAAAATTCGCTAAGATTCAATTCTTAGGAATTTTATTGATAGCTGCTGCTATGATTATAGTAGCTTTAATTATTAATAATAATAAAACAACAAATACTGTTACAATTGAAAAAGAAATAAAGGTTGTAGATCAAGCCGCAACAGAACAAGAGGCTCAAAAGTTGTTTGATGCTTATGTGGCAAATTATCAACCAGAAGTAATCGAAAAGACTGTTGAAGTCGAGAAGATTGTGGAGGTCGAAAAACCTGTTACAATTACTGAAACTGTCGAAGTCCCAGTAGAAGTTGAAAAAACAATCTACGTAGACAAACCTGTTGAAGTAGAAAAAGTTATTACCGTTGTTGACCAACAACAAGTTCAACAACTTGCTACAGAAATGGCTAATGCCATGTATATGGCTTACAAAGAAGCTTATACTGCTCAAGTTAATGAAGCCGCTACTCAAGCTGCTATTGATACAAAAACAGCAGAATTGCAAGCAGAATATACTCAGCTTATGAGTGAATACATTGCAAAAGCAGACGCCGAAAAGGTTGCTACATTAGCAACTGAAATGGCAAATAATATGTTTGAACAATTCAAACAAGATTATGTTGTCGAATATGCAGAAGCACAAGAGGCAGCTAGAGTTGCTAATACTTCTGTTATAAGAGTATTGGTATATACACCAGAAAGTTATTTCTTCCTAGAGATAACAGGTTCATTACACGATGAACTAACATGGGATATCATTCTTGAAGCTTTACAAGCTGACGCTCGCTTTGATGGTCTAAAAATCAAGAAGATTGAACACAAAGATGCAGTAGAAACTTTTGTTGGACGCGATTTCGATTCAACAAGAGTTATCCATACTATATACAAATAAGGTGATTATATGAATAAAATCTTGGGGTATGATATAGCTCTTACCAAAATTTATCCAGATGAAAAAGTGGCAAAAGGACAGATAAATATGTTTGACCCCGTTGTGGTGGTTGAACGTGTTTCAGTGCCACAAAAAATAAATTTAGAAAGGCAGCCTATAAAGCCTATGACAGGAAAGTTGTAGACTAACAGTAGGAAAGAGAGGTGGCTTCGGTTGCCTCTCGCCTGGACTAAATGTTGAAAGAAAGATATAAAGCAGCCTATAAAATCTATGGCGCATGTCGTAGGTTAATAGTAGGAAAGAGGGATGGCTTTGTCGTCTCTCGCTTTGTATCTTTCGTTGAGCATTTAGCTCAAGAAAGGAAGTGGTAATATGGCCACACAAGACGAAACACTCTTAGATGAGGACTCAGAATCTTTTTGTCACGCTGAATTCAATTTTACAGAGACAGCTATATCTTTAACTGGTGCCTGTAAGAGTTTAATGTTAGCAAGAGGATTTTTGGCATGCCACTACCGCGCGGCGGAGGTGGGTGCGATGAGCTAAAAACCAAAACAATTTCATAAGTAAAACAAAAATCAAAAAATATTTAGCGTAGCAAGTGCCTACGCGGAAAGAGAGGAAAAATATGAAAACTTTAGAAACTATTTTAGAAAACTATGAGGGAATGGAGACATTAGACGCACGTCTAGGTAGGCGTCTATGTCAATTTTTAACCATTGAACAAATGGCGAAAATTGGTTTCACTTTCCAAGATAAGGAAAGCGAACAAAATCATAAGCCAATCGCTTGGACAGAGGAAAATGTCCTAAAGCAATTAAAAGAAGATTTAGAATTTGGTATTGAAAAGGCTACACATCACCGTGGTTTATCAGCAGGCATGATGTGGGAAGTCTGTCATGCGTGGTGTGAAGTATTGGAAAATGGTTTAGATAAAGAATTTGATCCACACAGCGATGCGGATTATGGTTATTATGGTGACAAGCTATTCAAAGCTATAGATAAAAAGTACAACTTTGGCTTAGTTAAACCAAACACTTTCAATAAAGAATTTTATCGAGAGTGGTAAATTCGAAAAGACTTATAAATTTACTGAAAAAATATTAGAGAAAGATGAAGGAGAAGGAAAAAATGTTTAAAATAACAGAAAAAGATCAACAATTAAATCAATTATTATTAGACACATTTATCGTCTATCGTGATGATAAACGTGCTGGTGATAATATCGGGGAGGGTGCCGAGGTGCGTCCATATGAAAATGGCGAACCATCTTGGGATACCATCCACTCCAAACAATTAAAACATCTCTATTTAGTAATTTGGAATGATGCTCCAAGAGATACTAAATTAGAGGTGTTAGATAAGATAAAGAAAATGGCAAAGAAACATCCATTAAAATTATCAATCAGTGCTACTGCTGAGTATGTTCACGTTGTCATTGATATTGTGTCTGAAAAATATAATATAGAATCATGTCAAATTGATATAGAACATGATCATAACTCAAAAATCCTTTTCAAAGCCATCAGTATGATGACCGTAAAGGAGAAAAAAGATTTAAAATTTGTCTTACAATGTCAACAAAAGACAAATATGAGACAAAAGAAACAAGCAGCAGAGGCGTTGCAATTTATAAATAAATTTTTAAAGAAATTGGAGGAAAAGTAAAATGGAAAAAAATTTAGAATTTATTGAAAATTATGAGGAGTTAGCTGGTGCAATCATTGAGTCAGCAATCTCTGAATGGGTCGAAGCCCATTGGTGGCTTAAGCATCCGTTTGAATATAAAAAGACGCCACTAGAAGTAACAGAGCGTCATCACAGAACTAACATAATTCAAGCTGAAACATTCTTAAATTCAACACAATTTGAAGAATACACTAATTGTCATCCAACAGTTAGAGGATATGTCTTTGAACAAATGAATCATATCATCAACATACCAGAAAGGTATGCTATGGTTGAACAACCTGTGTTGGATAAAGAAACAAAAGAGCCTGTTTTGGATAAACACGGTCAACCAAAAACAAAAATCGTTAAGACCGATATGGTCTATGCAGGTATTAAAAAGCTTTCAGCTGATGTAATGAAAACAATAAGAAGGGGGTGATATAATGACAGCTTTAGAAAAGAGCTTAGGAGAGGCTGTAAATAAGCTGTTTACAGCCGAACCACAAAAAGAGCCAAAGTTTGAAGTGGACAAAAATGTCTATAAGATTTGCTACTTTGGTACACCTAAAACAGGATATGACATTCAAATTATTGAGTATCGTATCAAATATCTAGGTAAAAATAAGTTTCTACCTTATGGGTTTGAACACATGACAAACCCAGAGCTGGACTTTTATAGCTGCTATGGTAGTTTTGAAGCTGCTATGGAAGAGGTAAAACGTCGTCATGGTGAAACTGTAGAATTTAATTTTAACATTGCAAAAACTTTTTGCACAGTATACATACATTAAGGAAAGGAGTTATGTATGGAAAGAGAAGAATTAAAATATTTAGAAGAAGTCGAACCAGACTTTAACATTTCAAAATTCAATAAAAAATTTATAACTTTAAGAGAATTAAAGGGAAAAACTCAAGAGGTTAAGGAGAAGTTGTATCCTGCTATTGCTTCTTATAACCAAAGAAGGGTTTTAGCTAAATTTATGGAGTTATTAAATGATAAGTTTGGCGATAAGCTGTTAATCGATGGTAGTGATATGTTAGGTATTAAGTACACCGCTAGACATAGCGATGGTATTTACGAAGATTTAACTTTCACGACCTTCGGACACAGTTATGTGTTTAGTTGTTTTTTAACATTTGCCATAGATGGATATATTTATTATATCCAGTTCTGTGAAAATCCATTGCTACCCGATAGCAGTTACATCTCTACAAAAAAGGTGTACAAGTCATTAGGTAAGTATTATACGCCAGAATATTATGGAACAAGTGATGATACAAACATCAACGACTTATTTATTGATTTATACTCAACCGATTTTGATGTTGATGTTAACGCTGAAATCCTATTGAACTATTTTATGGTTAACAGATATCAAAAAGAGGGTATGTTATATCTAGGACAAGATAGGCGTACTTTTTATATAGAGGAGGAATAATATGAAAACGTTGCAATCTATTTTTGATTATCAAATAGAAAAATTAGATGGTGTTAACACCATTATAGACTTAAACACTGTGGTGTTCAGTGCCACAGGGACTCGCGCATTCGTGGGCCAATACGGCAGTATGAATTGCTATGAAGATGAATACGACGAACATGATTATGTTTATCGTATTACACTAGATGATTTAATCGAAATGATTGTTTATTATGCAGAGGCATTTACTACTTGGAATGGTTATGAAGAGTATTCTGATTTTATCTCTTCTAATCCAAGTAAAGATGACATTAAGAAGTTATTAGATTCTTTTAACTTTAATGAGACTCAAACTTATGAGCTTGCAGAAAAAGTAATGGAGCTTGCTCAAGCTCAGTATGAATATAATTCTTAGGGAGGAGTAAGAGGCTTAAAGAAAGAGGTAGAAGAATAATGACATTAGAAGAGTTATTAAATGTAATGGAAAACGATGAGCAGATCGATATTTGGATAGATGAAACTAAAAATATTGATACTAAAACAGCCAAAGAAATATTTGATGAAGTTGAAGTTTCTGATGTAAAAAATAGTTCGACATATGAAACAATAAAAAACTCTCAAGTGTGGTTTGTTGGTAGAACGTTCTTTAGTACAATAGAAATTAGAATCTTAGAAAATGAAAAGGGTGAGTAAAGATGAAATACTATGTAGTATATACAGGCAAAGATACAGGATATTATCGAACAACATATTGGGTTGTTTGTGTAACCTGTTCATTAGAGGTAGCTGAAGACCTCTGCAAAAAATTCGGTTACCGCTATAGTGAGGAGGTTGTTGGAGCACCTAGAAAGACTCCTTATGATGTAAAAAGTTTTATGGAAGGAGAAGGTGAATAAAATATGGGAAAGATTTATGAAACAGTAGAAGATTTCTTCTACAAAGAGTGGATTCAGAACATCCCTCAAGAATTAGAATACACTGGCTTAGGTGTAGAAAAAGAAAGAGAAGGCTCTGAGCGCCTTGATGTGGACGACTATCGAGAGTTCACTGAACGCCGAACTTTTGATGAATATACTTTCAATGTCCCAGAAGAGGACGCTGAAATCATCATCGAGGAGTATCTAAAAAAGCCTTTCAAAGAGATCACAATTGATGACTTAAAGGCCATTGACCTTAAAAATCTTGAATTGTGGATGCTTGACTTCTACTATGATGATGCAATAGAAGAGGTTGAAGCATTAGACCCAGATGATGATGACTCAGATGACTGGGAAGAGGTAGACCCAATGGACGGATATGATGACTACTGTTACGAACGTGACAGAGATGAAGCATTAGAAAGGGGTGAGTAGTATGGAAAAAATTGAGCTTCAAATGGCTTTAGACACTTTAGCTGGTGCTTATGCAAAGCCACAAAAGCAAGAGGATGGCACAACTAGATATGTGTTAGAAGGCGAATACAAAAAAGCTTATGATACATTAAAAGAAGCCATCAATCAAATACAATAAGAAAGGAGGGGATGATATGGTCCCTTTAACAATTTATCAAGTATCAAAAGAGTATGTGACAGTTGCGAAATTAGCGCATCACAATGGTTTTGACAATGAAAAGATAGCCAAAGCAGTAAAGTGTTATGATGAAGTTGTCAAAAGGGCAGATAACCCAAGCAGCTATCCTCAAGATAAATATTACAAAGCAGCTAAAGATATTTATGATTTAGTTTGTCTTTGTGATACACAAACTGAGAGAGTAACTAAATACCTATCTCATTTCGGGATAGAGGGACACAAACCTTATGAGGTTTTGTATTCAAGAAAAACTGAGTTCACAAGAAATGTCGTCGATGTGGATTTAGTATATGAAGACGACACCACAGAGCACACCATGTTCTCAAGAGAGGGCTGTAAAAATCGTGCTCAACTAATAGAATGTTTAAAGCAAACATATGAAGGTAGTAATACACTTATTACATGTGTTAGTGATATGTATACACAACGTATTACTACCTATACATATGATAGGTTATATAGTAAAATTGATAATATTTATAATAAGGAGGAATCATAAAATGAAAAAAAGAAGTATTATTAATTTAGAGGTTTTACCTCTAGAAGAAATTAAAAGAAAGGTTAATAGTTTTAAAAAGGGTAGTATGCATACCTTAACCATCATTGATGGAGTCCCACTTGATCTTGAAGATGGTAAGGTGTTATATATTACTGAAACATTTAAAGTCAGGTTTAATATAAAATACCATAATATCGCAGCTGTTAGATTCAAAGACAAGGTATTAGCTGCAGAAAATGCAGTACAAGTGTTTGAAGCTCGTCGTTTCTATGATGAGTTAAAGCACAAAGAAACGGTGGCTAAAACAGCATTAGAAGAACTAGAAAGAAAAGAAAAACTAGTTCGGGCAGGCAAGCCTGTTGCCGCTGAAATCATCTCTAAAGAAGATGATGCGGACAGACACGCTGATTGTCCGTCTGTTGTAAATTCTAAAAACGGTCATATAAATTTAACCTGTTATACAGCATTTACAACCAAAATCAGAAGTATTAAAGGCGGTTTTGAATATGAGGAAATTGGTCCTCAAATTCGATACTTCGTTAAATATCCTGATGGATATGTAATCGAGGTTGATCCAGAAAAAGATAAAAAAATAAAAGAAGCATTAACAACGGCTCGAACTACCGCGAGAGCGTTAATGAAAAAGAAATCAGGTGGAGCAACCGTGGTGTTTAAGCCACGAGTAAATGGTATTATAGAATTATACTAGGAGGTGATGTGTATGGCATCAATTAAATATGAAAAAATCATAACAGAGCTTTATAGAATCAAATATCGAGAGAAAATTATATCTCTCGTAAATATGGTCGCTACGCCCCGTGTCATCGGGGTGCAGTTTGACGCTAAATGTCATTCTACATATACAAAAATATGTGGAAGAAAAATAAAGAAAATGAGAATAACCATCGGTGGCGGAACAATCAAGCAAATTGCGAATTGTCCAGATAAATTCACAAATCGTGAACAATGTGACGCCGTAGCTAAAGATGTAGATTTAGCTATAAAAGCTTTAGTACATCATGAGCTTGGGCATGATCTATTCACTGATATGGTGTCTAGATTAATTATTGATTATAAGGAGCCAAAATATGTTCCTTTTATTCATACTATGTTCAACATACTTGAAGACCAAGTTATAGAATACTGTATGACTTTATATTTTAAAAAGAATTTCCCATACCATGTAAATCCAAAACACTATTTTAATTTCATGGTTGAAAGAATGTTTAAGGATAAAGCTGCCGAATACAAAGATGATGGGACTCAAAATGGTTTCTTAAATTACATTTTAATGGCTGTCCGTATTGGAGAGGATAAAATACCTAATAGATGCGAAATCTTTGATAAGTATGCTAAAGATTTAATACCACTTATTCAGGCAGTGCTAAAAGAGCCTGATGCAACAGCCCGCATTGAAAAAACTATAACCCTATGTGAATGGATTATAGAAAATATTAAAGAATTCAAATGGGAAATCCCAGATATTCCAGCTGACGAAAAGCTATCTGGAAGAATGGCTGACGCTCCAGGCGGCATGGGAGTTCCTATGGGTGGCTTTGGCATGCCATCTGGTAAAATGCCATTTGGAGGTGGCGGTGGCGCAAAAGGAGAAGACTCCGAAGTGCACGACGAAGGCGATGGCGATGAAGAAGGTTCTGGAGGTAAGTCTGACGATGAAACTGATGATTCAGGTGGAACTAAAGGAGGGTCTGAAGAAGGTGGTGAAGATGGAGCCGAAGATGAAGAAGCCGAGGACGAAGAAAAGGAAGACGGCGAAGACGAAGACAGTGGTGAGGCCGACGAAGACGATGGAGAAGACGAAGAAGAGGAAGATGAGGAATCTGGAACAGACTACGATGACTATGCTGACAAGGAAATCGATGATGATTTCTATAGTTCAGTTTTTAACGATTACATACATGATGGAGATGACCATGAGTGGTGTATCGCTAAAGAAGATTTCGAAGTCAAAGATGACTCTGTAGTTGATGATGTTAATACGATTGTCAACAATAATATTGATATGATACAGAGTATATCAGATTACTTAACTATCTTCAAAGGCCGTATTCGACCAAAAGACACAGATGGTTTTACATCTGGTAGGTTATCGCCTCGTAGAGCTGCGAGAGCAGAGTTATCTGGTAATTACACTACAAGAATCTTCCAGAGAAGAGTTCCAAGAGGAAGGGATGCTGATTTAGCGGTTTATATCCTAGGAGATGGTTCAGGCTCTATGCATGGACTTAGCTCTGAAGTATCAACAGAAGCTATGATAGTTTCTGCGCAAGCGTGTGAATGGTCACATATACCTTGTGAAGTGGCAACTTTCACAAAAACTTCAGATTCACCTGATGGTATATCATTTACTATCGTTCAAAAAGGATTTGAAGATACTTTTGAAGCTGCAAAACCTTATTTAGGTATTAGTTCTACTGCGATGTTATCAAAACTTCGTGCCATAAGACCAGTGCCAACCTTTGCAGGAAACTCTGAAGAGGTTAACTTGTTTTATATTTGGCAAAAATTTAAAAAAGTTGACCACAAAACGAAGTTATTGTTCGTTATGTGTGATGGCGAGACTACAGGTTCAAAAAATAACTTGAAAGAAGTCATCACTCGGATGGAAGCACAAGATGGCATTATTGTTATCGGAATTGGAATTATGTGTAATGCTTTAAAATATACATATAATCATTATAAAATTTTTAATAGTATGGAGGACTTACAAGAAAACTTAGCTCCATATCTAATTGAAACATTATCGCAATATGCGAAATAAATAGAAGAAAAGAGGAATAATAAAAATGACAAAAGAAAATCTATTAAAATTATTACAAGGAATCCTAGTAATAGGAGAATTAGAGGAGCCAGAAAGCTACGTATTAGCTTTGGTTTCTAAAAAACAAAACTTAATCATCCCAATGTTAAGAAAGAGTGGTGTTGGAACAGCATATATCGATCCAACTTTATTTAATGATGCTCAATTTGAACAGTTAAATACTGTTGTAGACACTTTAAACAAGGAAAGAATTTTCCCTATTTTTAAATATACACCAAAAGGCAAAGCAGCTCCTGCCTTCAACAAAACTATTACTAAATTTGTAAAGCCATCAGGAATCAAACAAATTTTACCTGAAGGTTGCAAAGCTATATTTGAAGCTGCAGGATATACAGTTGTAGCCACAGATGCATCTGATTATCCTTACACTGCTAGAAACTTTGGCACTCAAGTAGAAGATGACGAAGTCTTCAAAGAACAATATGAAACTGAAAAAGCGGATTTGGAAAGAAAACACATTCCTTATGACCACTTTGATGTTGATCTAGAAATGCAGTACAAAGCTATAATGAGTGGCTCTCGTCCAGGTGTACTATTAGTAGGTCCAGCAGGTGTAGGTAAATCAGAAATGACTAAGGCTTTCGCTGTTAGGGCAAAAGCTCATAGAATAGATATTCAATTATCACCTACTACACAACCTGAAGACTTAGAAGGACAATTAGTTCCTGATGATACTCCAGGTTCACAAAAGAATTGGAAGTTTGAAGAAGGCCCTGTTCTAAAGGCTTGGAGTAAAGGATATTTCCTAACTGCTCAAGAAATAAACTTTGCTCTTGCAGGAGCAAACTCATGCTTAAATAAATATTTAGATGGTAGTTTATATATTACTATTCATAATAAAACTTATCATAGACATCCAAACTTTGTGTTTATGGCAACTATGAATGCTGGATATGAGGATACTGAAAAGCTAAACCAAGCTTTAAAGAATAGATATAGTATTGTTCAGCTAGAACCACTAACAGAACAACAATTCTGTGACAGAGTTATTGCTCACACAGAATTTTTAGGACATAAAATCACAGATACTTTTGCTAAAGAAATTTTCAAATTCAGTAGTTTTATGCAACAACAAGCAAAGGCTGCTGGATGGCATGAAAATGTCGAATTCGGTTATAGAAATGCTGAAAGATTCCTAGATGATATTTTCTTAGAACCATGTGATTTTGCGCACTTCAGTTCTGCTGTGCACGCAGCTTATACAAATGCATTGAGCTGTGATAATAATAACACAGAAAAATTAATGGCATTCAAACGTCAAGAAGAAGTTTGTAACTTAATTAAGCAGATGTTTGAATACTATGATTACTCAGAGGCAGAAACAACCAAAGTGGTAGATGATTTTGACGAGTTATTCGTTGAACCAACTCCAGAAGAGGCTGAAGCAACTGAGAGAGAAGATGGCGCTTTTGGTGCAATCTTCGACAGATTTAAAACAAGAGATTAATAAAGGGGGAAAATAAAAATGAAAAAAACAAACAAAATAATCAAAATCAATGCTGATTCAATTAACGTTAAGGAAATATTTGAGAAAGGTGATAAAGCAACCTTAGAGGAAAGAGTAGGCGCTGCTGTTGTTGTTAAGTACACACTTGATAAAATAGCAGCAGAAAAAGCACAAACAGAGGCTATCTATAATATGTTAGCCTCTTCTATTACCTCAGTACCTTTTGGAGATAATCTTGACAAACTTCTATCATCTGGTGCTATTAGTTATCCAGCTAGTGAAAAACCTGTGTTTGAAGTTAGTGATTCAAAAGGTATTTTAGCTACAGCATACATTAATGATGGTAAGGATGATCAGTTTAAAATTGACCCAGCTTTATCTGTAAAAGCAACATTAGATAAAATAGTGCCAGAACAATATAAAAAAGTTAATATAACTTTAAATAAGAGCGCTGTTGAAAAAGATTACAATGCAGGAGTTTTACCAAAGACTCTTGCTGTTTTCTGCTCAAAAGACCCTATTGAAATAACTAAATTAATAATTAAAGCAACTAAGGAGGAGGAGTAATATGCAACTTAAAGAGCTAAAGCAAGACTGGATTCAAGAGATAAACGGGGTTCTCGCACAAGCTGGAGACTCTATAAAAGAAACATCTATAGCAAAAGTTTACGATGCTTCAGGTGAACGTGGAATGAAACTAAAACTATGGTTGATTGGTGAAAGTAATAATAGTGATAAAAAATACTATTATTACATGTATATCACAAAAAAATGTGAAGCGAAAAAATACAACGGCTCTATTTTTGCAAACATGCAAAAAGATTTTGAGGAAGATACAAAAGATTATAAATATTTAGGACACATATCATAAACAAGGAGGAACAATAATATGCCAGAAAATATTAATATCGTCACTATGACATTAGAGGAGTACAAAAAAACTATTTTAGAATTAGATAGACTAAAAACTTTAGTCGCCACTTATAAGAAAAAAGTTGAAAAAGACGTTGAGAACGAAATATATGAGTCTAATATTAATAATATCCCTACTAGGGGAGAATGTTATGAATGGTTGAATAAACCAAAGTCAGAACTAATCAAAAAGTTCTCAAGCGGCTATTCATGGAGATGGGAATCCATCGCTGAACAAAACTATGGCGTACTTACTGCGTCACAAGTTGAGGACATGTGTGTCTTTTTAATTAAAAAGATGATTGGTTATCGTATCGATGATCTAAAACCAGCAGAAGAAGAGAAAAAAGAGGGCGAGTCTGCTGAATAGCGGGCTCCCTTTTAGAAAGGAGTGATAATATGGACCAAGTAAAAGTAGAACAACACTTCAGACTTTTAGATTTAAAGAATGAAATTGAACGTTCAAAACTAATTATCTCAGGCATAAAGTGCGACTTAGGGTTGTGCACAAACAGAAATAAGCTTGCGAAGCTAAAAAACAAAAAGTTCTATATGGAACGTAAATTAAGGGGCTTGGTTTCACAAAAAAATAAGCTAGAAAAAGAATTTAAAGCAGAAAGAAAGGAGTGGTTCTAAATGATTGTAATTACAGTATGTTTTAAAAAAGACGGCAAAAACTATCAGTATTTGCTACACAATCCTGGCAACCACAAGATTGATAAGAACAGACCTTTGGTATATACTAAGGGTATTTTATATGGTAAGCCTGATAACGTTTATTTGTACCCCGTTTCGGTTGAGAGAGTGGAGGCGTTGCCTCCAATTGTAACAGCACAAATCACACTCTTGAGTGCGGACAATGTTATTAGAGTTGAAAAAATAGGTAAAATTACAGAGTTCATCAAAGAAAAAACAGAGGTCGAAGATGTAGAAGTTGCAGTTACTAAAGTTGCAGTTACACCTACTGTTACTTCATCACCAAAAAAAGAAACAGAGATACCCTCTCTTTCTCGTGTATACGCATACAAAGACCCTGTTATTAATAAAACATTAAAAGATATTGATAAGAATATTCAAAAAATTCTAGGTAAAAGGACGTGATAAAATGAGTTGTGACATTAAAATCTGCACAAACCATACAGGTAAGATGAAGGGTATTAAGAGTATTTCAACGTCTGTGTTATTAAATGAACACTGTCAAGCTAATCGAGCTATTGTTGGTAGTATTTGTTCACATTGTTATGCTAATAATCTAGCAAAAATGTATAAGGCTTTGCAACGGAATTTAGAGCATAATACAAAACTATTAACCACTGAGGTTCTACCCTTATCAGACCTACCAAAATTAGATGGTGAAGAGATATTTAGACTGGAGTCTTTTGGTGACTTAAATAATATGGTACAGTTACAAAACTATTATAATATAGTTCGCTGGAATCCATCTGTACAATTTTCATTATATACCAAAAGACTAAGCCTTGTCCGCGAGTTTTTTGAATCAGAGGTTTTTTCCTTGCCATCAAATTTAACTCTGGTGTTTAGTTCATTGTTTTTAAACAAACCTTTGGACATCACAACTGTTAAATTGCCAACCCCACATTTTACAGGACAGTACAAGGTTTTTACCGTGTACACCAAAGATTATATTCTTAAGCACCCAGAACTTAAGATTAATTGCGGGGCGCGTTCTTGTGACAAATGCCGACTTTGTTATGTAAAGAACAATGTTCAATTTATTTCAGAAATCCTTAAGACTGACGTAGAAGGTGTCTCTTTTACGTTGGACATGAGGGATGAGGTAAAGCGAACGAAAATTTTAGAGAACATGGAGAAGGTTATACATAAATATAGATAGGAGTGATAATAAATGACTAAACCAGAACACAGTACATACGGACATTGGTTATATGCAATGCAAAACAATAGGGAATTTTGGGACGTTGTCACTAACGTTACCCTAAAAGTTGAAGAATCAAAGAAGTTAATTGACAAGCGACTAACAAACATAAATACGTTTTTCCCTCTTAGACTAGGTACTGGCTTTTTCGACATCTCAGAGCCACAATACCCACAAGAGTGGAGAGAAGAGCCTTGGGCACCGTTGGCGATTGAGTGCCATGGAAAGGCTGATGACTTTTTAAACAGACCAGGGGACATAAGTGTTATAATTTTTGTAGACAGTGAAACATTTGTAAAAGCACACAAGGAAATGTTCCACTCTCTTTTTAAGAAGGCGACCTATTCTGATAAAAGTATTAGAAATTTTAGTGGTAGAGTATGCTATTTTCATAAAAAATCAGATGCTGAACCAGATAACTTTGAAGGATTGGTAATGGAGGATTTTTGTTACACAGACCCTGTAATTACTCGACAAGCTCATATGTTTATGAATCGTAAATCCGCGATGAATCTCGCAGCTCATATTTGTGATGCCTTCCTATGGACGGGATATGATGCAGAGACGGAGGATGTTTATGATGAAGCTACTGATTTTATTTTTAGGATGCCAATTGAATCATCACCATACAACACCACTCAAATAGGTTTGGCGATTCCAGGAAACGCTGGATGTTTCAACAATCGTTTGATTAAAAAGGGTTGGCATCTATGTGACTGTAAAAAAGACATAGAACACACGGTAGAATTTCTTTGGTCAGAGAAAAAGGAGGTATATGGTAATGGTAAATAATTACAATGAGTATTTAAAAGGCTTGGAGCAATATCCACCTTTATCATCTGAAGAGGAGCAGCGGATAGGGCAGACACTCTCATCTGCTGCAGACCCTGATGAGAAGCAGGCAGCCAGACAGAAGCTAATCAATCATAATCTAAGATGGGTTGTGAAAGTCGCCAATGAATATAAACGCAAATCCAGCTGGAAACAAGCAGATCTGATGGATATTATAGCAGCTGGTAATATGGGATTGGTCACAGCAGCAGACAAATATGATTGGCGAATGGGAGGATTCCTATCCTACGCCGATTCTTGGATTCATCTTTTCATCAAGAGACTCCATTTGAACACAGGGAACACCATCAGAATCCCAATCAACATCATTGAGATGGTGTGTTACGTATCAGGACTACAGGGTTACCTTGAACAGGTTCTGGGAAGAACGCCGTCTACGGCAGAGATCGTAGAGGCGATGGATGGAATGATCGGGCAAAGAAAGGTCGAAGATCTGCTAAGTCACAGGATGGCAAAAGCAGTTTCCATCGACAGTTCACCTTCAGGAGATGAGGATGGAGATATGACCTACGCAGAAATCATAGAGAGTGGATGTGAATCCCCAGAGGAATCTGCTCTGAAGAAAGAGCGAAGTGCTTTGCTGCGTCAGGCATTGGGGGAACTACCGTATGTTAACCGAAGGGTGATTGAATTACAGTTTGGATTAACAGATGAGGGAGAAAAAACTCTTGACGAAATCAGCTTAATGTTGCATAATGAAGGCTACGATAACAAGGGGAAACCTTATACGAAGCAGAACATCTCGTTAATCAGAATCAAAGGGATTGAGATGATTCAGCAGAATCAGAATATAATGAATCAATTAAAATATTTATAGGAGGTAGAAAATATGGCAAATTGGTGTTATAATCGTATTGCAATCTATAATAAAAGTAATACGCCCGAAGGGGAAAGACAACTACAGCATTTGTTTCTAAATTTAAAAAGAAATATTTCAACAACAGTGGGGAGCGACGAGGAGAACAAACGCAACTGGTATGGCCAGTTATTGTTAATCCACGGAATGACAGAAGAAGAAATTGCTGCTCAGGGTCCTTGCCGTGGCGGTTTCCAAGGACTTGAATGGTATGACAAGGTTGAGGGGGAATATGACCGTGGCTACATACAGATAGATACAGAAACTGCTTGGGAACCACACGTTTGGGTAGTGACCAAGATGTTGGAATGGTATCCTGCGCTAGGATTCTGTTACTGTGCAGAGGAACCTGGATGTGGAATCTATATCAATACCGACACAACTGACAGATATTTCACTGAGGTGGGAAAGATTGATTACAGTGCGGAAGGATTTGGTCTTGGCGAAGATGAAGAATATTTTGGTGACCGCGATTCTTGGACAGATGCAATCAAACATCACATTGAGCAAATCCAATTTGTGATTAAATCACATCCAGAACTTCCACGATTCGAACCTAAGCTTTGTGGTGGCAACCCTGAAAAAATGGCAGGACAAATAAATGATTATTTTAATTCACTAGAATCATGCGATACAGTTCCAGCTGAGTTCTCTGGATGTTGGTATTACGCACACGAATTTTCAAAAGAAGGAGATGAGTAAAATGACAAAACTATTACCAGACGGCACTTTTGCACCTATGACAGAGAAGGACATCGTAGATGACTTAGACGCATCAATCAAGCGCTATGCAGGAGTGGATGTTCAGATTCTGCACCGATTCGCCTTCAATGCGGAAATTGGCTTTCATACGGGCGAGGCAACGGCTTCCATAATAATCAGGGTTTATGATAGATATTTGGATGAAGACTTAGGCAAAACCTTCTATGATTTTATCGAAGCTCTTGATTATCTAAGAAGCATCTATAAATCTGACTTGGAGGAAGGGGAATACTATGACGTCATCAAAAAGAAGGCTGAACCTTCCAAGTCACCTGAGCTAGAACCAGAACCAAAACCAGCTAAGACAAAGACAGAAAAGAAATCCCCAATAGCAGTATCAAAGAAGGATTTCCACGCCATCAAAGATTACCTTGATATGGATTCTTTGAGTGGCAGTAGCGGAAGTATTATTGCGAAGATGTTTAAGGGTGAATCAATGAAAGAGGCATTCGATGATATGCTAGAAGAACTAAAAGAAGATTGGAGGAGGAAAGAAGAATAATGGAACAACGTTATAAAAGTGCGTGCACATCTGTAAATGCAGGGGGCAAAACTCCACGGTTAGCCCGAGCTGTTGCGTGGCCAGGGCACCGAAGGGAGAAACCAGAAATGGTTCTAGACTATGGGGGTGGTAAATATGACACTGCCACACGGTTCTTGGAAAAATACAACATCATCAATCACATCTACGACCCGTTTAACCGTAGCCCTGAAGAGAACGAAAGGGCGTTAAGTAAAACAGACTATGATGTGGTTATGCTTAGTAATGTATTAAATGTAATAATGGAACCAGAAATCAGGAAAGAGGTTCTAACGAACTGCTGGAATCACCTGAGAGACTATGGTGTCTTATTCATCAAAATTTATGAAGGGGACAAGAGTGGTGTACTGAAGGTGAATGAAAAAAAGAATTCCTGTCAATTAAACAGGGAGTTAGAGGATTACATCCCAGAAGTCCAAGAAGTCTTCAAAGATGGTGATGTATTCAGGACAAGCAATGATGGTGTTCCATTTATTTGGGCACAAAAAAGAGAAGGAGGAAAATAATTATGCCAAAGAAAATTGTAGAAGTAGAAGAAGTAAAGGTAACTTATCAAGTATGGGTGTTAGGTTACGCGGGTGATGAGGACCGCTCAATCACCGATTATGATGAGTTTTTAGCAGAGTTTGTAACTGAAGAGGAAGCAGTGGAGTATGCCGAATCGCTTACATTAGCTGGGGTGAAGGAAAGACTAGAAGCACTAGGCTCTGATATCCCAGAGGATGTTCGTTATCTACATCTTCAAGTGGAAACTGTAGAAGATGACGGTGAATACGAAGAGAACGTGGATACCGTATATGAAACAGACTTTGATTTATATGAAGAGGAATAGAAGGAGGCAACTAATATGAAAATTAAGTTTCGTTACAAAGACAAATTCACGAAGGGGAACTGGAGTTACCAGCAATGTGATGTAGGTGGCATCGAGGAGTGCCTACGCATCTACGGCTTGGGGGAAGACACTGAAGCTTATGAAATCTTGGAAGTAGATGGAAAGCTTACAAAAGAAGGAAAGCTTGAGAAGATCGAGAAGCTTAAAGCAGATCCACATGTGGAAGATCTTTGGTTTGAAGAAGATCTACTTCAATTTGGACGCGACGACAGCGTCTGGTATGGAGATAAGGTTTTAAGCTTCACCTTCAAGGATGAGAACGGCAACCCAAGATATGATGTTTCAGTTATAGCTAATGGTGATGTTCGCATCTGCATCGGGGATGATTGTGTAGCCAATAAGAATAACTACGCAGGTCGTGTTATTGAGTTCTTGGAGGAACATAACATTAAAGATGACGAAGCCCTTAAAAAAGCTGAAGAAGATGGTGATTTATATTGGGAGAACAATAACTGGTTTGAGGTGGTTGTGTATGACACAGAAACTGAAGAAGACCTAACAGAAGGTTTCGACTACTGGATTATTGATAGCCCATTTGACTTAGATGTCAGTGCTGTTCTAGATGTAATCAATGGAGAGGGGGAGGAAGAAGAATGAAGAAAGACCAACAACTGCTAGCCAAGATGTTGGAATTAAAAAGCTTTTCAGATGGATGGTTAGACTACGTAAAGTCCTTCAACCCTTGTGCATATTCGGATAGGATATTAGAACATGTCATAGAGGTTGCAGAAGAAATCAAACAGCTACATGAAGAAAATTTTAAGGAGGGTAAATAGCAGAGATGAGGCTAACATTGATGGAAAAGAAAGCCGTCAAGATGATGACGGAACACACCTTGGAACTCAACAAGCAGGGAAGAGTCCAAGGTAAAAGAAAAGAGGATAAAAAGGAGCTAAACAAGCTCCTTGCCTCTATTCTTAAAAAAGTAACAAAAGACATTGAAGAAGAAAACAATAAGGAGGAAAAATAATATGAATATAAATATTAGAATAAAAAGAGAAGAAGCAGTAAAAAGATTAGAACTCTTAAAGGAGAAGGGTATGACATACTACCCTCCTCACGAAAGTTTTAAAAAAGGAACAGATATCGGTATTTTTGAAAACCAAGGACCATTAGCTAAAGCAGTGTATTATGCGTTAAAATTAAATACGGGTGATAATGGCTTTTATGACAAGCTAAATCAAGCCGTTGAGGAGTTTGAAACAAAACATAATGCGATTGTATATTTGATTCTTGTAACCCATGCAGTATTTGGAACTGTTTGCGACATGTTCTATGTAAGTGATTACAAAGAAGAGTGGAAGCAAGATATCCAAGACTTAAAAGATGGTTACAGTTGTGTCTATAGCTACAACATGGATGAGCCAATGTTCTCAGAAATTGGGACAATAGGTTTTGGCGTAGCTATAGCTTTTGGTGGAATATATAGAACAGAATAGGAGGAAAAATATGAAAACATATGATTCAAAGCTAGTAGATTTCTTAGCTAATTATAATGTCGTTCAAATTCAGGGTCCGTTGGACTATATTAACTTAAGAAACGCATTAAAAGTCGTAGGGCTAGATATGCTGCCAAAGGAAAAATTTATAGACGCTTTAGGTAACGCTGAACGCTACGATAAACAACATGGCAGAACTTACGAAACTGACCCTATTCTATATATGGAATATCGAAATGATAAAGGTTTCGGTTTCTGGAGAGGCACAAAGGAAGAATTGGTTGATTGGTATGGCGTAGAACCATTAACAGTCAAAGAAATTTTAGAAGAAGTGGGGGTGAAGAAAATATGAAATCAATTTTCGAAAAATATGTAGATGCACTTAACAGTTTGGCGGTGCCTGGAATCCCAGACAACAAGGTTGCCGTGTTCACGGGAAATCAGGTGTTTACAGATGCAAACGAAGCATCCGTGGAAAACTATATAAATTATCATGTGATGCCATGGGCTTTCATGAACGGCATCTATTGTCGTGGTATGACACACGGTAATTTTGTGGTTGAGAGAGATTACTGCAAACCTGAAGAGGTGATTAAAAACAAAGAAGAGGATTTCTATTTGAACGTAGATATCCTAAACTATGTTTACGCCGTGATGGCAGCTGCTACTGAAATTCGTAAAGCACCAGAAGGAACAGTAATTGTGGTTGGTTACTGTGGCGAAGCGGATAACACATATGTGAGCCGTTTTGCAACCGTTGCAGACTTTGTGGAGCAGGCAGAGCAAGAAATCAAAGATTTAGACTATCATGATGAAGAGGAGGAAAAGTAAATGGAAAAACTAGCATTTAAAGCAGAAATAACACTTGACCGTGAGGAGGTAATAGACATTCTAACCACAGCGCTTGAAGGTGGAATAGCCTATTGGCGGTGCCTAGACAACACATGCCCAACATGGAAAAAGGCAAGAAAGCAGGTTGAAGCAGCAAAAGGTGATGATTACTATATCGAAGATGTTATGCTTCAGGTTTTAGAAAATGGTGATGACGTTATCTTTATCGATGCTGAGCAAGACCCTGATGATGCTAATAGCGATAAATATACGCTTAACATGGATAAGTTTAAACAAGGGCTTGTGTTATTCACACAAAACCGTGGAAATCCCCAGAAGATATTGGCAGATGGAGCCTTCGATGCTGTGGAAGCAGATTGCCTCATCCAATACGCATGCTTCGGGGATATAATATTTGGATAGAAAGGAGGGCGAAAAAGATGACTGACACAATGAAAAATTATAATGCATTGGTTCCACTGATGAACAATTTGCAAAAAGAAGGATATCCAGTCTATGAAAAATGCGACAGAAACATGGGGTATGGTTTCTACGCAGAAGGTAAGAACGGATATTATGTTGATGCGCACATCTGGGGAAAGTATATAAATGTTTCTTTAATTAGACACTGCACTTTGCATGGGCATGATGTCCTAAATGATGTGCGGCTAAAAAGAACCGTGAACCTTCAGGATGCACGGGAAGTGGAAGAGGTTGTGCGTCGATATCTTCAGGAAACTGAAGGGTTCAACAGGCAATATCAAGTGTTTTTAGGAGAGGCAGAACTATTAGTGTTAATAGATAAATGTAGCTCCAGAAACAGTGATGCGAGCTTAAAAGAAAAGTTAGAATATTATTTACAAAAAGGTAAAAAGGAGGTATAATATGGGTGCATGTTATTCAGTAGTATGTAGATTAAAATTTAATATTTGGAGTGAAGATAAGGTTCTAGAAAAACTGCAGGAGTGTTATGAAAGGCATCTACGGGAACACGTAGGTTTCTGTATTGAGGAGTATCCTTTTAAAGAGCCACGCACAATTCAGGATTTCATGGAACTTTATTTTACAAAGCACCAGAAAATGTTTAGCTTCGCGAAGGAGCGTTTAAAGAACGACAACATGATTTATGAGGCATCATCAGGTTTTGATGCAAGCTACGGATGGTGGCGAATTATGTATGATTTCTTTGAAAGCATAGCGATGTTCCTGATGCGAGGAAGTCGTTTGGAAATCTGGGAGGACAATGGTTATGAAGTATATAGGATTAAAGATGGGAAGGTGGTTTAAGTATGAAATTAAAAAGTTATTTAAGAAAGAATAAAGACTTAATAGACAAATTTAATGAACTATATATTCATACCAACAAGCTTCATTATAATGGCACTGAAGAGACTGTAGAAGATTTGCATAGAGTCTTTTCAGATAAAAACATTCATAGAATGGCAATATGTTGTTGGGATTTAGTATTGTCAAAAGAAGAATTGGACAGCGAAATAATAGGAGTCCCATTGGCGTGCATAAGTTCTTTGCCATTCCATCATGGCGAAAAAGTATTAAATATAGTTATTAAAAAAGAGGAGGAATAATATTATGGGATTAGATATGTATTTATATTTAAGAAAGCATGAGAGTTGCTCTCAATGGAGTACAAAAAACTTTGAGGAAGAGAAGAAAAGGTTCTATCCTGAGGAGTTAAGAGAGCTAGGTGAAAACATAGCCAAAAACAATTATATGTCAAAAAGCACTGAGTACCAAGTCGCATATTGGAGAAAAGCAAATCAAATTCACAACTACTTTATTAAAAAGTGTGCTGATGGCGTAGATGACTGCAGCCCAGTCTATGTTGAATTAGAAGACCTGATAGAGTTAGTATCATTGTGTAGAGAGGTAATTGAAAATCCTGACAAGGCTAAAACAAAATTACCAACGCAGGATGGCTTCTTCTTTGGTAGTACTAAGTACGATGAGTATTACGAACAAGAACTAGAATATACAGTCGAGCAGTTAGAGCCGATTATTAAATTCTTGGAAAGTGAAGAAGGCAGCGATTATGATGCTATATATAGAGCCAGCTGGTAATCCAGTTGGCTTTTTAAATCAAAATAAGGAGGAAAAATAATATGATAAAATACGCAATAGTTTTTGCAAGTTATTTAGAAACAGAGGGGCTTGATGCCTCTGTTGCGTTCTATGACAAAGAAGAAGACGCAGCTAAATACTTAAAACAAGAATATGAGTATGCCATGGAAGACTTCAAAGGCGGTTCTGTAGATTGGAACGAATACGAAGAGGGACAAAAGTATTCAGTTGGTGGATCTGACAAACACGGATACAACGACAGATACGAGGCATATATTATGAAAGTAAATTTTGAGGAGGAAAAATAGTATGAAAAAATATTTATACAATTTTATAGATACTTATGAAGGGGACGATAGCGACCTAAGTTTTATAATTGAATCAACCGCCGACGAGGAAACAATGAGAAGCATTGAGGTGGTATCTGACCTTATTTGGCGCGAGATAGAAGATGAAGACGAAATGCCATCGTTATCACCACAAGAAAAAGATTTGTATGACAAATATTATGAACGTTCTGCTGGGGAATCAAAAGCGCTAATAATAAAGCGAATAGTCGAAGAAGAAGGCTACACTTGGGAAGAACCAGATATGATAGAAATCGAATGGTAGGAGGAAAGAATATGACAAATGAAAGATTAAAAGACATTATTGGAGAATTAGCTAATGAGCTAAACGATATGTACAGCCGTTATTTAGATTGTGATGACTTCGGTGATTATATCACAGGCTTGTTAACAAGAGAAGAAGCCAAAGAATTAGACCTTGATGGTTGGTTTGGTGAAGAAGAGGACGAAGAAGAAGAGCTAACTGACGAAGATTATGAATACCAATTTGGCAGTGATATAGCAATTCGAATTTGTCGAGCAAACAACATCCCATTAAGCGACATCGAAGTATATGGCTCTAATGCGTATTGGATCAACGATGCAATTAACAATCTTCAAGACTTATATGATATTAATGAGAACTTCGTAATACCTACAGGTGATGAAGAGCTAATAAGAGATTACAGAGAACAAATTTTAGAGGAGGATGAATAATATGAATGAGAAAAAATTTATTATTTATGAGGACTACTATTTAATGGACTCAGATGCGCAGCAAGAGTTGCGTGAGGCAATTGCAGAAGAACGTGAAATGGATCTAGATAAGGTAACACATTCTTTTGCATCTGAAGAACATCTACAGGAATTTGATGATGAATTCGACGAATGTTTTGGAAACTGGCAAGACATCGTCGGAGATCGCCCAGTTGTTGTAACTGGAGAGCTTGGTCTTTGGGACGGCACACATGAGATAGAGCCAAGGGAGTTTGATGACTTATCAGCAGCCGTTTATAAATGTCTTGAAGACTATAACTGCATCTGGGAGGATTCAGATGGAAACTTCCATGTAGATGCTCATCATCATGATGGAGTAAATCATTTTACAATCTATCTATTTGACGGCGACTACAAAAATCCTGAATGCTATAGCCCAATTAATTATTTGAAAGGTGGTGAATAATATGAAATATACAATACGTGAAACAGTATCAATGGTAAGAGAAATCACCGTAGAGGGTGAAAGCTTGAAAGAAGTGGAAGAGAACTACCAAAACGGTGATTACGATGAAGAATTAAATTCATATTATTTTGACGGCCAATATGATGACGTGAGCTACACAATAGAAAGCGAAGATGGTCGCTATTCAGTTCGAGATAAAGAAAGGGAGTGAGTAATGTGAAGGACTTATTAAAGAACGGACCTTATGAAATTAAGGAACTAACAAGGGAGCAGAAACAAACTTTAGTTAGAGAATTATTAGGAGACTGGGAAGGAGTTAGAAAATGGGACTTAAATAAACCTTGGTATGTCTCAAACAATCCTATGCTAGATCAGGTTTTTGATAACCGAGATAAAGATTTCTGGCAAAAAGGAGAAGAATACCCTTACCCTTATGTAATTCTATATGGTGGGGACACTGTTGAATATCAAATTGAAAGTCTCTCTAAAGAAGATGCAAATGAAATGGGAATATTCTTAAGTAGATAGGAGGAGAAATAATATGGAACAAGAATACTATATTGAAGTCGTGGACAAACGAGTGGAATTAGATCCACCGTATGTGTGGCAAAGTGAACCTTTTGCAACAAAAGAAGAAGCTTTGAAATTTGGTAGAAAAGTCGCTGCAAGCTTTAGACGCAGCGACATATCTATGTTATTAAAAAAGAATCCATGGTCGTATCTGAATCCAGCATGGGAAGTATCAGCTAAGGGAGTAAAGACAAATCTTGAAACAAGGCTAATGATAATGGACTGGATTGATGAAGAAGAGTATGAAATCGGATTCTTAGAAAAAATAAAATAATTAAGGAGGAGAAATAATATGGGACCAATAACAGTAAATCAATTATTAAGAAATTTAACAGAATTAAAAGCAAAAGGATACGGTAATGCACCGATCTTCGTAACAGACGATGAGGAGTGCAACGGTTATCACGCATTGTGGTATATCGGTGAAGCCGCTGGGGAAATGCCAGCCAGCAGAAAAGCCGACTGTGAAGAATTAAACTGCGATCTTTGTGTACTAAAAGACAGGAAGATGGCAGTTTACATGGGATAAGAAAAATAGTGTAAATTTAATATTTAAGCATTGACAGCTGCCCAACATAGTAGTATAATAAAGATGAAAGTTGGGTAGTTGTATAATTATGCAAAAAAAACCAAAAAAACAGTAAAAAAATTAATAGAAAAGAGGAAAAAATGTATGAAAACAATTACAAATATCATCGAATCTCTATCTCAGTTTACTATGCCTGAAGCATATAAAGCTGTAGAGTCAGCAGGTGTTGCTGCTAAAAAACCATCCATCCGTGCTAGAGTGTACGAGGCCGTAGATAAAGGAATCCTAAAAAAGATAGCTAAGGGAATCTATCAAAACAATGATTGCTTGCTTATCCAGGGTGATGGACGCGACTTAAGCTTCATCCCAGACGGTTCTATTGATGCTATCATCACAGACCATCCATATGAAGACCCAAAAGCTAACAATGGAGGAGACCGTCATTTTGCAACCTATGACTGCTTCCGTTATAACCAAGAGGACTTCAACGAGAAGGCCAGGGTTCTAAAAGATGGAAGCTTCTTAGTTGAGTTCTTACCTGAAGAATCATCTACAAATTTTGAGTACGTTTACCAGATTAAGAAGATGGCAGAGGCAGCTGGGTTCAAATATTACGCCAAAGTCCCTTGGAAAAAAGGAACATTCATCTCTAACTGTGGACGCAAGTCTAAGAACACAGAGGATGTAATGATTTTCTCTAAAGGTGATGCACGCAGCCTACGTCCCGATGCAAAGAAGGATAAAGCAGAGCCTGGCGTTAAGCATTACATGAAGGGCGCAGCTGGCATGTTGCCAACAGTGTTTGACTTCCAGAAGCCAGGCAAAAAGGACATCATCCACCAGGCTGAAAAACCAGCAGAGCTTCTAGAGGCAATCATCAATTATGTAACCCTAGATGGTGAACTAATTCTAGACCAATTTGCAGGTTCTGGTTCGCTAGGAGTAGCGGCCAAAGCTACAGGCCGCCGATGCATCCTAATAGAGCTTGCAGAAGAATTCGTAGCTAAAATCAAAACCCGCCTAAGCTTAAACCAGGTTGCTTTGGAGTAACAAAATCATGGAGAAGAAAATCTACAAAATAAGGGTAATGCTCCGAGAAGAGGTAAGACTAAGAATCAGCGGAAACAAGAGAATCATAGACAACGAGAAGGGAGCACTCTACGAAGTCCTATGGTTCTCGAACGGTGATTATGAATTACACTGTTTAAAGAGCTGCGGGATTAGAGCTACCCACTCCCACATCCCGTTTAATCCAGTGACACATGAAGCATTACTAGATACAGGTTGGGGTGATGATAAATATGATTACGATAAGGAGGAAATATAATGGAACCATTGGAAACATTAACAATTGAATATAGAAATCAGATAGATGGTTTAAAATACGTTCAGTTCGACGCAGATCTAGACACAGATTCAAAGGTGGTTGAACTATATTGTTGTGACGACCCAACGGGACAACATGATAAAATAGTCTCTCGTAAAGAGCTAAAAAAGAATTACATAAAATTAAACGAATACATGGAGGAATCATAATGGAAAAAACTAACGAATCAGTTAAAACAGAATCTATCAGAATGGAGGACCAACCTATCTATACTTATACAGTAGATGATGCAAACACAATATCAATCTCATGTGGAAATATAAAGATTGGTAAGATGCTTAACTGGAGTACACTTCCAGGAAATGCAGACAACCCTTTAATAGCTAAGGGACGCCGAATCACAAATGTGGAAGGCACATGCACGCATAACTGCAACGGCTGCTTTAAGAACTGCTATGCACGCCGTTCAATCTTGCAGCACCACAACAGTGTAGCAGGACCATGGGCTATCAACACACTCATGATCAGGTATAAGTTTGATGAATGCTTCAGGAAAATAGATGAAGTTATTCGTGAAAAGAATAAGAAATTCTACTCTTCTGGTAACATTTCAGACTTACAGTATAGATTCTTCAGAATCAATGTAGCTGGTGAACTTCAAAGTCTAAAAGAATTTGAAGCCTGGAATCAACTAGCCCAGAATCACCCTGCAATCAAGTTTGGAATCTACAGTAAGAATTCACCAGTTCTACTAGAGTTCTTTAAAAAGCATGGCCAAACAGCAGCCAACTTATGCGTGAACATTTCTGAATGGCACGATACAATGAAAGATACAATAGCTAATCTTAAAGCCATAGGAGCCGTATTCAACGTGTTTGAATATGATGATTCCAATTTATCTAGCTGTGAGCTGTCAGATGAGACTAAGCAGATATTAGCTGCCACACCGCACTGCCCAGCCGTGGGACCAACACAGGTGAATCGACATCCAATCAATCCTGCGACAGGTGAGACTTGGAGGTGCTGTGAGTGCAAGGCATGTTACACTAAAACAGGCAGCCGTCGCTGCGTATACTCTCACTAGGAGGCAGTACCATGAAGAAGAAATCCACTGCCACTACTGCTAATGCTACAACACAAAGCATATCACACTACATGGTACTTCAACTAGCTAGATTAAAATGCGTGCTAAGTCCAGGAAAAACTAGCTTCATGGAAAGCCTGGGAATCATCGCTGCTCAAGCTTCAACAGCAGCGGGCTTGCAACGGCTGCAAGGATTCTGCCAGGAAACATTGGGTAAGTATTTTGATTCAGAGAAACGAATCGATGGAATCTATTCCAGGAATCTGGTAAAGAATCTCATAGGACTCTTAGCACAGAAAGCCAAGATCGCCCCAGATGAAAAGATCAAGGTCAACACAGAGCAAATAGCTGCAGATCTTAACACCCAGATAGCGGGAGCAGCTCAGCGCCTCATCTCCAGCTCTTCTTGGAGTACGGTGATTCGCTATTCAGCGCTTGAACTCTACAATTATTGGGAAGAGGGTCTGATAGCCGCTCTACAGGCTCAGATCTATCCAACAGAAGCCGTGATTAAGATCGACATTCTTAAAGATCGAATCCAGGACTTCAGATCTAAACGGGTTTACTATGGTAAAAGTTTTGAAATTGTTACTAGTGGTCTTCCAATCGTGAAGGTTACTTGCGTTAGAATCTAAAATATGATATAATATAGAAAGGGGTGATGCGATGATATGAGATTATTGGTAGTAGGACTAATAGTAGGAGCTGTTGTGTTAACGCTATTCTTTAATTCGGTTAACTCAAAATATGAGAAACGAAACAGAAGACGCAAATAAACACAACAAATATTTCAGGAAGGAGGACTAAATGGGATTATATCTCGTAATTTTAATAGTAGCAGCTTTAGCTATCGGAGTAACAATTAAAGAAGTTATAGACATCTATCGCTGTGCGGGGGCCAACACCCCTGCGGAGGATAGATCAAGCACGGCGCTTGTGATTTTCGCAACGCTGATCTTAATAACTGTAATTGGTCTCATCATAGTTATAATTAGCTCTATTAAATAAAGCTACTATAAGGAAGCCCAGGGCACATGCTCTGGGTTTTTCCTGTCCTATATATACTAATAAAAAAGATCCAAAAACTACAATATAATTTAATATGTTTCAAACAGTGAACTAGAACTTAGTTCTAGTCCTGTTCTTTGGTTATCTGGTCTTAAATACTAGGTAGCTGAAGAAGAGGACTAGATAATCTAGTATCAAAAACTAGCTTCTCAAAGCGCCGAAGGCGCGGGGGTGGGTGGTCGGGGGAGTAGTATTTTATTTTCTGGGGGGTATTTTTTTTAGCGTAGGGGGGGGGAGCTTTTTTCGTAGACGGGGGGCCGTTTTTTCTTCCGCGCGCCGCAATTTTTTCAGGGGGGACCCCCTTTTTTACCTAAACCGCCGCCGATTTTGCGTACGAAGTCCCCTTTTAGCGTACGTCCACCCCTAAAATCGCCTCCTAAAGCCTTTTTTATTTAGCGTAGGTATAATTTATCCTGTTTCCCCCAAAATCGTCTCTATCGTCCTAAAACACCCCTAAAACGAGCTGATACGCGTTTCGTCGACTCTCTTTACGTACGTGCGCACGCCCCTACCTTTTAATATAAGGCCCTTTTTAGCCCCGCCAGGCCTTTTTTTCTTTTCTGCCCACCCCTTTATTTATCCTGCCCCTGCCCCGCAGCCCCTAGCAGCCGTATTTAGCGTACGAGGTCATCTAGTATTGAAAACTAGATAGCGTGAGCTTGAAGACTAGGTGCCCTGGTAAATAAAAAAAGAGGACCCTCTAGTCCTCTTGATTTTCTGTATTCTTTGTGGCTGCTTCCTTTGTAGCTTCCGCCATCTGCTTTAATCTGTCTTGGGCTTCCTCTTCCCCAAACAATGGTGCCAGCATAATAAACTGTTGTAGGCCCTCTTTGTCCTTAAGGTTTAGAGTTATATGTCCCATAGCTCGAAGCTCATAGGTATCCTTGCTAGCTTCCTTAGGAACTAAAGTTACCCAGCCCTTCAGATAGTCTATGATCTTGGCCGCGTAGTCCTTGGCCCCCGTTACTTTGATGAGCTCGCTTCTAAGCTCGTTCATAACTCTAGCCTTCTCGTCTTGAAGCTGATCAATCTTCGCTTGGGCTGCCTTAAGCTCCCCTAATACATATTCCTCACATGTCTTTGGTTCCATGCTTCTCTATCTCCTTTCTAATGTCATCTATAATACTTACAGGAGGGTCCTGTGGCTCCACCATGTCCACACCGTAATACCTACATAGCTTTGACAGCAACTTATCGTCGTCAATGTAATACAGTTCATCCTCATGAACAGCATTCAGTATTAGCTGCCCCAGCCTTAAATCTGGATGCGTGCACCAGATCAACCAGATGGTCTCCATGACCTTACGATCAAAGTTTTCAAACCAGTGTTCTTTAAATTTCATGGCTTCCCTCCTTACAGAAACAGACGCTTGAGCATCTCTATCTCAGGCTCTGTGTATTTTCTTCTCTTTAATTCTTCTTCAATGTCAATTAAATCTACATGGTACCCGTTAACCATTTTTTTGAGAGTGTTCTTACAGCAAGCCTTGAATTCATTTCTCCGCTTGGTGCTCTGAATGTTATCTGTTGCCCGATAGTATTCCCCCATGAGACTGCACAAGCACTCTACTCCAAACATCTTTATGATTTCTTCTGGCAGCTGCTTAAAGTTCTCTACGGTGAACGCACGGTCTGGGAACCATCCTTGGTATATCTCTGCGTACTTGGCTAATGGGTCATGACCGAGGATACGGGCTGATTCAGCTAGGGACCTCCCGAGGGCGTCTATCCCTTTCATCCGCTCAATGCCTACCTCTACCTCTTTCTTTGTCATTCCTTGCTTTCCCCCTTATCTGGTCTTAAATACGCGCACGCGCATTACGTATACGTGAAGACCTAGTATTGAAAACTAGATATCCTCTTCTTGTGAATCCTTTTTCCAGTCCTCTAGATTTAACGGAACTGATTTAGCTGCAGGCTCCACATATACCTTAATCTGTTCTAGCTCTTCAGGTGTTAACATGTCTCCTCTTGATTTATCATGTCCATAGACTCTAGGTAACTTAGATGTATCTGATTCTTTTGGTGTCTGCGATGCTGTAACGATACAAAGGTCTAAATCTTTAGAAACCTGCCGAAGCTCGAATAAGTCCTTTGCGGTTAGAAGTGACCCCTTATGCTTTAACGTATAAAGCACATTTCCTCTTCTATCAATGACTTGTCCGTTTTTTAAAGTGCATACTCTCATAATCTAATCCTCCTTATGAAAACTTTGGGTTTTCTCAAGCTCCTCTAAAATTTCAGAAATCTTAGCCTCGTAATAAGCTTCAACTATTAAAGGATCAGTTGCTGGCTTTTCGCGATGCTGAAGATATGTAATAGGAGCTGAAAGTTTTCTATCTATAACCTCGCCCTCTTTAATATACTGGTTAAAGAGCAGCTCTGCGTTTGCAGGAGTTACCTCTTTCCCAGCTAAGTTAATTATCTCAAAGACGTTACCTAAACTGTCACTGCCAAAAATTTTTCCGTTTACTAATTCGATCATGCTTTCCTCCTAAGTTAAAAATTTAAGTTAAACTTTTCCTTATCCACTTATATTATAGCAGAATAAAAGTAAAAGTCAAGGCTAGAATTAAAGTAAAGAGGATAAAAAGAAAATAAAAGAAAGAAAGAAACAAAGAAAGAAAAAGTATATATATAAATATATATACTAAAAAGAAAAACAGGAGCAAGCCCCTCACTACGTTCGGAGAAATCAAAACTTCCTCGGACTTCGTCCCGAGCGTTAGTTGACGGAATGTCGCTTTCGCTTTTTTCGCTAACGCGCGGAGGCTCACGCGTACCCTTTCCGCTTCAGTCGGTCCCTAACCAAGCTACCGCAGGTCAGTGACCTCCTTACGCGTGGGTAATTTCTGAAAAAATGGATTAGACGCCAAACACGTAAAGTGTTAGGAATACGTAGGTCAAGATATGCAGAGATAGGACGATGGCGAGACCGATGCATCCTGTAAGGAAATCACGAACGGATTCAAAACGTCCACGAAGAGGTCTGCGGTCTCTGAAGATGTCAGCGAGGGCCTCAATAAGAGCTACGGCTAGAATTAGCGCGGCAATGCCTAATATAAATGTGTAAATGCTCCAAAGCACCCATCCAAATGTGATCATTCTTCTTCACCTCCGTCGTCTTCCTCGTCCTCAGTTTCGTGGTCAGAGTAGTCTTCGTCTGACGCATTTTCGTGGGAACGAATGTCCTGAAGGTAAGCACCGATGCCGTAGCCGCAAATAAATGCGCCAAATCCTGTGCAGACGATGATTTCTATTAGCCACCATACTTCCATACTAATAACTGTGTTCATGTTTTTATCCCTCGACTTTCTTCTTATAATAATTAATTAGGTAATCTAAATACCAACGTGCTTTCTCTAGGTCTTGAATTGCCTTGTGGTTTGTGTCAAGATCAGATGATGCTTTCTTACCTGCGCGGGATACATATTTAATAACGTTGCCTTTGCAGAATCCCTCAGCTAAACCTTTGTCTGCTATGTAGTCCATGACTTCGATAGAGCCATCAGTATAGTGAGATGGATGAGACACAGGGTCTGATGTTTGCTGTGTCTGTGATGTTTGATGATTCTTTAAAATATCTTTTGTATTCATGTTTACTCCTTATGATAAAAGTGTTAAGCCTCGCAAAACATTTTTAAGACGCTTCTTTAGTTCCTCTTGCATGTCTTCATAATACACGATGACAGGTCCTTTAAAATAGTCTTCGCCCTTACAAACGACTTGCTGTTCCACATATTTATAAACAACCGCCTCGACAATGTTGTCTATAACATCGTCTACAGGTACGGCTAAATTATACTTGTCCATAGGTTTATTCCTCCTCGTCAAATAGTTCATGTAGTAGGTCATAAAAACCTAAAGACACTCTGACACTCATAAGTACTTGCCCCAAAAGATTTTGTCCAGTGCCTTCTTTACCAATTCCCCAGATATAATCAAATGGAGAATCTTCGAATATATTAGCTTCACCTGTGCTTTGTAAAATCTTTTTAAGGTCAGGATTTTGGTAAAATTTGTCATACACGATATCCAGCATGATTTCAAATCTTCTTTCTGACCAAACCTTATCATCGTAGTTTTTAACCTGTCTACCTAGCTTTTTGATTTTATATGGTTCAGTTTCAGCTTTTATTTTTTCCGCTGTCTCGGTGTCTTCAAATTCCATAGCCTTGGCCCACATGAACGCTTGTTCAGAACAATTAAATATCTGATTTTGCCATACAAACCTACATGGGTAGAAGTTGCTGAAACAACCGTATGGGCCGTCTGTTCCCCAAAAGCCGATTCCTGAAGGTGATGTGTTTTCTTTTCCCATTTTTCTACTCCTCCTTCTCCTTAAGATTTTAATATCTGGATACTTTCAACTGAAGCGGCAGTGAAACGGATTTCTCCTCCGAATCTGTTGTCTATTAAAGTATAGGCACCATCTGGTGTCCGTTGTAGAACACCATAAAATGCAGTACGGCCCCACAGAGGTCGTTTTAGGATTACTTCACATTCTAGTCCAATATAAGATAATAATTTTGTTTCTTCCATACTTATTCACCACTTTTCTTTGTCCCTATAAATGTTTCGATAATAAAAATTAACTCATCTCTTGTCTGATTGATATTTACGTTAGGGCCTAAGTTCCATGAGATGTAGGCTTGCAACTCTCTCTTAGGCATTTTTCTTAATTCTTCTTCTGTGTACATGTGTATTCTCCTTTTTCAATTATATTATAGCAGAATAAAACCAGATGTCAATCTTGGTTATTGGTTTTTAAAATTCTAAACTTTTAACCACATCTAATACTTTGATTTTTTCAATCTCCTTTTCGTGAGAAGAAATATGTTTTTTATATTGTTCAATAGTTTCATTTTCTCTTTCTATCAAAAGATTCCTATAATGTTCTAACTTATCATTTGAAAGCGAAAACATATCTCTGCCATAAAAAAGCGAGTTTATTTGATCTAAGCTATCTTTTCTTACGGTAACGCTGCAAAGAGCCCCTTGCCCTCTGGCAATTTTATATGTTTTATCTTTCTCTTCTGCTTCTAATTCAAAAATTCCTATTGCTTCCCCTATACCAGTAAAAAAGGTTCTTCTATATAAATAAATTTTCATTTGCTCTTATCTCCCTGTAACTCTGTAAATTCCTTATCATTTATTCTCACAACACTTGGTGTACGTTCTATAGAAGTCATCAATGCATTGTTAAGACTCATATTTGAAATCTCTAACCTTATATTATATAATTCAGCTCTAAGCGTATTGTTTTTTTCTTTCAAATAAACATTTTCAATAGTCAATTCTTTATTTTCTGCTCTTAATCTATCTAATTCTTCTTTTAGTTTATTTTGTCTATACATCCTCTTCCACCTCGATTTCATCATCCATATTGGTATCTTTAAAAATATCAATTATAACTTTATTTACGTCATCTTCACTATAATCCATACAAGGTGGAAATTTTGGTTCTTTTCCACCATAATGCCTTACTTCTTTGGGACAATCAAAACTGCTTCCGTCCGCATAATCAGCATGCTCATAAGGACAATATTTACATTTGTTGTCACCAATTATATTTAAAATTTCTTCATCAGCTAAATCACCGATTTTCTTTTTCATATTATTCACTTCTATTTTTCCTAAAAACAAGCACAATCAAGTACCCATTTATTGTAAAAGTTGTCGTATACTTTGAAATAATATCTAATACCTTTTAATATAAAATAATTGCCATTTCTTGATTGTTTATATTTGATTGTATGTTGTGTGCCTTTATAACTAAATGCAATTTCTTGATATATTGTAGATATGGCACATTCACTTTTTATTTCTTCACCATATTTATTGATAGCTGTTAATTCTAATTTACCCATATTACTCATTCTCATCCTTTAACTCAATAATATTTAAAATTGTAAAATATTTTTGCAAATTTCTGTAATAACTATTGTGACGAGCTTCTTCTTGTTTCTTTTTTGCATACTCTTGGAATTTCTCGTAGGCTTCCTTCTTTGAAGAAGCCTCTAACTCATAATTATTTAATCCTGTGTTTGTTACAGTTGAACCACTGTACTCATTATAAAATGAAGAATACCCTTCATAAACAATTATATATTTATTCATAATCTATTCGCTCTCATTCTTTAAATATTTTTCTACTTTATCAACATCCAGTAAATGCATTAGGTCCAACCAAGTTATCACATTTGTAATGTCTTTGTCATCTGTATTATTTTCTTTACACCATTTTTCAAATAATTTAGCAACCTTATGTCTTTGACTATAAAATAATATTCCCATATCTATTCATTTATCCTCTCTTAAATTTCTTCTAAGATGATAGACTCTCTTTCTTCATCTATAGCATCTTTTAATTTTTGTGCAGCCTCTAAATGAAGAAAACTAAAATAATCATAATTATTATAACCTTTATATGTAACAATTAAGATAGGTACGTCAAAAGGCTTACTCTTAATAATTTTAGTTTCCGCAACATTGTTTAAATTAAGGGTTAATACTGTATATGGCATCTTAAATATAATATCAATTGTTCTAGGATATTCTTGCATAACTCCATTAGACACTTTAAAAAGTCTTAATAATTCAGCCATCTTTATTCACCTCTATTCTCTTGATATCTATAAGGCTCATATTCATTGTTATTAGCCTTTCTCACATAAACATTATAGTCAGCTTTTTTATCTAGCTCAAGCTGTCTATTTACTTCAGCATTACAATTAGGACAGTTATGTACACCGCTTGTCATCATCATACTTCCGTATACAGCATGGCTACCACAATGAGGGCAAATACAAACACAATCCATTTCATTTTCAGCTTCTTGAATTACTTTAATTCTTCCTATATGTTTCATACTTAATTACCACCTTGTATATCCGTTTGCTGTCGGTACTTGTAGTATATCAGAATCGTCTGGTTCTGTCTGGCCTTTGAATAAAACTCCACATTCCTTATTGATGTATGCAAGCAACCCTCGATAGCCCCATTCTGGAAGATTCATTTGCGGCACTTTTTGTTTAACAACTTCTTTTGTTTTTTCACTTAATTGAAAATTTAGTGCATACTCAATAAGCCATTTATCCCATAGGACATTTTCTTCATCTGTCCACTCTTTGTTGTGAGGGTGGCCGCAGCAATTATTATAATATTGTATTACTTCTTTTGCTTTCGCATGTTTATACTGTTCTTTGTATAGCTTTGTTTGGACTAGTTCCATGATCATATTTGAATAATCTAGCTCTAAACCTTTATCCATAATATACATTTTAACAATATCCTGTTCTTTCATGCCCATGCCAAATGCAGAATACCATTCTAAATATTCTTTTAATGATTGCATTTCCATTATCTAAGATACCTCCTTCAATGCTTCAAATAAATAGTTTATTATTTAAGTCCATTATTAGTTCTCGAAGTAAAGACCTCTTAGCAAGTTCTTCAGCTTGACAAGAAACTTCTTTTATAAACTCATTTAATACATTATTCTTACATTCCTCTATATTGCAGTTGTTATGCTTTGTATAACACATAAAATAAATAGGTTCATAGGTTGTATCAAAACCATCTCTATGAATTACTCCAGACTCAAAACCTATTACAATGTCATTAGCCAATACGTCAATCTGGACCTTAGGTCTAGGTAACTGACCACAATATTGTTCAGCTAATTCTTCCATACTACAAACCTGATGCTTCATTTTAATTCACCTGCTTTCCATTCTGTTTTTAGTATTTCAAATTCTTCTTGGGATTCAATTCGTAGCCCATCCTGGAATTTCCACTTATTTTCCCTCCTGAGGCTCATCGAACACATATTTAACAATACTGGCGTCTAGTAGCGCCTGTTTAAATAAGTCCTCATGATGATTAATATAACCAATTAGGTAATGTGTCACTTGGTTTTCAGTATCATACACACAGATAGCTTTCTTTTTTCTATCAGGACATTTAACAATTTCAATTACATACATGACTTTTTCTCCTTTTTATAGGTTACCCATTTTCCTGCATCTACTTGTTTAAAATCTAGGGTTGAATTTTTAGATAAAATGTAGCGCTGAGCATCCTCTAATGTGTAGAACCATGACTCGCCTAATTCGCTAAAGTCATAATCAGGATAGATTGCCCAATTAGGAAACTCTAGGTTTAGCTGTGTAGTAAAAGATTTTTCGCCAACCAAGTAAACAGGTTCTTTATAAATTGCATTAAACAAATAGTTTTTATTTTCTGAATAATGCAGAATATAAACAATGTCACCAACGTGTGGTTTCAAATTATAGCGTTTTTTGTTGTTTTTCAAACGTTTTTTAAGCATTTTTCTGTTCCTCCCTACTTTCAGATTTTATTTTATTTGCCGCTCTTAAGTTCTTCTGTTAGTATTTGTTCAGCCTCAGCAGTTTGTGCATCAGCTACCACTTGCATGATTTGGCCAAGAATATAAGCGTTTGCCCGCGCTTGTTGTGAGCCCATAAGACCACGAGGGTATTCTTGCACGATACGCTCTATTCTTTGAAAATTCTTTATAATTGATTGAAGACGCACATAATGTGGTGCTAGAATTTCATTGTACCCCATCTCATCCACTTCGGCATCAATAAGTTCATTCCAAGACTCTGGATCTAATCTTGCAATGTCTTCTAGTGACATGCCCAATGCCGCATATGTAGTCCATTTAGACTTAGATGGGCCTGCCTTTATCTTGGCGTTATTGTATAACATCTCTAGTGACTCCAATGGAGTGTATTTACTTATACTATATTTGTTCTTGCTCATATTAAAACCTCATTCCTATGCAAGTTGCAAAAGTAATTTCAATAATTTCATGGTAGTATTTAGGAGTACCTGTTTGAAACCACTCTTGTGCATATTTTTTATCATATATTACTTGAAGCTCATCGTAATTATCAGAAACTTCCCCTGTCAAACACACAAACTCAAATAAATCAAACACAGCGATGGCATAAATACTACCATGTCTGTCTCTATGACCATACAAAAGTTTAAAAAGATTATTGGCAAACCTCATATAATCAGGTGTGTAGATTTCATTAAGATTCAGTGTGCTCACATGACGTTGTGCTTCTGGTGCAAACTTACTCATGTTTTTTTACCTCCGCCTTAATAGGGGTATTTGTAGTAGACATATCTATTTTACGATAATCTTCAAAATTAATCCCTTTGATCGCATTGTAAAATTCAGTTAATAGTTTTGCTTTTCTTAATTCTTCTTTTATCTTATTTTTCATAAATATTACCAACCTTTCAATTATATTATAGCAGAATAAAATAGAAAGTCAATAAAAAAAGGAGGATTACTCCTCCTCTTTTGTTGGGAAATGTTCTTCATAAACTGGCCAACTATCATCGACTGGTTCAAGCACCTTTACAAGCAGACACTTAAAAGGATATTTTACTTCATCAGTGCTCTTGTCTTCATGATGGAAAACTTGGTAGTATTCATAAGTAATAGCTTTTGAATCTTTATCGGTAATTCTTACTTCAACCACACCATTGCAAATAACAACATCATAAATTTTTGAGTAGACGTCTGTAAAATGAAAACTACCATTATTTAGCTCATAATCCTTTTCAACAAGAGCTTTTAAGAAGTCCATTAGCTCCTCATAGAAAAGCGCAGCCTCACACCATCTAATAGAATCATGAATACATAAGAAAGCATCTTCAACTTCTGCCTCATCATCTAACTCAGTTGGACGATAGTCATTATACACCTTCCAAGAACAACCATCCCATAAAGGAAATTTTTCCATAGCTATACGTTGGAAAATTTTTTCAGTTTGGACACTGTTAAATTCGCCAGAAGCACACCTATGAAAATCTGCTTCTCGAAGCATGTAAAAAATTTCATTGGATTCCCCTGAAGAAAATTTTGACATTAAGGCTTCTATATCCCTTTTAATAATAGGGAAAGAACTTACTTCAAGAGTATGAGCAAAACCTGCTCTTGGTTCTTTTTTGTCATAAAATATAACAGGACGAGTCTCTGATAGTCTAACTTGTTCGTCTGGATAAGGTAGATATCGAACCGCCATTCCCTCGTAAGCACCCTTTTCGTGGTATTTAATACTTCCATCCTTATTTAATTTATACTTGTATGGGCTTAATTCAAAACCAATACTTCCACTTACATAAGTCCAGTTACTCATGTTTTTCTCCTCTTTTCCTTCAATTTTTGCCAAATAAAATGACACTTTTATTTAGTGGTATTTTTAGGGGTTAGAAAGGCAGTTCTATGTCTGCCTCTCGTTCGTCTAAAATTGTAGTGATTACACCGATCAACATTAACGCCCCATGTCTATTAGTGTTGGCGATTTCCATAACAGTTTCTCTGATGGTATACAACTGAGAGCTACTCATTGTTATAAAAGGGCGTGGCTTTTTATCCCCTGGGAAAAGCCAAGTTTTATTTGTTGCACAAAACTCCCACCAAGCGTCTAAGAAACAGTCCTTTGAAATTTGATTAGCAGCTACGCTGATATAATCTAATCGTGTTTTTTGAATACGCTCTTTTTTTGCTTCTAGTTCAAGTCCTGTCATACCATCATCTTCTTTCTGTTATAATTCGTCGACAGACTCTAAAATCTTATCAACGACTCCATTTTCAATTTGCTCATCAGCATACATATACCATTCGATATTATTTTTCTTAGAAAATTTTTGAGAACTGATTCTAGTCTTAGCTAAAACATGCTCTCTCATAACCTTAACGCAATGTTCATAGTCTGCCATTTGCGCCTTAGTTTGCTCATAAGTTCCTTGAGTTCCTCCTGAACCTGAATGAACTAGAGCTGTTGAATTTTTAGTTGCGAATCTCTTATGCCCTGAGATAAGGATTAAGAAAGCTGCACTCATGGCTACGCCCATATTATAAGTATAGACAGGGGTCTTACTCATGGCAATAGTGTCGATTACATTGAAACAAGCTGAAGCTTCTCCACCATAACTATAAATATAGATTTTAATAGGTTTTCTTTCTTCTACGGGTAAGCCAGCATCCACTTTATTGAAATGCATAATTAGCTTACTAATTTCTAGTGTAGAAACGTCAATAGAATCATCTAACCAAATTTCTCTATTAGCTAGATTCTTATAATACATTAACAACTCTGGATCGGGTAAACAAGCATCTTGTCCTTCCCCTCCTAGTTGTAGACCTGCAGCCGCTAAAATTTCGTCTAGGTCATCTAAATTTCCTTTACCAGCAATCTTTTTTACATTATTTGTTCTCATTTAAAATCCTCTTCATATATTAAAAATTTTTGTAGGAATGACTCCTAATCACTTATATTATAGCAGAATTATTTTTAAAGTCAATTAGTTTTGTGTGTTACCATCAAAATCTATAACTAAAACATTAGTTTGATTACTTAAGGCTGTTGTTGCGTCTATGGCAATAAGATTATGGCCAAAATAAATATTGTGATTATCTTCTTCTGAAAGATAGTGCTTGTTAAACTCTGAGCATCTGTAATGTCCACATACTAATACTTTATCTTTCTTGATTTCCTGATCAAATAATCCTGCATCAAAAAACTTATATGGACAACCCCAAGAGGCTTTTGCCCATTCTTCATCAGTTGCATTTCTCCAGTCTTCCTTTTCCAAGAAAGCTTCGGTAACTCCTTCATAAATATATCGTGCTTCTAGTTTACCATAGTATTTATCATTCCAAGTTAACGGGATGAAAGAATGAACAAAAATATATTTATCTAACTCATAGAAATTGAGCCATTGTGAGCCTTGCAGCCATTTGGTGATTTCTGAGTTTTTTACCTGTGTTTGGATTTTTTCCCACAAGTCAACACTGTAGGCAGTCATTCCTTTATCAACGAACCCAAACTGTCTTGCAAGTACAAGTCTATATCCTTGTCTAAGGTCGTATAATGTTTCAAGACCTTCTTCTACAATTTGGCAAAAAGTCCAAACTGTTCCATTTGAGAAATCATGTTCCTCAGGATAACTCTTATCTAATAAATCTAAATATAATGATTCGTGGTTACCTCTAATTAAAACGATTCTCTTTTTAGGAATTGATTTTAGAAATTTATACACTTTTAAAGTTTCATCTCCACGATCAAAAACATCTCCACACACAATTAAAGTATGTTCAGGATTCTTTTTATCAAATCCTGCAGCCTTTAAAGACTTTAATAGAGGTTTATAATAACTATGTATATCAGACACTATAAAATATTTCACTAGTCTAGCCCCCATAATTTTTTAAAGTCTACATCTTTTATCTCATTTTCGACCTTTATAATTTCCCCATTTTCACCAGGAGTATAAGTACAGCGGACAGGAATGTCATCTTCAGTTAGTCTACTAAGGAAGTCAGCTGAAACCTCTTTGTGGGACAATATTTTATTCTTACAATCCTCACAATAATAGTTTACCCATCCATTGCTTACATATCTAGCTGGGTTACCACATTGAACACAATAACACATTGACAAGAAATCATATTTGGTAATTATGTCACCAACTTCTTTTGGATGTCCATTGTCATACCATCTTAAAGTGCCATATTTTTCTTTGATTTGAGTTATGCGATAATCATCTAAATAATTTGCCTTAATTAAGGCATTTTTAATTTCTTGGCACATTTGTATACCAAAAGCCTTTCTCCAACCAGGTGGCATCGCGTCTAGTTCAGTGTATGAATAATCATAGTCTTTTGAAACCTCGTCTGTCCATCTATTTCTTGGTAAAAGAAATGGGAATTCTTCTATTAACTTTTTATTTTCTTCAATTTTCATTTCTTTATTTTCTTCCATATTTAATCTCCCCACCCATCATAATGTTTTGCAATTAATTTAAAATAGTTATTAATATCAGTTTGTCTTTCTTTTGCTGCTTTCTTTAATAAATAAAAGAAATAATCATGATTTTCCTTATCTGGTTTTCCATTTGACCATTCAGAAGTGTAGGCTGTGTTTACATCGTTCTTGGTTAGATTGTTTTCTTTTAACCAATCTTTTAGTTTGGTTATGTTTTTATCTTTTAAGAAATGTGCCTTATCAGAAACATCTTCATTAAAGTTTTCTTTTCCACCATATTCAAGGAATAGTTCGTCAAACATGCCTGTGTTATATAACTTAACTAATAGATCGCCTTTATTGTAATTAATGGCTCTATTATCAATTTTCTTATAAACCAGTGTGACTTGAACACTATTTGCAGCATTCCAAGCGTGTGCATAGTTATCGTAATCATCTTTCAATATTTTCTTACCTAATTCAATGACTTCTGTCATTTCTTTTATTTGTTTCTCAGTTTCCTCTTCTACAATATGAGAATAATTTTGCATATAATCACGCATTTCAATAATTTTGAATTGTATCAACTCAATTAGCCCACACCAAGGATATTGCCTTTTGATAAAATATTTCCAAGATTTGAACCAAGCAGGGTTAACAGTTTGATCATAGCCAATTAATTCTTTAGCTTCTTCTTTTAATATTTTTCTAGATTTTTTATTTGGTTGCCACCAGGCAGTTCTAAAAAGACATCGAAAAAATCTTTTTATTAGCCTTCTCATGTTATCATCTCCTATTTATTAAATGTTTTTGCTTTTTCGCAAGGGAACATTTCAGTACATTTACCATTTCTATATTCACATTGTGGAACTAGTAATCCCTCAAATTCAGGATATTTATCAAGAACTAATCTACATATCTCTCTTACAACCTTTCTGGTTTCTAAGCTTGCTTGGTTGCACAAACGTTTATGTGCAACAGTCATTAGCTCTTCAGCATTCATATCCCAAATCATATCAACGGGTGCGTCTTGAGGCGCCTTATTTCTGTCATAATTATCTTGTCTATCATTTCTTTGTGACTTTACATATGGTTGTGCATGAATGTGTCTGCACAGATGGGTTGCTACCCAAGATGGAATATTCTCTATATAAAAGCTAAAGAATAATCTTCTAATAGGGCTGTGCTCTGCTTGTAAGATTCTTTTCTTCCAGCTAAAATCAGGACCATTCTTAGGATTTAAACCCATTGTCACTAAGGCTCTTCTTTTTACTTCTAGCCAATCTTTTTCAGTTGGGCTTTCAATCATAGTAATTTTTAATTCTTGCTTATTCTCCATAAATATCTTCTATAAACTCCTTATTGTGCATGATGATAGGCTTCTGCCCAAAATTCCCATAACTTAGTGCACGAATTGTATTATATTCAATCCACTCTATTGCGTCTTCTTCTGAGCAATGGTTCTCCGCCATATATTCCTCAACCATTTTATCATAATCATAAACAAGTCGATTGTCATCAGTAATACCAACAATGGATTGATCATATGACTCATTGTCAAACAACAAAGGTTGTTCTTCTTCCTCTAATTGTTGTTCCTCACAGTAGGCCTCTAAGGCTTTTCTAAATTTTTTATCTATCATAACTACTTCCCTTTCTCCTCCTCAAATAAATCAGCCAATCTAGCTGTTTCTGAACGTTCATCAATAGGCATGTCAACATAGCCAAATAAACGCTTGCCGCGTAGATGTTTAATTGCAGCTTTCATGCCCTGAGATTTATCAAACCGAACTCTATCAGTTTGTTTAAAATCTCCCTCCATTAATAAATAGGAATCCTTGCCGATTCTACCTATAATAAGTTTCATAAGGTCTTCATCTAGGTTTTGAGCTTCAGTACATACAACTACACTATTGTCGAAATTACGGCCTCTTAAATGCTCTAAAGCCACTATTTCAAGCTGGTTATTTTTAATCATATGCAATACTGCAGCCTCAGATTTTAAATTATCTATTAAAGGTGCTATCCAAGGTCTCATTTTCTCTAACAGGTCTCCAGGTAAGAATCCTAGTCCCCCTGTGTTTTTTACCCCAATTGTATTACGTAGCCATACAATCTTTTCGACTGTATGTGTTAGTAGCATCTCAACCGCTTTAACACTCGTTAATAAAGTTTTCCCACTGCCAAAATTACCTGATAACATTTTAAATGTGATATCATCATTGTTTAGTAAATCGATAGCAGCGACTTGTTCATCATTAATAGGTGTTATAATTCTAGTTTGTTTTTTACTAGCTTTATTTTCTTTTATGTTTCCTTCGTCATCGACTTTAAAATCAGAAAAACTGATCGAAATTTTTCCTCTACCAAACTTCTTTAATTCTCCTTTTACATACTGGTATTGATTAACTAACTTTTTTCTGCCGTCTTCCTCCATATACACTAATAAATATTCGTTCTCATACATGTCACATGGGGGAAAAGGTTTAACTGAAAAGTTAGCCCATTCCTCAACGGTTGGGGTCCATTTAACCCAACCTGTGTATTCTTCAATTTTTCTACTGTTTTCAAAGCTGCTCAATGTTGTTACTCCTTACTTCTTATTGATATTTTTTGTTATTTGATCTTCTGTATAATAGCATTGGTCCATCTCTTTGCGTTTCATTTTTTTAAAAGGGGCCAAATGGTTTAACCTATTATATATAAACGGTGCCACAATTAGCAATATAACTAATAATGTAACCACAATTCCGAATAATAGTTTTTCCATAGTTCATCATCCTTGAAAATTTTTTTAGCCTTTTGATACGCTTTTTCATCAAGCCCTAAATCGTCAAAATCAGTTTGCACAAAACATTTCCCTAAACATCGATATTTTCTAGCGCCCTCGGTAACAAGGTCATCATCATCCAAGATTATAAATCTATCTTCGTCTTTAAAATTGTTTTGTATATATCTTGCTATTTGCCCACTTCTATCCCACTTAATATGATCTAATAAATGAGTTTCGGTATCTGTAATTCCGACCAATTCTATTTCGTTTTCCTTTAGCGTCCTTAATAATTTCTCCGTGTTCGTTTCATAATCAGGACCAAATATTTTCATGTCCTGATCCTTTAGCTTCACTAAATGCATTTTTAACGTTAAATCAGGATTCAAATTCCTTCTCCAGCTACTGGATAACACTACTTTCGCGTCAAACTCTTTACAAATCCTTTTTAGAATTTGAACACTACGGTCGTCTATCTTTCCTCCAAATTCTCTTTTGCTTTTTAACAGAAAATCTTTATTATTAAGAACCCCGTCAATGTCTAAAAAGATATAATTAGACACGCTGATATCACCTCTTTCTCTGTGTAAATAGCAAAAAAGAATGAGTGAGCGCCAATAATACAACTAATATTAATGTAACTATACTCATATCTTTCCCCCTTTTATTTTGGCGTCGAGAGGGGGCTTTGAACCCCCGCACCAGTTACCCGATCTAACAGTTTAGCAAACTGTCCTCTTCAACCGCTTGAGTATCTCGACAAGTGATGTGTTTGTGAAAGGTTTTGTCCTATTGAACGGGTACTATCGCACACATCAGGTTTACCCACTGAACTACTTTGTGTTAATTGAACTCCAGAAAGCAAATTCAGTGTTGTAAACAGAATCTCTTTCTCGAACATTCTGGTTAAACCAAATCACCCTGAAAGTATTATTCTTACTCTTAAAGTTAAATTTGATTCCATATGTTTCTTTGTTATTATATGTGTTTTGAATTTTTTCGATGCTTTTAACACCATCAAAATCAATTTGCACATTTTTAATTGTATGAACATTCACACCTGAACGTTGTTGAGGTTTTTGCTCTGCAGGTTTTGGTTGATATTTTGGCTTATCAACAGGCTTAGCTGCTTTTTCAGGAGCAGATTTTTTAACCTCTTGGAACATAGTTTTTGCAAAATCCTCATCGTCCTCTTCTGAGTATTCATCCCACAGTTCCTGCTTAGGAACATGACGGACTTTTTTATTTTTCTTCTTATTGTCCTCACGTCCTGATTTCATTTTAGTTACTTTACGGCCTTGTGGTTGGTCGTACATGTATTCATACTCGTCTTCGTATGTTTCCCAATCTATAGTTGTCATAAAAACTCCTTATGAAAAAATGCATCCTGTCTCAGGGTCATTTCCTGATTTAATATAATCATATGTGGCTGTTTTATCTGGATTATCAATGTGAAATTTATCAGCCTGATGCTTTAGAAGGCCATTATTTCCCCTTTGAGCATGATTATTAATTAAATATTCATCATAGGATTTATAAGGCCTTAGAGAGCCCATATGCTGTCTCATTTGATTTGCTACCTCCAGAACATGTGCCTCATAATCTTCAGGAACAGGATGTTTATCCCAATCTGGAGCTGCCCTATCGGTAATTATATCTATCATTTCTTCAGGGCTTATAATTTCTCCATATTCATCCTCAATAGTCGTATTGGTATCGAAGAAAAGCCACTTCCAATCCTCAAAATTGTGAATACCATACTCTGGATAAACACATAAGCTAAAATGCCAACCAAATGAAGATTTGCCAATGTGAATCTCTTGTTCAAAATCTTCAGATAAGGCGTCCAATGTTGGATAATATGTATTACGGCACACATACCCGTTCGTTAGTTGAGTAACATTAGTGTCATATGTGTCACACCCCAAAGTTGTTGGTATCCCTGGTTCATATTTCATTTTTCTAATAAGATAATAATTAGTTCCCATAAAGGTTTTCAACCTCCCTAAGTTTAAAATCTAAGTTTACCTCTAAAACATCATCAGGTAGGTCATCATTACAACTTGGCCCGTCTCCTAAGTAGAAAGTCCATTCGATGGTTCTTAATTCATTATAACTTAAGCTATGTGGTGTAGCATATTTGATTAACTTACCACGTTTAGGTAAACCAGTGCGACGATCATAATTGTAATTACGCCAATTATATTGCCATTGCTTAATAATACGTTGTTGTGTCCCACGGTTGCATCTGATGGCTTCAGGAGGGAATTTAATATGTGGACCAAGCTCACGTCTTTGCGCTTCCTCATGAAGAACTTCCATAATACCTAGGTTTTGATATAGTTGAGTTATGCTACCAAAAGGTTGTGATAAATCTAAATTAAATCTTTTAGTTCTCATTCTTCTTAAGAGCCTCCCTTATAATTCTTCTAGCTTTATTCTTAAACTTTTCATATAATTCCTTATTTGCATCAGAGCGGCTTCTGTAATCTTTAACCCTATTGCCAACAGGTTTTACATGGGTTTTACCTGTTTCATCAGGCTGAACAAAGCTGATCACGATATAATTCTTACCATTGTAACACCATTCAATGCCTACACCATATTCAACAGGCATAGTCACGATTGTTAAATTTTCATCTGTTATATTTACAACCTTAGATATAAGATGTATTCTTAGGTTATCTTTAATATGCAAAGTTTTATCTTCGTCAGTTAAATTTTGATTAAATATTTTTAATTCTTTAATATTCATAATGCGCTCCTAATCCAAATATAGTGGATATTCTTCATATCTAACATAATATACTTTAACATCTTGGCCTAAATAAGATTCATAATCCTCTTTAGAAATTTCAATGGTGCGTTCACCAATCACTTTCGGAGAAGTCCAATGAGTTTTTACCTCTCCATCGAAGTGCCATGCTACCCTAAAATTCTTATCTATAGGGAAACAAACATCAGCTTGACGGTTAGAATCAAAATGTAATGTTTCTATACATTCACGTCCTGTTGGATTAAAATATCTTAAAACAACTTCTCTGTAGTGGTCTTGTAATTGTTCCTTATAATATATATAGGAAAAATTTTCCCAGCCATGCTGTAAATGTGCGTTATATTCTTCCTCTGTATAACTTTGGTCAGATATGTAAATTGTGTCTTTTCCGTCATTACAACAAGCGATAGATATTATATAAGGATAATATGGAATTAAGTCTAATAAATTACGAATTGGAATATCTACAGTAATAATTACGCCATGCTTATGAAGATATTTTAATGTTCTCTTTTCACCAAAATACTCATAGGTATAATATTCTTTTTCTTTGCGACTAAACAAAGATTTTTTTACATGTTTAGTTATTACTAATGCAGGACACTTTGATGCCACAAAATCTTGATTGTGCACGTCAAGATATATACGCTTGTGTTGATGGATAATACCACCTGTGCGTTCCATAAAGATTTTAAAGCATTCCATTTCATCAGAATATAAAACACGAACTTTTTCTAAATCTTCTTTTTTATCAGAACCTTCTTTAGTCCTGTGTTTGTATGACATGATGTGATCAAATAAATCACACTTTCCACTAAATCTACTCATTCTTTCATCTCCTTAAATAAATTAAAATATTCCCAAAACGAATCTCGCCGCGCGTTTCTATAAAAAGGTTTTTTCTCTTTTGGTCTGTTTTTTAAAGAGTCATACAACTCCTCAGAAGTTTTATATGGACAATCATTGTCAGTATCATATAAGAACCACTCAATCACACTTGCTTCGCCAGGTTGGTCGTTCATTAACTTCTGCATCTTTTCTACAAGTTGTGCCTCATAATTAATATATAACCAACAATCACAATAATTACCTTTGCATAAATTTTCCAGTGACTTTACGAACTGGTCTTGTAAAATACGATGCTCTGCAATAAACTTTAAAGTTTGTTTAAACTCCTCTTTTGTCATTGAAATAGGTGTCCTATTTTTTATTCTACAATAATCCATCTAGCGTCTCCACCACCCTCTTTAAAAACTCATACTCTTCGATTGAAAGGCGATATTCTTCAAACTCTATAAACTTATCATACTCTTGTGCAGAGTTTGTTGTTTTTAGTCTATAGACATCTACACATTTGTCCTTAAGAAGAATAAGTGCTTTTTTGAACATTCTTTGCTCGAACAAACCCTCTCTTACAATAATAAGGGAATTAACTAGCTCTGGTAAATCAACACAGTCTGTATAGTCTGTTGTGTCTAACCCAAATTTTAAGTTCCCCTCCCAGTTGTTTAAAAAACACGTTTGATCAATTTTATTATAGGCATCAAATATTTTACTCATTTTTACCACCTCTTTTCAAATAAAAATAGAATTTTATTTATTACCTAATTAAATTTAACGGTCGAATCTAGAACTTCCCCGTTAAAAAATCCATTTTTTTCTTCATATGACACTATTCTTACATTGACATCGTAAGTAAGCGTACCAACTTCATTGACCCTGAGAGCATAATCTTCTTTGTTTTTATAAATGGGGCTAGCAACTGTAAATCGAACAATCAAAGGCAATGCTTGCTTAATTTTTTGTATCAAATCCAAAGGCAGATTCTCAGGGATAAAAGAAACGTCTGTGAATGAATCATCAAAAGTCTTATCGACTTTAATTCCTGTTTCTGTATCATATACATATCGTTCTAAGCCGACTTTCATATATCCTTTTATCTTTGAAGCCTCTGAAACAAAACAATTACCTGAATAATTAGTAAAATAATGTTCCATATTAATTTCCTTTCTAAATAAAATATCTCTTTTATTGATAATATTCGTCTAATAACCTAACAGCTATCTCTTCATTGGTAAGACCTTCTTCTGCGAATTTTTCTTTTTCTTCCTCATCAATAAACTCTTCAAGAAAAGCCTCCATAAACTCATCAAAATCTTGGTCTTCAATCATTTTATCAACTAATTCAGTATCGTCAGTGTCGACATCATTTCCAATATAATCACCATATCTATCTGTGTATACATAATAACTACATGTTCTGTAGTCAACTAAATCATTATCTCTGAAAAATCTAGGTGAATCTTCACCCTCTTTTTCTAAAAGCTGTTTCATGGTATTGTCTTTTTCTGTTCTAGTCATCATATTTCTCTTTCCCCTTTTCTAACATTTCTTTGATTGCATGATAACCATAGCCCTCTGCTATCCAATTACTGATTTGAGCGCCAAGATCGTAGCCAATTTTACGAGCCTTACTCAAATAAAACTCTGTATCTTCGCCCACTTCTTCTTTATAGCATCTAACAATTTTATAACTTATATTGTTATATTGTGGTTCACTAAAACGAGTATTTGATGGAATACCATTCCCTGCTTCAACATAATATGCCTTTTCTGCATTAAATAACACATGGCATCTATTAGCAGCGTCTGTGCGATGTTCAAACTCCACCTCTACCTGAATCTCGCCTGGAGATATTATATAACCATCATCGCTAGTGTCGTATTCTTCAACACGACAGCTATCGTAATAACCAGAATTATATTTTGCATAATGCTCAGCTTTCTCTTTTGATAGGAACACAGCTACAATGTGGTAGTCTGAATATTGCCCATCAGTTACAATAAATATTTTCATAACTATTTCCTCTTTCTACGAACGCCACCAGCTATTTGTTTAATATCAAGCTCAATATATTGATCAAAAATCGCTTCAACTCTATCTTCTTCGATATTCATATCTTTAGCAGTATCAAGAATAGAGCTGACAAGCAATTGCTCATACGCTTTTAATAAAATCATAGCAAGATAGCTGTTTATTTCAATGTTTATCATATTAGGATACACATAATGAGCCAAAGCACCAACACGAGTGCCATACTCCTCTGTTTGATGACATTCTAAATGCGCTTTACCAATAAAACATCTTGCGTCCTCTAACCCCTCTTTGATTAAGGTTTGGACATTATTAAGTTCTTGCAATCTGTCTTTGACACGCTCTTGATATTTTTCAAAATTTTGAATTTCTTGTGATTTTTCATATAAACCGCTTGCCTTTAGTTTTTCCATAAAACCTACCTTCTTTCATTTATATTATAGCAGAATAAAAACAAATGTCAATAAAAAGGAGGAATTAATTTTTAATTCCCCTTCTTATTTAATATAATCAGCTCTAAGATTAACTTAAATCTTCTAAACCATCTTCAAGCCAAGACACTCTTGTGTTTTGAATCATGAAATCAGGTGCCTGAACCGTAGGTTTCTTTGGTTTAGTATGGTATTGCCAACACTCCTTGCCGTCATATACATGTCTGGTGAGCCACCAGAACTTACCAACAATCTTGATAGTTGGGTCAACTTCAGTTACTCCATAACCATTATCATAATCAAACTTCTCTGCAGCTGTGACAAAATCCGCAATAGGGATAAACCCCTCAGCGTTGCGGATAAATCTTATATGTTTTAATTTATAGCCATGCTTCTTTAATACATCTTCTGTTTCTTTTAAAAGATTAACTATCATAACTATGCTCCTGTACTACCTAAACCGCCTGTTCTTTCTCCCTCAGTATCATCATCGTCTGTGACGTAATACTTTTGGAAAATACCTTGAACAAAACGATCACCTGCTGCAACATCTAATCTGCCATAGTTTGGACAAAGTCTAACCATGATGTGTCCTTCATTATTACCGTCAGCATAATCAGCGTCTATAATACCAACAGTGTTAGCTAAATACGCCCCTGTTTTAAAGCCCACACCACTTCTAGGTACAACCATTAAATACATATCATCTGGCATAATAGCTCTGATTCCTGTTGGAATTGTTATCTGTACTATACCATAATCTTCAGGAAGTAATTCAAAAGGTACAGGTGAATAAAAATCATAACCCGCAGACTTTTTAGAGCCACGCTTTGGTAGTTTAATACCATCATAATATTGTTGGATATCTACCTCTCTAGCATAAGGCATTATCTTTCTTAAGTCCTTTGCAAATTGTTCATAACTTACTTTTTCAAATTTAATCATTGTTATCTCCTCTGTATTTTTGTATAAATAATATAAATTCACTTAATTTTTCAACAAAAAAATCAATATCTCTTGTTGTTGTGTGTTTACTAAAAGACACTCTAATTGTAGTACGAATTTCAAACTCACTAAGACCAAGAGCTACCAACACATGAGATGGGTTAAAATCTCCCTGTGTCTCGTCATGTTCTGAGTCACAAGCAGAACCTGCGCTTACTGCGATTCCATAGGCAGCCAACATACTAGCCAAAGAATCCACATCCCCTGGATAAAACTCTCCTGAACAATTTAAAGAGACAATATTCTTATGGTCTGGAACTGTATTGATCACAACCGCATTTTCAAATCTACGAACAAGTTTAATACGTAGATATTTATAAAGTTCTTCATAATATTTAGCCAATGTGTCACCTTGCTGATGAATCAATTCCACAGCAGTTGCTAAGCCAACAATTCCCGCTGTGTTAGAAGTTCCACCTCTAAGACCAAATTCCTGAGCTCCTCCAACAATTAGACCAGCACCCTCTAAAGCCTTTAAATTATCTTCTGTGGCTACTAAACATCCTGTACCTGTTGGGCCATAAATCTTATGTCCAGAAAAAGTCATAAAACTAGCATGAGGGAATTGCTTACCTAGTTCTACATATTCTCCACCATAACTAACATATTGTGTGCAATCTACTAGACTATATATATGTCGTGCTGCTGTAAGTGTTGTAATTGCATTTACATAATTAAGCACACCTAATTCATTATTAATAGACATAATGCACACTAACAAAGTATCCTTAGTTAAAACACTTAAAATGTCACCACCACGTATTCTACCTGTCATATGAGATGGCTTAACATATGTGACTCTAAAACCAATTTTTTCTAATTGTTTACATGCATTAATTACTGAATCATGTTCGGTGGCACCACAAATAATGTGTCTTCGTTGTTCTTCAATAGGTTTCCCTGAAGTTAGCTCTTTATAAGCTAACCCTTTAATAACCATATTATTACTTTCGGTTGCACCAGAAGTGAAGATAACATTACCTACTTCTACTCCCATAATATCTGCAATTTTAATTCTAGAATCTTCCATAGCCATTTCAGCCTTAATGCCAAAAGAATGAATTGACCTAGAATTACCTACAAATTTCTTACTAAGATATGGTTTCATAGCCTTTAATACTTTTTTATCCATCGCAGTATTACTTGCTGCATCTAAAAATACTTCTTTCATATTCTCTCCTATCTCATACCTAAGGCAGATTTTACAACACGAGCACTTAAATCGCTACAACGGTTGCCAATAAATCTCTCAACAACTTTGTAATTAGTATTCTTATCGACTCTTAATGTGATTACATTAGAGCCTGTTTTATGATCAGACACTCTGAATAATAATGAGTAGTCTCCTGATTTAATTTTAAAATACCAAGAGTTCGTTGAAGATGATTTTCTCTCCTCAAAATCATAACCTTTTTGTTTAATAATTTGTTTTGCCATATTTCTAATCGCTTCCATGTTTAACATAAGCATGTACCTCCTCACACTTATATTATAGCAGAAAGCATTTTAAAATCAACTATTTTCTTCAGAAAGTCGTTTAAAATATGGAAAATACCATTCTTCACCGAATTTTTCCCTACGACTTTTGACTTTATCTCTAATTTTTTCTTGAAGCTCCTTCAATGAGATAGGTTTGTAATCATATAACTCTGTGTTAACATTTATGAAATTTGGTAAATCAACTATAGCTTGATGCAAATGTCCATAAATGTTATATACATAAGGATTACAAAAGGCCTCAAAAGCAGGTTCATGACTTAAGATTATACTAGAAGAATAGTATACAGGAGAATCTTTCACATCAATAAAACCCATCTTCTTATATTCTCCAATAGTTCCTCTATCATGATTACCTGTGATCAAAATCTTTCTGCCATTTAATCGTTTAATTAAATCTGCGCCTTTGGTAACAGGAGACCACAAACAGTCTCCTAAAATATACACCAAATCGTCTTTTCCTACAACACTATTATATTGTTTAATAATATACTCATTGTGCTCTTCAATACTATTAAATTTTCTACAGGTCTTTAAAATACCTGCGTGGTTTAAATGCAAATCTGATGTGACCCAAATCATAGGCTAGTCCCCATTTTCAAATTGCTTTAGGTAAAGCTGATGTAAATCACCACGTAGCCATGTTTGTTTAACTTTAATATTACTTGTTCTACAAGCTGAGTTGATTGCTTTTGGTTGACCCACCAACACGCAATACTTCTTAGCTCTGGTTAAAGCAGTATATAACCACTCTCTCATTAATAACACATAAGCTGAGGTATCTAAGCATACGATAACAAAATCAGATTGAGAACCTTGTAATTTATGACAAGTGCAAGCCCAGCCATGAGTTACACTACCCCAGTCAGCTCTAGGTAGAATAACTTGCCCTTGCTCTTCTAGATCTACAATCATCATTTCATCATCAATATCTGTAATATGTCCCATATTACCATTAAAGATAGGCACCTGAGTACCCCTTACAGTTCTCGCATGATAATTGTTTTTAATAATCATAACCTTATCATGTTTCTTATAAGTTACTTCAAACTTAGAACCTGAATCAAACACTTCTACAGTAACGCCACCTTTGGTTTCTGAATTAACCAATTGCTGCACTTCAGCATTAAAAGTTCTACAGCTATTCATACCGCGTGTTCTAACAGGCACTATGATTTGAATGTCATCAGGGTGTTTTCCCTTATTTAGAAGCTCTTTAAACTCGTTTATAGCTTGGGTATGAACAATTACAGCCTCACTATTACAAACGACCTTAAAATCGAATAAATCGCCCCTAATATCACTTCCTGAAAAATCATTTTTAACTAAATTCTTACCTTCACAAACCAATAATGATTGAGTGATAATACCACTCTTCAAAGCTTGACGATGAATTGCTGTTAAAATATTAGTTTTAATATAACCAGAAGCTATGCAATCTGCTAATAAATTACCAACATTCATTGGAGGAAGCTGTTTGATGTCTCCGAGCATAATTAACTTTGCGCCTGAAGGAATTGCCTCTATCAATTTTAAAAATAATTCCTCACCAACCATTGAAGTTTCATCTAAAACTATAACATCATTAGGTAAAGGTTTGTTTTTGCCATAATCAAAACGTTCTTGTTCTGGTATGTATTTAAGTAGTCTATGAATAGTTTTGCCCTCTAGCTTAGTATAATCTGTCAATAAACTTGCAGCTCTACCTGATAAAGCACATTGTGCTACATTTAAATTGTAATGCTCAAAGATTCTAATCAACGGTGTAACTGTAGAAGACTTACCTGTACCACTGGAACCCGTTAAAATACTTAAATTATTATCTAATATATTCCAGATGGCTTGTTTTTGTTCACGAGTATATTCAAAGCCTTGTGCTTGTTCAACCTCATGAATAATTTTTTCACAAACCTCTTTATTATATTTAAAAGTAGATTCTGCAGTTTGTATTCTTTCTAACTCACCTAAAATCTTACGCTCAGTTAAACGATAATGTAGCAAACCTACTTTTTTATTTTCATTTGAATAGAAGAATGAAGGGAACAATAAATCTTTTTTACCATTTTGTATATCAGCATATAGCTTTTCAAAGTCCTTTTGGCCCATCATATCTTCTTTTAAATATACAACTAAATCACTTTGTTGCACAGGATAACAAACTTCCATAATTTCATTGATTAACTCATCAATTGACATACATGAGTTACCATCATCAGCTTCTTTTTCTAGTCTATAACGAGCATAGGCTACGCAACGTTCTCTACACCCACGAGAGAATCCTCTGCTTAACGCAATCTTGTCTGCTTTTTCCCAACCATATCCACGAACAAGTTTAATCAATGAATAGGGGTTATTTTCAATAATGTCTACCACCATATCAGCAGAACCAAATTGCTTAGCTAGACTATCAATAGCATGTTTTGTTAAGCCTAAATCTTTTAACGCTACATAAGCTCTACCGTTTGCTATATTATCTGAATATTTCATACAGATACGGTTAGCTGTAACGGGGCCTATTCCCTTAATTTTTGTTAAAGCATCAATATCATTGTTCTTTAACAAAGGTAGAGGATTGTCGTATAAAGAATAAAGTGATTCAATTTGGTTTTCAGTCAAGAAATAACTGAAAAATTTAATTTGATCTTCCTTTTTGTCTAAATCATAGTTCATTTGAATGCTTTCGCAGTTATATTGTATACCCCATTTTGGGTCAACAACTTGTTTTGCTTGTAATACATAATCAATACCTTTATCTAGCTTTGGCATTGTCCCTTTAACTATAATGGACTTTTCACCATAACCAGTATAGGCTTTTTCTGGTATTTCACCATCTCTGATTTCTTTTACATTTAAAAGCACAATAGAAGACTCCCCAGGTTGAGGATTTCTACCTTTAGGGAATCTATAATTATTTAATTGAACTACAGCTGTAATAATTTCTTTCAAAATAACACCTACATTCTATTTTTTAGTTCTGGTAAATCTAATTTCTAAAGAGCCATCTAAATTGACGCCCTCAATTAAGCCTACACTGCGATAATATGTGTCGACTTTATAGTTTTTAGCAATAAACGTGTCTTCTCTACGTGTTCCATAAATTAATAATTTATTACCACGCTTAAACCAAGAATCGTCTATTACTCGTTTCTTTTTTGTTTTTGCATCTATTTCACTAATTTTCTTATTAAACTTAATATAGTTATCACCATAGAATTTAACATCTACAACACCATATTTAGTTAAAATAGAAATAGTGTGTTTTGCATTAATAACATTAATGACAGTTCCTGCGATAGCCTTAATATCTTTTGGTGAAGAATTTTCAGATAAGCTATTAAAATCCACAACCCCATACATAGAGTCACACATCTTTTCTAATTCATGTCCACTATAGTAGAAGTTCATAGTATCCATTTCCCATTTTGATAAAGTGCCACCGCAATACTTTGCTCTTAGCTCATTTATAAATTCTTGCTTTAATAACTCATTGTATGCCCGAACACCATTTTCAGAATTAAACCACGTCATCAAAGGTGACATAAGCTGGTCAATTACTCGTTTTAACGCTGTCATTTTAATTGCAACCGCGTTATTTGGTAAGGATGTATATTCGTCTTTATCTAAATTTAATCTATCTCTAATATATATATTAAAGAATTTAATACATGCTTCATCGTCAATAATATATCTCTTTGATGTAGATTGTTTATCTACACAATTAGCATCTAAATATGTTTTATACTTATAAGCACGAACGCTGTCCATGTATACACTAAGTTCAGGCATTTTTAAACTAATAGCCTTTTTAAGCTGAACAGTGGTTAGTTTTTCCTTAATAGGATTTTCTTTGCTTGCTAAATATTGTAGGAAGTTTTCCATGATGACAATTCTTTTCTTGTTTTCTAAAGCATCAAAACAACCAGCTTTTATTAAACCAATCATTTGTGCAGTAGTTGGCTGAATACGCTCATAGAAATCTAACATACTAGAATAAGGTCTACCAGCAATGATTTTATCAAACAACTCATCACTAACAACTGTAACAGCTTGTAAACTATAGAAAATAGCATTGTTCGCGATATCAGGAATAAAGTCTGCTTGAGTTTTATTGATATCAGGTAACTCTACCTTGACTCCTGTCATTTGCATTTCAGAAATAGCCTTACTAATTTTACCATAGTTTGGCGCTACCTTTTTAGCTTTCTTTTCCTCTGTTCCCTCTTCTTCTAAAGCTTCTTCGGTATCCTCAACTTCTTCTTCATCTTCCCCAATATCACCAACATAATTGCCTGAGTTAACACACAAACAGGCACATTGCCAATAAAGTGGATTCCAACGAGTTGCTAGATTAGCTTCTTGCACCGCAACAACTGAATAAGGAACTGTATGGTTAATTGAGAATGAGTAGCCAAGTTGTGGTTCAATACAATAAACCCAAACATAATTTAAAAATTCTTCACGAGTTCCACACTTATTTCCCTTTTCAAAGAAATCTTTTTTAAGTTGAATAATTTTAGCAGCTATCTTTTTAGCTATGGCTTTACGTGCGGCATTAGCTTCACCTAAAGTAAATGCACAAATTTCAGGGTCCATTAGAATTTGCATCAAAATTTCTTGTGAACCAGATACGCCATAACTATCAACTAAATATTTTTCTAAGATATTAACCTCATGTTGATCTAAACCTTCATCGGCCATTTCTAGATACCATTGGTTAATATCATTTCTAAATCTAACATATCTATCAATAGGTTGTTCACCAGACTCAGACTGTAATCTCATGATAGAATTTACTTCGGCTAATTGTCGAACATTTTCAGGTCTGGCTTTCTTCATAGCAACCGCACCGACAGGTGAATCCATTTGGAATAGGTTAGGAATAGAACCATCAGACATTCTTTCCCACATGATTGGATTATTGTATTCAAGAAAGTCTGGATGTAAGTATTTATTGTATGTTTGACGTAAGTTACCTTGCCACTCAATCTCGCCATCTTTTAATAATAAATCTAAACACTTAGCAATTTTAGACTGAGCATCTGTACGCAGTACGTCCATTTTAAGAGCACCCATATCGTCTGAATCATGCATAGAAAATGCTGTCATCTTAGTTCCATTTGGTGCTCTCATTAAACTATTCTGAGGTAGATAACCATCATTAAATACATATAAAGCACTTGCATGAATACTTGCGTTTGTAGGTAAACCTTCAATTTTTTGTACAGCCTCAAATAGGCCTGGGTATAATCTTAACTTAGCTTCAAAATCTTTAACAGGCTCGAAACCTTTTTCCTCATCACCATTTAAACATTCACTTAATGTATAAGTGTGTCCTCTATGTGCGGGAACCATTGCAGCTAAGGCTTGCATGTCATCATTATTGTAACCCAAACCACGTCCACAACTTAGTATTGCAGATTTTAAAGACTCTGTTTTGAAAGTCGCGCAATTTAATACATGGTCATCACCATATTCGCCCCTTAAAATGCTGATAATTTCAGCAGTCTTTTCTGGTTGGAAATCACTGTCCACATCAGGGAGCTCTACTCTTTCCTTATTTAAGAATCTCCACTCTTTTAAACCATACACAAATGGATCAATTTGAGTGATACCAATTAAATAGTTGATATAGAAACCTGTGCTTGAACCACGGCCTGGAGCTACCAAACTAGCCTGCCATGCAAGATTAATAATATTAACAGTTAAGTTTAAGTAAGCTGATAATTTTTGATTTAAACGCTCGCTAATATATTCAAGGATATCTAATTCCCTTTCGATACGTTCACGCTTAACATCATCCATTTTCACTTTCTTTTCATGTATACCCTGTTCAATTTGATACATTAAGTATCTGTCTTGTTCATCATCACTATCATAGAACTTGTTAGTGATAGGATATTTACTATCACCGTAAAGTTCTTTAGTAAGTGTAAAATCAGGGATGTGAATTTTAGGAACTATTGTTCCATGTCTGAAGTCATATTCTTGAAATTTTTGACCAATAATAGCTGTGTTATTGATAGCTTCAAGTGCCTCGTCTTTTGTGATACCTTGTCCATTTAAAGTTAAGATATCTATCATTTCCTCTTCAGACATTATATATGTATATTTATAGAACTTTTCAGTTTCACGATCTGTTGTTTGTTTACTATTTAAAAAAGCAGAGTGAATTTTAAAGTCTTCTTTGTCTAAATAATGGCTATCGGTTGTCACAATAAATGGTAAATTATAGTGACGAGCCAATTTAATTAAAGTTTTATTAACTATTACTTGTTCCTCATTATCAGATGGCTGCAATTCAAGGGCAAAATCGCCTTCTCCGAACGTTTTTATACACCACCTGATAAAACTATTAGCCTCAGCTACATTATGCTCTAAAATCAAATAAGGAAGGCGTCCTCCAATACATGCCGTGCTTGCAAAAACGTGTCCTGGATTCTTACCAATAACCTCCTCTATTTTTTGATAGGTTGTAGGAACTCTAACTTGTCCTCTTTCCACATAAGAGTTCTCCCATGCAAAACTTGAAAGTTCTCTTAGTTGGTCCCAACCATCTTTATCTTTAGCTAATAAAATAAAGTGATAGTATTTATTTGTGTTTTTAATTTCTGTTTCATCAATTAAATATATCTCATTACCAAAAATGATTTTAAAATCTGGATGAGATTCTTTAATCTTATCTCTTTCTTTGATAATTTCAACCGCAGCAGACAATGACTCATGATCAGTGAACGCGATACCACCAAAATCAAGGTCAATAGCTTTTTTTATCATTGAGCTTGGACGGTTGATACTATCCAAAAAACGAATATTGGATGAATAAGTATGATTATGGTATGAAAAATAACTCATATAAATACCACCTTTCGTATATATTATAGCAGAAAATAAAATATAATCAAGAAAAAAGAAACAAAAACACCCCGTAGGGTGCTTTAATAGCTAAATAAAATCGGGTTTTTATTTATATTTCTATTTTCCAACTAACAAAGTCTTGTCCGCGTACACGGTTTGTTTTAAAACATAAAAATGGATATTTTTTATTTATTTTATTTACAAGCTTTTCTAAATGTTCACCCCAAGATTGAACAGCTTGAACTCCACCCGCAGAGAGTTTGATTGACGCATTTAATTTTTTCCAATCTTGATGATAATTGGTAATAGTTTGCTTTTTGTTGTTTTTAAGAAGTCGTTTTTTGGTTTTTTCTTTTTTGTTTTTAATTATAGCTAAATATTTTTCTTTTTTCATAATATCATCCCTTCTAATTTTTTCTTTTCCCTATCTATTCTGCGTTGAGTCTGATATATTCGTTCCTTCATATCATCAATATAAAGACCTAGGGCGTCACTAATAAGTGCACTTTCATTACTCATAAAATAATCGACATCGTATTTCTCGTGTAGTTGTTCCGCCAATTGTAGACTTGTTTTTTCATCTTCAAGGTGTGATTCCAACCATTCAAGATTAGATTCAATTTGTTCTTTAGTTCTTGTTGTCTTCATAATTATACACTCCTATTATATTCACTATTATTATAACAGAAAACAATTCATAGTCAAGATAGAAAGCAAGACACACCCCGACCGAGGTATGTCTCGGTTCTAAAATGTTTTTAGGAAAAAAAGTAATTTGCCCAAAATTATTTAATGATTACTCCCTCTCCTGTGTCATCACCATCGTCCACTTCGATTTGTTCAAATGTTCTAAATACAATTTCATTATCTTCTAAGTCATCATCTTCTGTGGGACAATATTGACTAAAATTCCATACTAAACTAGATTCTACTTTAGAGCTAAGATTTTTAGCGTAATGCTTTTCATGGCCATATTGATCATCCTTCCAGAAAACATGATTATCAGCATCTATATCAATAGAATAAATTTTCCATTGGTTTTTAATAAAGTTTTTTAAGTTAATTAAAGTGTTAAAATTACAAGCAAGATTATCTAAGGCTGCAATTTGCTTACCTGATTGTTCTTTATATTCTTCTAAATACTTAAGTAAACCTATAGCTTTATAAAAAGATACATAACTATAAATTGGAAGATTGTCCTTTTCAGGGTCTTTGTAGTCTTCTAATTCACTTAAATCAAAAGTTAGTTTTACCACATCAGTGTGTACATACTTTTTCATCCTTTCACCTCTTTTCTAAAATTCAAAATCAAATTCATCAGCAATCTTTTTTACTGTGATATTTTTACCATAACGTAATAAGAAGTGTTGTAAAACTTCTTCATGATGCTCCATACCATCCCACTTAGCAGCTACAGTCTTAACTTTCTCATCAGGAGTCCAAAGACTATAGTAAGGACATAAGTTTTCTGCACCAGCAGGTTGTTCAGGATTCTGATTACAGTAAGGGCAATAATAACACAAGGCGCCTGGGTTTGGTTCCCAATCTTTATTCTTAATGCCATCTAAAATTGCTGTTAATTGCTTCATACCTCTTTTAATAAAACCTTTGGTGCCAGCATCTTGCTTTGTACCTAAGAAAGGTAGATCGTATTTACAGCTCATTTTTTCATATGGAATATCTAATTCTTCATTCAAACCCATACAATAAATTATAAATTGAAGAGGTGTAGTTAATTCATCCTCTTTAAAAAGTTTTAGTTTAGTTTTAATATCTTCAATGATATATTCATCTGTAAGTTTATTATAGAATATTCTATCAATATGACCACTAAAAAGGAAACCCTCATAACTGATGGAAAAGTACTTTTCAGCTTCCCATGGTTCTAAATCTGGATTAGCTTTCAAATAGTCTTCTAAACGATATATGCCTGTAGCCATATAATCTAAAGCACGACTGTAAAATGATTGTCCTAGGTCATTTGTTTTATAGAATTCCTCTTTATATTTTTCTTTTAAAATGTTGATACCAAAAATACCACCATCAGTATCAAATTTATCTTTTTTAGGAATATTAATAGTTTGAAAATCCTGTTTAAGTTTTTCATAATTAACAACCTGTTTATTCTTTAAGGCATTGAAAATTTGTTGCTCACAAAAATGGACTAATGTACCAAAATCACTTGCCAAACTTTCACCGAAAAAGAAATTGTTTAATTCATATGTTAAATAATACTTAAAATGGCATTGTTCATAAGTGTTCCCCTTGGAGTACGACATTTTAGGTTGTTTTTTAGTGTAGCTCACGTGCGTTTCCTCCTTTTTTCAATCTTTTGATTATAAGAATATAATCTAATTCTACTATGATAAAGTTGTTCAAATACTTCTCTACCAGCATCTGTTGGACTCATTTTCTTCTTAGGAAGCAGATGGTTGTAATCCATGATTACAGATACATTAACATAAGGTACTAAAGGCGCCACTATCTTTAATAGCTTTTGTTCATACTCAATGGTATCTGGGTCACCCTTTTTACCATCAAATTCCCTATCGTATCCTAATATAATTTCTTCTACCCCTAATGATAGTAGTAAATTCATTTGAGCATTAGTAAAGTTAGAACCGCACGTAGCAACAGCCCAACAGTTCTTTACACCATACATGGTAGCAAGTTGCATAACACTCTTTTCTGCTTCAACCACAAAAACCTTGCCTATCTTTCGAATAACATCTTGGTTCTCATAAATACCGAACAGATTTTTACCCAAAGGGTGATTATACATTGTGCCCTCTATAAAGACAGGCATGTATTTTTTACCCTCGTCTAATTCTTTCTCATTAAAACTTCTTCCTCTGATACCAATTAAATTACCATTGATATCTTTGTGTGGAATTATTATTTTTTCTAATGCTGAATCTACTCTAATATTATAATATCTCATAACTTTTGGTGAGATATGATCGTCTACCCACTCCTGAGGTGCAGCAAGTGGATAAAAATATTCTAATAGGTTTTCTTGAATAGGGGTTATCACTTCAGGGTCAACTGAAACCTCTTGTGAATAATCCTGTATCTTTTGGAAGATATCCCAGTCGCTGGTTAGTTCTTCCTCAGGCTCGTCATCAATAAAAACCTCATGTAAATTAAAGAACTTCACTACATAATTATAGGCTTCTTTAAATGTTTCTAATCCTTTTGCTCTTCTAACTAATTCAAATATGTCATATGAACTATTACATGTGAAACAAAAGAATTTTTTACTATCTGTAAAATAATATAATTTTTCACTATCGCCACCATGACAGATAGATGTACTAAATATGGGATTCCCATAACTATCAAATAAGTTTGTTTCATATCCTTGTAAAGAGGAGCACAACTTAATTACATCTTCTGTGGTTAGCATATCTTTTACCTTGTTACTGTCTAACATATACTATCCTCCTCTTTTAGAACTCAAAATCAAACTCTTCACCGCTAGAAGCGCCTGTGGCAGCTTCAAAAGTGTTTTCTTTTGTTTCGTCTAGCATTATTTCAATATTAGTATCTGTAACGGAAATAATAGCGCCTGAGCCATCAGTTACAAAACAATCATGCATTTGACATGTAGCACGGTCAAAATACATATATACTTTGATATTTTGATAACTACCTGCACGCACCTTATATACAGACATGACAAAATTAGGTGTTAACTCAAAACCTTTAGAAGCAAATGCTTGAATAGCTGCATTATCCTGTTCTCTAACAGGCATTAAAATTGAACCAACATCGACTTTATCAGCAATACTCTTAGCTGAACGTAAGAAACCAGCATCTAGTTCTTTAGCGTTCTTATAATCTCCTGATAACTGTGATGCTGTCCAAATATAAATACCTAATGTCTTAGCGGCATCTTTTAAAGCAGAGGCAAACATTAGTAGTATTTGATCAGTTCTAAGCCCCCGCACTTTTGTTTGACGAGCAGCCCCAGCTGTCAACTTTAAACTTTCACCTAAATAATCAAAATACACATAATTAACATTGTGTAGTTGTTTATATTTTTTAATGATATTAATTATATCGTCAATATCATAATTAGTAACACTAACAAAATATAGGTTAGATTTCTCTATTAAATCAATAGCATGGTCAACACGCTCTTCTTCGCCTGTCATATAACGACCATCTTTGATTTTACTTTCAGACACACCAGCAACATAAGCCATCCACATTTGTTGACACTCAGATTCTTCTAGCTCGGTTGAAATAACCAATACTGATTCTTGTAGGTTCGTTTTTACCCATTTTTTATTAACAACATCATAGTATTCTGGAATTGCCAAATGACAAGCCTCTCCGTTAGCTATTCTTGACTTACCCGTACCGCTTGGTGCTGACTCAATAAACAAACAACCCTTACGCTGTCCTCTGTAAATTGTAGTTAATTTTGGAGACATTAAAGGTAATCCCATGTCAGGCGTTTGTTTAAATTTCTCTTTTAAAGCACGTAGACCGTCTCCTGCATGATTTTCCACACGATCAACATTACTACCAAATTGCTCTTTTATTAAAATTAATTTAGTTTCCTCTGTTAAGATAATATCATCAACGCTTAAGCTGTCGAATTTTGCATGCATTTTTGCACTTTCAACAGGGTCAATAATACTATCATCATATAAGTCTGTTGTATCAATACCTGCAGAGGTTAATTTATTGATAAGACTATATTTTTTTAATGTATGATAATAATAATCAAATTTCTTTTCATCGTAAATAGCTAGAATGTTTTGTATATATTCAACACCTTTATTGGTTGTAAACACTTGATATTGGACAGCATATTGCTTTAAGAATTGGTCTATATCAATATAGCCAATGGTTTCCATACCATTCTTAGCTAAATGCTCAATAGCCCCATACAAAATTCTATGGAACTGTTCAGGAAAGTCGTCGATTGAAAAGTTATATTGATTATCTGCAAATAATAATGGGTTTTTAATTAAAGCAGCTAACACATGTATAACAGCTAATTTATTTGTAGAAACTGTTTTTACATCGTCCTTATTCAATTAAACGCACCTCCTGACTTATAAATCTTCCATATTGTATGTAAACTTAGGTTTAGACTCTGTATCTAAATCTGATTTGTTTATCTTTATTGTAACTTGTTCGGATTTTATTTCTACATTTTTATTGGCTTCTAAAATCCTGTCTTGCTCTTGTTTATATTCAATGGCTTCCTTGTAGTATCGACGAATGTTAGCGATAATAAAAGATGGGTCTAAGTCAGCATTATTCACCTTATATACATAATAAATAGTATACAAGATATTATCTTCGGTAAACCCATCTTTCACACAACGGTCTATCCCATCAACAATTGACGACGCCAAGGAGTTTATACTAAATGTTTTCTTCAAATAGTCATAAATTTCCTGTTGTTTCGTCTGCTCTTGCATAATACGGCCAGCTTCGATTTCATGGCAGTCAAAACAAAAAGTTCTTCCCCTAATAGTATATCGTAAGCCATTTTTTAGAATCTTACCACAACGAGAGCACTTGCCACCACTAGGACTACTCACCGTAGCCGCTAGCGATTAACTTATTACGAATTGCAACAACAGTATCGTAATCTGCTTCTGTAGCAACGTTACACTTGAATGTTGTGCCTCCTGTAACTTCCTTAACAATGTCTTTATACTTAGCTGCAGAACCTTCTTTAGTTTGAAGTCTCTTTACCATGTTACCGATTTCTCTTATAACAGATGTTAAATCTTCTTTTTCTAATACTTCACCTGTTTCAGAATCGACATCAACTGTTGGCTTTTCTTCAACCTTCTTAGTTTCTTTTACTTCTTTAACCTCTTTTTCTGTCTTAGTAGGAGTTTTCTTAGTCTTAGCAGACTTGTCTTCTACACCAAAATCAAGGTCTTCAGCCGCCGCTAAAGTCCTCTTAGTAGGCTCCATCGTCCACACAACGTTACCTTCTTTAGCACTGCGAATTTCTAAGTCAATGATAGTCTTTGTTTTTTCATCATATTTAATTTGTGAAACATACCAGCTGTCCTTTTTATCCTTTAAAACATACTTATCACCCTTAGCTGTCTCTACGGTAGGAAGGTCAGCCCAAATTTTTGGAGAAGAATAAAGTTCTCTACCAATACCTAAACGAGAGCATGCTCTCTTGAAAGCGTCAGAAGCTTCAGCCTTCTTTTCTTGACCATCGTCTTGGTCTGATTCAATACCGCAGTCCCACTTCCAAACGAAAGATTGGTCTTCTTTTTCTCTAATACCAACACCGCAGTATAAATTGCCTTTGATCTCGGCATACTGACACTCCCAATTCATTGGGCCTACAGTTTCATCCAAAATCTTAGCATCTGTTCTAGCAGTCTTATATAAAAGTAATAAAGCACCAGTTTTAATAACTTGTTTTACTTTTACCTCTATATCTTCTGCTTTTAATAATGGGAAATTAATCATATGTATATACCTCCTATTTTCCATATCTACGTATATTATAACAGAATTATTCCCAAAGTCAATAAAGTAAATAAAAATTCTATTTTATTTTTATATATATAATAATGTAATTCAATCGAATAATGTTGAAAAATGATAATTCAATCGAAAAATGTTGAAAAATGGCGCACATATACGTGCATGTAGAAACCCCTAATTTGTTGTTTTAGAGGTATTTTAGCTTCACCAAGACATTTTTATTATAGGGATGCATAAACTTACATCTTTCCGTCAAAAACGTCTTAAATAGGCAAAAAAGAGGAGTCATGGATTCCTCTTTGTTATTTTTTAATTATTTTGTTTAGCTATTTGAATATATTTTTCATAAAAAGCTTCCTGAAAAATCCGAATCGGTCTTAGTCTACATGTAAGACCACTTAAATGAATTGCAGCTAACTCAGTAATTTCTCCTTTTTGGAAATAACCAGATTGCTCACATGCTATCTTGTATAAGTTTAATTGATCAGAAACTAGCTTTAGATTTAAACTAGTGGTGGTTTTGAAGTCACAAAGGGCTTTCCGATGTGTTTCTAAATTCTCAGCTGCTAAATCAAATCTACCTGCAGCTATTGGCTGTTGCTCTTTATCATATAAGACAACAACAATTTCAGTGTAAAGGGGTTTTATCTTATAAACAGGAGCAACTATCTTAAAATAGTTACAAGTTTCTTGAGTAGATTTTTCTAAAAAAGGTTCAATATCTATACCTAGTTGCTGAAGTTCAATTAAATCTTGTATTTCTTTATGAACTTTAGTTCCATATATAGCAGCACGCTCTACAACCTCAGGGTCTACAAATTGTAAATGGTCACCATAAGCGCGCTCAAGCAGTTGAGTGATGCTGGGCACTGTTACACCTCTTACAGTGTAAATATGTGACTCAGCATCAAACTCTACTTTTTCACCATTTGGTAAAGTGAAATTTTCAAAAGACATATTAGAAATCTATATCTTTATAGTCTGCTGCAACAGTCTTGTCTTCAGCTTCTTTCTTCTTACGTGGAGTAACTCTTAGTGAGCCAGATACATTGCTAGTCTTAACATACTTAGCATATAACTCAGGATTGTCTTCTTTAAGCTTCTTTGAATCAAAAGAAGTCTTAGTAGATGGAGCCACATAAGTAAAAGTGTAGTCTTCGGAACGAATTGAAGATTCACCTTTTTCTTCATAATCAGCTTCAATAATTTTTTGAATACCTGCATTAACTGCCTTCTTAATAGTAGTTAAGTAGTCAATAAGATTGTCTAAACTTTGATATTTCTTTGAGAAGTCTTCAGATTTAATAAGTTCTGCGGTTACAACCACATGGTCTAATTCAGACGCTAAAACAACTTGGTTAACATTTTGTTCTTGAATATTTGACATAATAATCACCTCAGTAGACTAAAAGTCCATGTCGTCTGCAAACTCTTTCTTTACTTCTTTTTTAGGAGTTTCCTTTTTCTTATCGTTTTCAGATGCTCTCTTACCATTTTCAATAGCTTTAGTTTCTCTCTTAACCATACCAGCCTTAGCAGCTTCTAATGTGATACAGTTTTCATCGCCTTGCTTAATAGGTCTCTTAGAGCAACCCTTAATAACTCTTTCTCTTGTGAAGATAGTTCTATATTGAGGACCTCTTTGTTCACCAATAAACTCATCGTCATCATCGTCGTCAGTTTCTGTTTCAACTTTCTTGTCCATATTAACTAAATCACCCTTAAGAGTAACAGTATCACCTTTTGAATAGTTTTCAAGAATGAAAGCAGCAAGTTCAATAGTTTTTACTTCTTCATTAATTTCAACTTGAACTTCCTTTGGAGCGATGAAATCAATGCAATAAACAGAATCATCATAAACAGGAAGTAAACCTGTAAGAATAGCTCTACCTGTTTCTGTTCCTTCTTCATCATCCTCGTCTTCATAAACGATTTCAGGTTCAAGTTTATAAACAAAAACGTCTACTGAGAAGTTTGCATGTGGATTAAAAGTATCTTCAACTCCTTTAATACCTGCTCTGAAACCTTTGATTAAAATCATATTCTTACTTCTACCTTCAACCTTAGATACAAATTCTTCGAATCGTGCTGCAGCCCATACCTTAGTTGCGTTTGCAGCAGCTTCTGCATAGTCAGCACCTGGATTGTTCTTTAAATAAGAAGCAATAGATGTAGTGTTATCTGGTAATAAAGCACTTAACTTATCAAACTCTTCGTTTGCTTCACCGTCTTTAGTTGTAGATGGCACATAGTATTGCACCTTATAATTACTAGATTCATCAGTTGCAATAATAATAGAGCCTCTGATTACCTCACCCTTGTCCTTAACATCAACCTTTTCTAAGTTATTTTCCTTTAGATAACCTGTAATGCTAACTGAATTTTGTTTCTTCTTCTTTTCTGTGTTCTTTGTTTTTTCTGCCATGTTCGTAAAATCTCCTTTTCGTTTCGTAAAAATTTTTTTGAAGGCAATAGCATAGCACACTGTTGCTTTCTAGTTACATTATAGCAGAATAAAATTTTTTGTCAACACTAAAAATATAAAATTAAAAAAAAGACGAGGTAAAACCCCGTCTGCTTGAACTCATCGTTCAAAACTTTTAATGATTTCCTCTAAATTATAGTTAGGGTCATCAATTAATATTAAATTAATATCGTTTTCTTTTGCAATTTCTGTGGCTCTAGTGACAATAGTGTCAAAATTATTAATAACCCAGTTAATAGTTCTTAAAGACCAATTTCTTTCTGTATCGTTTAATCGTTGATTTATTTTATCTAAGCAATAATCTTTAAGACTAAGATCGTAAGCTATCATAAGATAATTTTGTGCTCGCTCTTTTAGGTATTGATGTATATGCTCATTAAAAGACACCATGACCACATATCCTCTGCGTTCTAAATACAGCGCTATTTTGCAATACGTATAAATCCAATTAGGGTTAGTTTTTATATCATTAAATAATCCTGAATCTAAATCTATGACATTATGATTACTTTTTGACAATGTTGTTTTACCAATGGTAGGCATTGCGCTAACTATCATAACTCATCCTCTTTAAGAATATTTTTACATTTCTCTTTGCCCCAATAGTCAAGTATGTTTTGAGCCTCTGGAATTACATCCTCGTACTCTTCGTAAAAATTGTAGGAACTATGATTGTACTTCTCAAACAATTTTTGCGTAGTTATTAGTGGCAAGTTTGCTAGCTCAGGGGCTAGTAACATAAGCATCACCGCTCTAAATACTCTTTCACTTGGGAGTTTAATTTGTAAAAACAAATCATCAGCAAAAGGTCTTAATTGAGCACTCCATCGCGTGGAATGTTGAATATAAGCAAATAAATGTTCAGGGTTATTTATATAAGCTGAGCCAAAAGTCTCACAAGGATATCGTCCACATAATGTTTTTAATCCATTACGAACACCAACGTGATTAGGGCAACTCAATGTGTTAGCCACCGCTAAAGCACACCCTAAGTCTGCCTGACTTAGTTCAATATGATTTTTACCGTCATTTTTAATATCAGCAAGGTAGAATTGATCGCCCTGATAAACACCCTTCCATAAACTACTTAAAACACGAGTATCTAAACCACCACTTATTGTAGGAATAAACAAGTCTTTATCAACATAGTTTTTAACTAATCGCTTATATTTAAGAAGAAGATTATGTAATAAATCATATGCGTCTTTTAACTCAGTTGAGAATAATTGCAGTGGATAATCTTCCTTTTCAAAGGTTCCATCTTTATGTACAACCACCCTTTTCCAATTTTCTATAAATTGAACATGCTTATACCAATAATCTCCTTTAACACTTTTAGCCCAATGACAATAGGGCTCTTCTAACTCGTTTTTAATATAATCATTTGGAAAATGGTTTTGAATAAATTCTTGAATATTATCTCTATCTAAATCAAATACAAATTTGTTTTCAATAACACAATATGCGATTCTAGGGCAAGCAAAAAAATCAGTTGTAAAAACTATGTCCTCACCAACTCTCTCCCAACGATACATAGAGCCATTGGCTTCAATATTCTCAAAAAACAAACCCTCATCCAAATTAAAAGTTTCATCTGTTATATATTTTTCAAACGTTCGCATTTTTCCTCACCCCAGTATTTTATAATTTCTTTAGCATCGCTTATAACATCTTTATATTCATCAAAAAAACTATAAGGACCGTAGTTATATTTTTCAAACAATTTCTGAGTCCCTATACATTCTATATCTAACATATCTGATGCAAACAACAGCATCATTAAACATCTAAATACGCCTTTTTTGGGCTGTTTTATCTGCAAAAATAGGTCATCAGCAAAAGGCAACAATAAAGTATTTCCTCTAATTTGATGTTGAATAAATTTGTAAATAAACCTATCATCGTTAACATCCATATTATACATACCACGAGTTGATTCAGTATACATGCCAGATAAAGTTATTCTACATTGTCTGTCACTAGTGTGTTTAGTTAAATTAAATTTTTTAGCAACTTTCAATGCAACCTGTAAATCCGCCCAGCCTAGATCAACTCTATTATTATTATCCTGTTTAACTTCTCGTATGTAAAAATCATTACCCTTGTATATGTTTTTCCACAACACAGTTAAACATCTTGTATCTAAACCACCCGTAATAGTTGGGATAAAATTATTTTGTTGTGTAAGTAATTCGACGCCACGTTTATATTTAACTAATAAATTATAAAGATTATCATATGCGTCTTTTAATGGAACTGAATAGGGCTTTAATGGATAATCTCTCTTATCAAAAGACCCATCAGGATAAACTATCACCTGCGACCAATTTTCTATAAAGCTCACATGTTTCAGCTCATAGTCTTTTTTTACTGACTGTTTAAATTGGGAATATGGTTCTTCTGAAACTGCTTGAACGGTGTCATTTGGGTAGTGTTTATTTATAAAACTTACTATTCCATTACTTCCTAAATCAAAAATAAAATCATCATCAAAATTACTATAAGCAATTCTAGGGGCAGCGACGTAGTTGCATTCAAATACAACTACGTCGTTTACTTTATACCATTTTACATAGTCACCTAGTATATTTTTGACTTCATACATATCACCATTTAATGTTTTGTTTGTTATGTATGCTATCATTTTAGCAAAACCTCCTTTTCTTGACTGATGCTTATTTGACCACAAAGAGTGCAAACAGAATTTACACAAACAGCAGGAGATTTTAAAGGATGAAAATCTTTTAAGTTGTTTGTGGACCTACAAGTAGAGGTTTCATCTGCTCGCCCTAAATGTTTATCTATCTCAATATATACATAATCATAGTCTCGAGAGCAATAATAACCACATGGTTCAACAGTAGTTTTATCACTATCTAAGTTGGAGGTTAAAAACTCATTTCGTGTTTTATACATTTTTATATACCCCTCATCATCAATCACCTTATATCTGTCTTTTTTAGTACTACTAGATTCACATATTAGTTTTTCTTTATCATCGATGCTAGCAAACATATCTCTCTCAATAAAATAAGAGAAACCAGCCGCCCTACATCGTTCTATTAGTGTTCGAATTTCTGGTTGATTGTTTATTAAAGAAACAGCCTCTACTCTAATACCCTTTTGGTTTGTGGGTGATTTGATTTGACTAAATTTGGCTAAAAAATCATCCATAGAACAAAACTGATAATGCCATGAACATGTAATGCCTATCTCAGAGTTGTACTGATAGCACAACTCTGTTAGGTCATTATAGTAATCTGCTGATTGACTCATATTGGTAGTTAAATTAATACGCTTTAATTTTTCTCCACATATTTTAAATAATTCTTCTAAAATATAATGAAGATTAAAAATTGTGCACTCACCACCGATTAAATCAAGTTTAACGAAACCAGGTAACTCTTTAATTATTCTAGCCACTTCAGGAATAGTTTTTACTATTCTATCCCAATTTTCGCTCATAGATTTTTTATTATCAATAGACACTGTTTTTTTTCTAATACAATAGCTACACTGATAATTACACAAATCAGTCAACCTCCACTTAATAGTAGAAGCACACATCCCATTTAAACTAATTATACTTTTATACATAAAAACACCTTCTGTTATTAATCGCTAAAACAAGCATAGGTTTTACCACTAACTGGAGTAATAGTAACAGAGTCCACATTATCAGATCCGATTGCCCATCCAATATCTTCCGACCACTCATCTCCTATACAACTTGAAGTCATTACTCCTTGACTCAACCATCCATCATGACTACTACCTCCTGAAGCGTACATGCATTTAACAGTCATTTGTCCTTTTCCAGTAATAGTTAATCGCTGATTTCGTCCTGTTATAACGGCATTTTGTGCCACACCTGATGTGTCAGTATAATTAAAACTCATATATGAATACCCATTTGAAAGAACAGGGTAATACTGTCCTCCCATTAAAGCTATAGTCCAAGAAGTAGCTGCATAGGTTACATTAACTGTTTTAGGTGAGCTTGAGCTGTCTCCAAAACTAAATGTTGCAGGACTAATAGTAAAACCAGTTGCATTGACGACAAGTGCGCCTGCTGATCGATATGAATAAGGGCATATTACCAAACGGTTACTTGAAGATGCAACACTTGCGCCCGTGCTAGTATTTTTAATTGTGGTAGGTAGATTAATACCTGAAATATAAGCCGCAGAAGAGTTTGTTTGAGTTACAGCTAGCCTGTGGTTATCATTATCGGTACCTAAGTAAGAAAATTCTACTCTATGATAAGCGTTTCCGCTTCCAAGCCAGTTTCCTGTTAAACTATCAGTAAACACATTTATTGTAGGTGGACCCCACGCTGTATAGCCTGTAATTATTCGGTCATCTGCTGGATAGCCATAAGGATAGTAACCATTAGCTAATTTACCATAAGAAGTGACTGTTCCTGCGCTAGGAGCATAAACTTCTTTACTCATAACAGTTAAACTATAATTAAGAGTTCCCTTAGAATAGTATTTAGTAAAATCAGATGTTGTAGTAGAGATACTTTCTACTGTTCCATTTGGATAGGTAATAGTTCCACTATAAGGCATACCGTTAAATGAAGTTGAAAGAGAATAGTATGCAGTAGTTGTAGTAGACATAGTTTTACCAGCTGTTATGTTACTATATGTGAATTTATACACTGAAAAAACATTGCTGTTGTTAACAGTTACAGGTGGAGCTGCCTCTGCAACTGTTGCACTTGATGCAGAATAACTTGAAATGTAATACCAACTATTTGATGTAACATAAATTTCAGGACTAGAATTATATAAAACTGAATATGCAGTACCACTTGTCATGGCTGAGCCGTTTAAAGTTGCAGTTGCATTTGTACCCGTCCATTTTACAGTAGGGTTTGGTGTAAGTGAATATGTACTACCACCTGTAGGACCCGCAACATCCCAAAAATCTACACGATAAATTGCTCCTGTGTCATATTGAGTTCCACCTGTACAATATTCTGTTGAATAATATCCTGCAGCGGCAACTGCGAATACATAAACTCTAGTGCCACCTGGGTATGTAGTTCCGCTTGGGCTACCACTAGTTGCAAAACCATCAGTTGACAAGAAGATAGAAGATACACCTGTACCAGCTGTAACTGTAACGGCACCAGACTTTGGAATTTCATTAACTTGAACAGAAAAACCACATCCATCAGTAACAATACTTTCGCCCGTATCATTGCTAATGTAATCAAAACTGTAAGTATAATGAGAATCCCCTGAACTAGTAACCCAAGTATACGTTGTTGAACCAATGGTTACTCTATTACCAGAAACAGATACAGGGTCTCCATAGTGCGCTGTAATCTCAATATAGCCCTCGTTATATCCTTGCCAATATCCGTAAGAACCACTTAAATAAACAGTAATCTCACGACCCACTCTAGATACAAGTAGTGCAATTGTAGTGTTGCCTGTTATTTGTCCACCATCGGTAATACCACTTATGCCGTTGAAACTATAAGAGTAATTACCATCATCTTGTGGTAAGTATCCTTCAAAATCCGCAGTGTCTGTCCTGTCGTAACCACTATTATAATAATACATGACCTCATTAAGTCTAAAAGTAATATCACTAACAGAGACTGAAGTGCCATAGTATGCTCTCATAGTCCACTCATCATTAGGGAATCCAATACCTCCTAATGTTTGGTTTATCCAAGGGGAGATACCTTGTGCACTGTAGTCAGATAAATATTGAGCAGTAACTGTAATAGCATAATCTCGCAAAGTCTCGTCAAATTGAGCCGTTCTTGTTACGTTACTTGTAACATAAGAACTTGAACCTGACCAAGATCTAAATGTATAAGTATACTGAGCGGTTGTAGGTCTTGTAGGTGTAGAACCACCATATGATGCAGAACCACCATAAGGAACATTCGAATCTGTTTCTAATGTTGTGCCATCCCAGTTCTTCCATGTAACAGTATATGTGTTTCGTGCAGCTGTTGTGTGGCTTGTTACGCTAGACCATACATCTTGATACTCTGTTGTATCAGAACGGGAGAAGACAAATGAGGCTGTAACATTACCACTAACACCATTAGTTCCTGTGTAGTTGTCATTACTCTTAGAATCAACGTGCTTTGTACGAGTAGCTTGTCTATATGCACTACAATAATATGTAGTTGAGAATGATAAACCAGATTTTGTCTTAGTTCCACCTGCAGCAGTAGAGCCTAAAGAGGTACCGCCAGCGGCATTACTAGTATTATAATATAAAGTAACTGTACTACTATCATTATTTTTTACAGTAATATTACCTGTAGTTGAAGCACCCGTAGAAGTAACAGTTGGAGCAGTTACTGAACTAACACTCCAAGATGTGTAGCTAGTACCATTACCACTTGATGTACCACTTAATACGTCGTTTTGATAAATTGTTGCTCCATTAGATAATACACCTGTTCCTTGACCAGATTCAGTATATGTTCTGCTAACAGAATATGTACCATAACTACTATTTGTAACATTAATAGTTAATGTGTATTGTCCTAAAGCAGAGGCAACTAATCCAACGCTTGCGTTAGAAGTGCTTGTGGCCTCTACCGAATCGGTATAATATACACCAGTATAATAATGTGTGCTACCGTAGTCTGCATAATAACCAGCATTTGGCGTAGCTCTAAAGTATGCAGCATAACCATAATATCTCCATGTAATAGTGGAACTATAGTTTGTGGTTGTATACCAAGCACCAGTCCAATTTGTTAAGACCTTACCTAAAGTATATTGAGTAGGAGATAACACTAGAGACTTAGTTGTAGTTCCAGTGATTGTACCAGAAACTGATTGTGTGGTATAACCTGTTTTTGCATAAGAATAACTATAGCTCTCACCATAATAATATGTGTGAGTCCATGCAGTTTCTGCAGTTGTGCTACTTGATGCACTGTTAACACCTGTAATCTTATAATAATTCCTATTAACAGTTAACACATAAGAATTTCTTGCAGCTGTTGTATGAGAAGCTACTGAAGAGTAAATTACACCTGATTCTTCACTTACAGCTCTGCTGAATGAAAAAGATGCTGTAACGTTACCTGTGACACTGTTAGTGCCTGTGTAGTTACCACTGGCCGCAGTATCATTGTATTTATCTCTAGTTCTACTACGAGCTGCACTACAATAATAGGTTGTACTGAAACTTAAACCTGTTTTAGATTTTGTAGCTCCAGAAGTCGCATCACCTAAGCTTGTGCCACCTGTTGTATTAGTAGTATTATAATATAATGTTACAGTATTTGAATCGTTATTTTTAACTGTAATATTACCTGTTGTTGCATCACCTGTTGAAGTCACAGTAGGTGTTGTTACCGAAGTAACACTCCAAGCACCATAGCTTACACCATTACCTGATGAAGTTCCTACTAATTTATCACCATAATAAATAGTTGCACCATTACTTAAGGCACCAGTAGAAGCACCCTCATATGGTGATGCTTCTCTAGCTACAGAGTAAGTACCATAAGAAGGATTTGTTGTAGAAATTGTTAATGTGTAGCTCTTAGTTGTTCTTGTGCATTGAACAGTGGTTGATTGAGTTTCACTACTGCTACTATAACTAAATGTTCCTGTGCCTGTTGGTGTTCCATAGTTATATGGAGTCTCAGATTGTGCTGTTCCTGTTACAACTACACTTGTAGAATAATCAAGAGAACTTAAGGTAGCAGAAGTTGTGACTTCTACCTGAGCTTCACTGCCAACTTTATAGTAAACTTTTGACATGTTGCTGCCCTTTGTAATGGTTAAAGACCATGTTCTTCTTCCGCCTGCACTTAAACCTGAAGTTGCAACAGATGTTAAAGATGCACTATTAGGACCCGTAAAGCTATAAGCATGAGATGAATCATAATAAGTTAAAGATGGATTATAATATCCTGTAGTCGCACTTGCTTCCCAATAGAACTTATCACCATAATAAATAGTCCCACTTGTAAACGTTGAATATGAGTTACCGTTCCAAGGTTTTCTCTTGCAAGTAAGGCCTGAAACACCCGTTGGTAATGTACCTTGAGATAGTCTACCAGAAATTCTATCTAGATTAATAGTACCAAAGTTTACATCACCTGCAATTTCCCACCAATCTACTCTATATTTACTACCTGAAATTTGTGTCCAAGAAGAAGGAATTACGTATCCTGTTTCAACTACAGCAAAACCATAAACGATGTCTCCACCATTATAAAGTTGAGTACCACTAGCAGCACCACTGGTCGCTGTAGAAGTTGTTGATAAATAAACACTTGAAACGCCCGTTCCTGCTGCAATATAAGCTCTACCAGGTTTTGGTGTTTCTGTGCAGTACGGAGTAATCAAGTTATCACTAGAATCAGGATTTACATAGCTAGCAGGTTCGCCATCAGCGGTAAATTCAATATGATTGAAACTTATATTGTATTGTGAAGTTTCTGTAGTATCAAGTACCCATGTATATGTATGGACATATTCGGACCACTCTCCCACTGGGTTAGGTCCTACTGTAACTGTAGCACCTGAAATAGACACATAATCACCATTAAGAGCGGTAATTGAGGATATTGTGTCACCATTGGAATCTTCCCAATGACCATAAAGACCGTCGTCAAGATTAACTGTTACTTGTTGGTCGCCAAGACGTGCTATTTGTGCTATGATAGTTGGTGTGGTTGAATTAAATGCATGGTATCCCCAAGAAATACCAGAAATACCCGCAAAACCATACGTATAGCCAGATAACTCAGGTAACTCTAAATAAAATTCAAATTGACCTTGGGCAATCCAATTATCATCCCCAGATGTATCTCTATAGTATAGAGTAGCATTTTCAAGCATTAAATACAAGTTTCCAGACTGCCATTCAAATGTATAATAAGTATCATAATGAACTTTAAAATAATAGTAACCACTGCTAGGGTCCTCTGGGTCACGACTTGGGTCTGGGAAGTATTCAGTATAATCATGAAGATCTGGGTTAAAACAACGCCAAGGTCCCCTGTCTGAAGAATAGTCGCCAAGATAATTAGAACTTAAAACTAAATCATACTCAAAATAATCAATATCAAACTGAGCAGTTTTAGTTAAATTGCCTGTAACCGTGTCACTACCAGTCCAATAATGGAAAGTATACACACCCACGTTATCAGTAGGTCTTGTAGGTGTTGCACCGTCATAAGAAACAGTTGAACCATAAGGAACATTTGTATCTGTTTCAAGAGTAGAACCATCCCAGTTCTTCCATGTAACTGTATATTTATTAACAGTGCTACTAAATTGCGCTGTGTAAGTTTGATCACTAGTAACTGTCGTTTGCTCTGGACTCCAGCTACTAAAAGTATATGTATATTGTGCTGTTCTAGCTCTTGTAGGTGTTGCACCATCATAGCTAGGTGTTGAGCCATATGCCACGTTACTGTCAGTCTCAAGTGTTGTGCCGTCCCAATTTTTCCATGTAACTGTGAATCGTTTGATAGAGCCAGCTACTAAACCTGAAGCTGAAACAGAAGTAATGCTTCCACCTTGAGAACCTGTCCATGTGTATGGATTTGAACTACTGCCATATGTAACGGTTGGATTGTTATATCCCGTTGTTGCTGTGGCTACCCAATAGAATTGGTCTCCATAATAAATTCTACCACTTGTAAATAAAGAATAAGAGTTACCATCCCATGGTTTTCTATAACAAGTAATTGAAGCAACTCCTGTTGGTAAATTTCCTTGTGATAAACTACCGTAGATTCTTGCTGCTGCTCCTAAGCTAATGCTAGCAGTCCAAGGATTACTACTGTAATTTAATGTAAAGTTTGTAGGGTTCAAAATTTTAGTTGTTGAGGTACTATTGTATCCTGTATTTCCAGTTCCTATACAGGTTATAGTATCCCCATAAGAAGCAGATGTGATAACTTGGTTATTTGCATTTTTAAATGATACACTACCATTAGTATAAGTACCACTTAAAGTATATGTGTTGATTACTGCGTTAATAGTACCAGAGTCCTTGTCACCCGCTATAGACCAATAATCTACTCGATATATTGCGCCGTCCTCATATTCTGTTCCACTAATTAATTCCCATCTAGGATATGCGTTACCTGGTCTATGGTATCCTGCCTGTACAACAGCAAAAACATATACAAGAGTATCTCCTGGGTAAGTATAAGTTCCACTAGCATGACCACTTGTTGCTGTAGCGCTAGTTGAAGTATAAACACTGGTAACGCCTGTTCCCGCTGTAACATAAACTTTACCAGGGTTAGACGTAACATTGCAATATGCGTAGGCTAAATTCATAGGTCTGTACTCCGAAGCGGCCACTTGTTCATTGGCAACTGCATAGTTAGTTTGTTCACCATCAACCGTAAATTCAATATGGTCAAAACTAATTGTTTCTGCTGAATCAGAACTATCAGTTATCCATGTATATGTGTGCACAAAATCTGACCAAGAACCAGCAGGATTAGGTCCCACTGTTATTGAACTACCTGAAATATCGACATAGTCGCCATCGTATGCTAGAATGTCTATTTGTTCATTTCCATCAGAATCAATCCAATGTCCTCTATCTCCCTCGCAAACAATTGTGGCAGTATGACTACCTAATCTAGCGACAGACGCTATAGCCACTGCATTTGCAGTGATAATTGAAGGCGCTGTAATATTTAAAAATTCATACGAAAAATCGCTAGTGTCTGAAGGAGCATTAAATGTTATTGTATATGGGCTTTCTCCATATTTAGTCCGATCATCTGAAATTGTTATAGTGTTGTCTTCACAAGTAATAGTTGTTCCATAATGTACTTCAACTATTGGATAATCTGATTCTTCCCCATTTAAGCGGTCATAATACTCCCAATCCCATTCTCCATAATTACACTGTAATTCTAGTTCATAAGTGTTTGGTTCAGTGTATTCATGCCATGAGTCAGGAGAACCCGTAACAGTGCGTCCTGAGAATGTTTTTAAATTATCGTCATTATCAAGACCAAAATTATAACCTGTGTTAGCAACCGCTTTTCCACTTAAAATATCTCCATAATACACTGTAGCTACGGCATAACCATTGGTAGTGTATAACAAAGGGTCTGATTCAGTTGAGCCCTCTGTAGCACCTTGATATGGTGACGAAGTTCTCCATACCTTCATATAACCACTACAAGTACCACCAAGTGCAATTCTATAATCCCAGTGTTTTACATAAGGTGCAGAATTGCTATTGACACCAGCCACAACTGTAGAATTGTCACTGTCTAGATTGTTTGTGTTAAAAGCATATGCCGCTGATGCTAACCAATAAATAACAGTGCCAGCATTATACCAACCCACTGTAAATGGAGTTGTATGGGTTGAACTTGTATAAGCAGAACAATTAGTACCAGCTAAGCTTGTAACATTATATTGTCTAGTATATTGAGCTTCAATGGTTCTTGCCATTATAGATTCAGTTAAAGGAGTTAAATTGTCCCATGAACCATTTATATCACGGGCATTAGTTCCTGTAACATTGCTAGGGTTTGCTCTACTTGGAGTATCACCATATCTATATGTGGTTGAATCTGTAACAGTGGTCCAAGTTCCATATGCAGTTTGATAATGCCAGCTGACTGTAAATGGGTTTGGTGTAACAGTTATGTATGCAATTGCCCTAGAAGCAACCCCCTCTTCAGGAACCTCTGTTGTAGGTATCCACTCATCCTCTTGTGCATCATATTTTGCAAAGCCTAAACGATTAAACGTATAAGTGTACTCTGTAGGGCTTGTTGCGGTAACCCATGTATATGTATGAACATATTCTGAATAAGGACCAACAGGATTTGGGCCTATGGTAATTGTGTTATTTGAAACAATAATCGCGTCCCCAACACATGCTGTGATATATGTGCTAGAAATTTCATCACCATTTTCATCTTCCCAATGACCAAATTCTGCTGAGATATACTCAGGGTCTTGTGAAGGTTCAACATATAATTCAACATCAACTTCGATAGAACTATGTCGAGCAACAGCTGCATTAACCGTAACATCACCGTCAACTTCATCAGGACCTGAAAAAGAATCAAAAGCCCAACTATAACCTGTTGTTGTTGGTATTGTAAAATCAATAGTGTAGTTAGTTGGACCATCATTATCTGCGTCGTAAATTGTGATGTATGGGTCGCTTGTTGCATCATAAGTAATAGTCGCACCATAGTGCGCGATAACAACAGGTACCAAACTTGTGGTGCCAGCAACAGTAGTGTAGTTATCCCAATTCCAATAAGCACCGCGGGATAAAACAGCGGCACTAATAATAGCATCGGTCCCTGATTCATTCTCCAAATAAATTGAAAGACGAGATATTTCCACATCAACAATACCATGTTCACGCTCATAATATTCTGCGTCCACATCTACAACACGATGATTAGCACCTTGTGTAAATGGAATGTTTTCTTGTAAAACCACAGAATTCGTTTCATCAATAATACTATATGTACCTGATATATTGTTGCTAACAGTAAAGTCTAATGAATATGTCCCCGCGCCAATATTTGGTAGACGCATCTCAAATTGTTGTTCTCTAGGTAATTCATCCAAATTTTCTATTAAATTTTCACCGACACCTGGGACTGTTTGTGTTAGGAATATATTATATACATTAGAATCCATGTCAATTATCCATGATGTATAATCAGGAACTGTTCGATTACTAAAAGTTCTTATTGTATCTGTGTTTCCATCGCCTAAATTGTAATGGATATTAGTTCTCTCAGCTTTTCCATTAAACACATCACCAGAGTAAGCCCAAATTGTTTGATTGTTTCCATTTGTTACACTAGCTGTAGGATTACTTTCTGTTCCTGTCTCAGCACCTGCATATGGTGACGATGTTCTCCATATTTTCATATAACCTATTTCAGTGTCGTCCACAGAATTTGGGTTGTGTAAGGAAATAAAATACTGATATCTGTAAACATTAGTTGCAGAAGCGCTATTTACACCCGCAGCCACATCTACTATAGAAGTCGTAACATTATAAGGATATATGTTACTATAATCAAAACAATAAGGCATAGTAGATTTCCAATAAATTTTTACATTTGTATCATACCAACCTGTAGAAAAAGGAGTTGAGTATGAACTAGAAGTGTAAGCTGAACAATGTGTGCCAGATAAACTTGTAACATTGTATTGAGGCTTATAAGTCGCATTAATTGTTCTATCGTCTGTGATGTCACTTAAATCATCCCAACCAAGTGAATAATTACGTACATTACCACTTGTAACAGTTGGTGCAACTGCTCTAGATGGTGTATCACCATAATGTAATGTCTCTGTGGCGGTTGTCCATGTATTATAAGCGTCTTGCCAACGCCATGTAACTGTAAATGGATTTGGAGATTGTGTTACCTCCGCCTCCAAAGAATCATCTGAACCTAAAATTTCAAATGTTTCTTCTCCGTTGTAAAATAAAATATCGTTAAATATATATGAATAATCATGATCAGCAGGTTGTGTTGTCCACGTTAAAGTAATAACATCCTCTGTATAAGGGCCAACAGGATTTGGTCCTACTGTAACAGTATTTCCTGAAATAATAACTGCGTCTCCAATATGAACAGAAACCTCACTAATTTCACTACCATACCGTGGGTCATCACAAGACCAAGAACCATAAGAACCGTTTAAATGTAAAGTTGCTGTTTCAATACCTTGTCGAGCCACAGATGCAGTAGCTACCGCATCACCAGAAATAGTTGTAGCGCCTGTAATACCAATTAATGTGTAATTGTATAAGGCTGTATCCCCTGGAGTATTAAATGCTATATCATAAGCCTGATTGTCGTATTCAGGAACATAATCTGTTATAGCTATTCTAGTTGGGTCTTGTGCACCATCGTGGTCGTACCCATAAGCAATTTCTGTTCCTGTATGAACAAACACGATTGGATAATCACTTGACTCACCATCTAGGTGAATATGACCAATTTCGTCCCCCCTTGATGTATATGAGTCCCATTCTCCATAATTTTGTACTAAAGCTAGTTCATATGGGTTTGGATAAATTGTTATAGTCCAATCTGTATTACTAGTAGATAAAACTGTTTCATCTGTAAAAGTCTCTAGCACTTCACTACGATCGTCTATATCTGAGTAGCCACGTAAGTTCCATCCAGTATTACTTTCTGTTTTACCAGACAAAACATCTCCATAGTATACATACTCTGTGACACGACCTTCTGTCGTATAAAGCAAAGGGCTTGATTCGGTACTTAGCTCTGCATGTTGATATGGTGAGCTAGTTCTCCATACTTTTGCATAACCACGAGAAACACTTTGGTCAGCTTGATATGGGCACCATAACTCAAGGTCATACCCCCATCTTTTTACAAGATTTGCTGAACTACTGTTGACACCAGGTACTACATCAACGGTCTCCCACTCAATAAAGTTATCGCCTGTCCAACTATAACAATATGCAGCAGTGGCATACCAATAAATTTTATCGGTTGCACGATGCCAACCTGTTGTAAACGGTGTTGTCCATCCCCATGCTTGATAAGCATTACAATTTGTTCCATTAAGCTGTGTAACATTATATTCTATGTGATATACCGCATTAATGGTTCTATCCTCTGTTACAGGAGATAAGTCATCCCATGCGTCAAATACTTGTCTAATATTGCCGTCCACAACCGTAACAGCTGGGTCACGAGATGGAATAGCGCCATCATCATATTCTTGCGTAGTGGTTGTCCAAACACCATAAGATGCCTGCCAACGCCATGTAACCACATGGGTCCCTTTCCATAAAACAGTTCCGTCATGGGTAACTTGTTTTACTTCTTTCATTACCCCGTTAACGGGGATTTTCCATTTTTTCACTTTCGAAAAATCCATATTGTTTTTCCTCCTTTTTACGAATTAGTTATAGGGAACGTTCTTAATTTTACGTTTACATCAGAAGTGGTTCCGTCATTGTTTTTAACAGTGAAAGTCCATGTTTGGAATGTTCCCACATTTCCATCTGTGATTGCTGAATAAATTGCAGCTGCATCTGCCCATTGTGTGTTTGTAGATTGACTATTAATAGTGTTGGTGTGGGCTGATTTTGGCACATATGTATCGGCAGCATCATCTGTTGTTAAATAATTACCTTTTGGTTGATAATTAGTTGAAACATATGTATATACACCACCACTTGTAATCAAAGCAGCAGAACCTGGTGAAACATCATCAGTGGTATTTAATTTAATTTCTAAAGTATAAAAAGTAATTGTATTTGTGCTTGTATTAATAGCTCCTACCCACCAATCTGGGACGTTATTTTGAATAACAGGAATAATATCTCCCACCTTCAAATTTTTTAACAAAATATCGATAGGATTATTATCTGAATCTAACATAACAGTTCTAATTTTAGTGTTGTTATTAAAAGGAATCTCTATGCTTAGATGTGCGTTATCATTAAAATTTGAGTTAACTATATCTGTTCCTGTTACTTGGTCATCGATAACATAATTATTGGTCTTACCTTCAGCTATTTCTCTGATATTTTGAAGTGCTGTATATACACCACCAGATGTTACGGGTTTAGTAGACGAAGCAGTTGGTGCTGTATCAAAACCTGTAGAGTCAGTTGTGTACTTAAATAAAAAATCAGACCGACTATAATTTGAAGCTGCAACTTCACCGCTTGAACCTTTCATTAAAAATTTGCCTTCTGAAACCTGAGCCCACGCGTCTGCTACCAAAGCAACTTGGCTTTGATTAAATGAAGCAGTATGTAATAAGCCATCATTGTCAATATAAATCATTTTACCATGATTCCGTGCAATATCAGTAGCAATTTGCTGCACCATTTCATATGCGCGATCTATTTGTTCACCACTATAAGGGCTGACATATTTATCACTAGCCATGTTTTATTCCTCCTTATTATAATAAATTTGTATGTATATATCAAATTATACTATATATTCATTGTTTCTATATTAGTTGACAAATTTAGCACATTAGAAAAACTTATACTCATTTGTCCACTTGTATCTAAATTAAAAGAAATAGATTGCAACAAAAATCTTTCTTGAGTTAACTCATAAAAATCACTACTAATTGTAATTAAATTGTTTACTGCCAAAAAAGGATTAAATAATATAGTAGAATTTGATGTTGTTTTTAAAATTAATTTTTGTCTGAGTTCATACTCAGCTCTTTCTTTAGCCAAAACGTCAGAATAAATATTATTGTCATTAATAATATTTCCTGTTCGATATCCAACTCTTTGATAACACAAAGGAGATCTTTCATCATTATTGACAGCTATAGCCCTATAAGCATACCCATCTTTAGCATTACCTACAACAATAATTCTGTTAACAATAGAACTATAATCATAATCAAAACTTAATTGAGTTAAATCTCCTTTGTCGGCATCAAATGAATATAATATAGGTTTATACTTGTCTTCTGTTACCTCTTGAGTTGGTATTATAGTTAAATGGCCATCGGAATTATAAAAAATCTCAGCCGATAACTGAGTGGCTAATTCTAATAAAAGATCACCATATGTGTCACCAGCATTTTTTGTAATTGTTACTTGAGTTTTCTTTCCTTTTAAACTTTCGTGAAAAATTAACGCCTTTGTATCAAATACAGAACCATCACCGACTTCTGTTAGCTGAATAGATTTAATTACCTCTTCGATATCATTTCCCTCAGGAATTTCATAGGTATCTGTAAGTCTACCAGTGGCGCCCTCAAACCAACTAAACTTATCGTTAGCGGTAATACCTACCTCCCTACCTTCGGGAGTAAGAGAAGGGGATGTTTTGGTTATAACAAAATACCCCTTTGTAAAAGTCACCGTCTCTCCTAGATACTCTAAGACAACGTCTAATCTTAATCGTGTCCCCGCCCATAGTTGATAGATATTTGGAGTATACTCCCCACTTTGGTTATATAATGTAAACGATAATGTACGTCTTTGTCCATTTTGGTAGTTCTCATTATAAGACCCTCCCTCTTTTATCATAGAGGAAGGAATCTCATAATTAATTGTTTCATCGGGATAAAGCACGTAAATTTTAAAAGTCGTAGAAACATAGTTTAAATCAATAGCTTTTTCTAAAGTTTGAATATCTGTATTTTGGTCAATATATAAGCCACCTTGTATAGAAAAAGGGATAATATCCCCACTAGATAAGTTGGCGTATTGTTTTACAACACTCATATTATCCCCTCCTTTTAAGATTGATGCTCAAGCTGATGTTCTCCTACATAAGCATATATAATATTTTCATCGTCTTTTGATATTTGCCCTAAATATTGACCCTCACGGTCTGCGGGCACACTAATAGTACCGCCGCTTTGATATAGTAAATACATTGCGTACACATCATAAAGTCCTACATCGTCAAAAACCCATCGTAAATGAGTTCCAGATATATTCTGTGGAAACTCAGGTGGATTATCGAGGTCGATTTCAATATTAGTAATAACCACATAGTCTGCATTATATCCTAATGAGTAATAATACACAGTATCACCATTTAAAGCTGAGATCGAAGAAACTTCAGCTCCCTCGCTGTCCTCCCAGTGGCCACTAATTGCGCTTGCTGGTGGAGCTGCAGTATCATCGTCTGGTGTGGTTTCAAGGTTTACAGGGTCCTCTTCTCCTGAAGTTAGTGTAACCTCACAGCTAAAACGGCCCTCTCTATAAGAAAATCCGATAACATTTTGAACAGACCCTTCCCATTGACCTACATAGTCTGGACCTTGAACGTGTCCACTGTCATATGTAAAATCTTCAGTGTCCTCATCAGGAACAAAATAGAAACGGCCTTGTATACGTCCATATTCCTCATGTGTATAGTATATTAGACATCCTTCATAATCTTCATGTCCAGGCACTCTTGTATCCTCATTTGTGTACTGAATCGGCTCACCATATTCTACACCTGTAATTTGAGAAACAGGCGCAGGCTCTAGTCCCGATAACTCCTGTAAATCCTCATACCATGTGCCGTTCTGTGGTAAAAACTGGACGCTGTAAATAGATTGAAATATGGCAGTGTAAGTTACATCCTGTGTTACATTTGTTACGTCAGGTGTCCAACCTGTGAATTCATATCCAGGTTTACTAGGTTCATCACCTGTATATTGCGGATACTCACCATAAGAATATGTTTGAACTAATTCGCCATCATCCCATTGCCATGTTACTGTGTAAGTTCTAAGAGTTTTACTGTATTGTGCTGTGTATATTTTATTTTCTGTAGCCTTAGTTAGCTCAGGTTCCCATTTTGTAAAACTATAGGTATATTCAGCTGTTGCCTCTCTAGTAGGGGTATTTGTTGGAACTGTAGGAATTTGATTATATTCTACAACTTCATCATAAAATCGTGAACCATCCCAATTTTGCCATACAATAGTAAACCTATCATTTGGCGTAGAACCAAATTTAAACTTTGGCTCCCAAAGTTCTGAACCGTAGGCCTGCATTTCTGTTTGCAACTGTCCAGCGTCAGAATAAATAATCGTATTAAACGTATCGTCAACCTGCTTCCATTGGAAAGTGATAGTATCAGGTTGGTTTGTGTAAAAATTTTTTGGATTATTTGAGCTTGAAACAATTTGAACTATCCAACTTTGTCCTTTGATATCTTTCAATAGTTTAGGATTTTTTGAGTAAACAAAATCACGCCAAGCTGCCAACATTTTTACTTTCTCATTTGTTGATAAAGCTTCTAATCTACTCTTCTTTAGTCTTTCAATATATTTAGCGTCTGTGCCTAAAACAAGTTCACTACCTAATAATGCAGTAACTTCGCCAGAGGCATAGTTTAGATTACCAAAACCCATTTTTACATATGTTCCCAATGTCTGAATATCTTTACGAGAAATATTTTGATTTTGACTACCAGTCTCTAATGAATACTTAAACAACCAAACTTGATCTTTATTAACTTTGTAAGCTTTTTTAATACTTGGAGTATCTTCAATATTGGTATCAGGGATTAATTCGCATATACTCCACTCATCCCATTGTGTAACAACAGGCGCTCCTGTTGTTGTAGACAGTGCAGTAGAGCCGCTCACTATCCTACCTTGGTTTGGATATTCAGCATTTTCCTCCCAAACATTGTATGAGTCATCACTGTTTGCAAAAATTTGCTCATTTGAATTAGCTAAATAAACACCCTCATCGATATCAAAAGACATTGTATCATTAGGGTATAACAAATATTGATATCGTTTCCCTGAAGTTACGTTATAATCATATAATGCTTTAAGCTCTGTTTTTAAAGCCACCAAACTCCATTCACCTTTATAAATACGTACAGCATCAACCATTTTTATAAATTTATACACCACTTTTTTGTCATCTACTTGAATTTCTATCGGTTTTTGCGTCTCATCTAATTCATAATAATAATCTGTACGTTCATCTACATAAATAATATTTGGTTTACAATCCGCTACCTTATAACCATCTGGAGTCGGAATAGTAAAATACAACTTACCTGTTTTAGACAACTCCTCTGCTCTGCCAAAAACCTTTAGACCTGGACGTTCATAAACTTCGTATTCCCTACGATAAATAGTCGCCTTATTACTGTTACTACCTATACCCCGAGGAATATAGTCTAGTCTAACAGCATGATTATCGCAATCAAACTTTGCCGTGAAATTCGAAGCAGATGTAGCTACTGAACCTTTTTCTACTTCTACTTTGATTAGATAAATTAACTGATTCTTCTTCTCATCCTCCACCTCTAATACAACATAATAATTAGAGTTTTGTACGCTATCATTTGATAAACCATAAAATACAGCTGCAATACTTTTATCATATTTTACCCCAGAATCTTGTAATAAAACACCATCAGCATTAAATAAAGTCCAACGATATGATTCCCATGATAAACCATCAAACTGAGTATATTTAGCGCTAAATTTAACTGCACGGTCTAAAACCGCTGCACTATCGGTATAACTCTTAAATAAATATACTTGAGTATCGCCAGCAGAAGGCGTAACATTGAACTGTTGTAAAATATTTAGCTCCACCGTAGTCCAATATTCTTGATATAATGATGAATTTCTAAGAGTACTGTATTCTTGATTGTTTTTATATAAAATCAGATAAGGTGCTTCACATACAGAGAATGGGTTTTCGTCTGACGCCTTAAAATAGCTTCTGACCTCATATTTATAAGGTGTATTATTGTCAATAGAAATTTCTGAAACAAAAGGAGTTTTTAAAACTGAATGCTTAACACAATGAACGGTTTTATCAACATCAGAAATTTTTAACCAGCTAGTTGTTGTGTCATTACTTAATGTAATAGATTTATTTTGCGTTAATTTTAAACACATTGTTTTTTCAACATTTAAAGCTGGCGTAATAAAAGTATATCCAGTGGTGTTACGTAATACTGTAGCCGTATACAGACTCCAGTCAGGTGTTATAGACAAACCTCTAAACATTTTTTTACCAAAATTTTGTCCTTGTGTAATGTAGTATAATTGATTATTGGTTGGGGCCAAAGAATCAGCTAACACTATATAACGTAGTTCATTATTAAGCATTTGTGCTTTTACTACACGCACACCGTTGCCTGTACCTCCTCTACATAAAACTGTAAATCCTTCTTGCACAGGGATGCCATCTATTTCACCACCTGCAACATCAATTACTTTTGTATAACCAACAATAACTTCATCGTATTTTAAATCATAGGTGTAGTCGTTATTAAAATTCTGGCCAAATAATAAAATCGGTCTTTCGTTCGTAAAATATAGAGGGCCTCCTCCTTTCGTTTGTTGGACACCAGGTTGATCAGGGTCCCATAAAACATAATTACCACTACCTGCCAAACTTTCTAAATTCACAGCTTGCGCAACCATGGTATCTTGAGAACCAAAATAGTTAGGGCAATACACAACTTTTCCTAAATAACCACCCCATGAATCATATGAGGCTGCTCTTTTTAGCCACAACACTTCCGTAGGAAGGTCACTATTATTAGGATCGTAAACTTGGTATACCCCATTTTGACAAATATCAGTATTACCTAAATCAGAATCCTCCCCAGTAAATATGATTTTATCTCCTGGTTTAATTTGTTGTAACAATATACTAGGTAACTCACTTTTATATACTCCATATCGTCTATTATTCACCCCAACTGCACTAAACTCATCTAAATCATGAATCATAGTAGATGGACGACTAATGTCGGCATATATAAACCCAACACTGTACCCACACCCATAAGCAACTTTGTCTGTTTCCAAAATACTATCAGGGTTGTTTGAATATTTAAAGAACTGTGCTTTTTTGTATTGTGCGATACTACCGACATCCAACGCACCATCTAATGTATATACATGTCCATATGAGGAGTCATAACTTTTAACATAAAATCTGTTGTTTGATAAAACAGTATTACTTGTACCACTACCTAAGGCCATATATTTTCCTTGTAATACCAACACACCTTGTTTTAGCCCTGGTAATATTGGAGCGGTTTCACCAAACGGTGTAGTAGAAGCGATTTGAATTCGTGAACTAGTACTACCTAAAATAGTACCAGAAGCAACGGTCATATCATAATCTTGATACCCCAGAGAATCATAAGTAATATATTTGCCATAAGAATCACCAACAACGGTACCTTCGCCCTGATATAATGTAATTTCCCATTTATAAAAACTATTAGACACTCGCATGTTTGGTACAGTGACGTAACCATCCGAAGGAGTTGATGTGTATGGTGTTAGTTCTTGAAATAAACCACTATCTTCCGCAATATAATTACTTCTGCTCCACACAGTATTATGGAACATTTCCCCATGGGTGACTAACGCTTGAGTATTAGTAATGTAGTTAGAAAACTGTAAAACAGTTTGAATTATAGATTGTCCATCTACCACGGCTTGTGCTTTAGTAACAGTATAGATACCCCTACGAATACTTGTTGCTCCCGCTGCTGCGACAAGAACTTTTTGCCCTTCTAATAAAGTCTCTCCATCAAGCTGTATATTATTAGAGATATGATCCTCTACAGAAGTAGGCGGCCAATTATATTTTAACCAGTAATAATCTTCACCGATATCCTCCTGCCAATTATCAAGATTATTAGCCCCAGAAATTGTTGAAGGAGCGCCCTTAAAAAGACTATATAGTGCATTGTCAAGTACAATATGGTCCACCCGATATTGAGGTGTATAATATAAAGCATTAAATGAATAAGTTTTATTTGCCTTTAAATTTTGAAAAAACGGAATATATAAATAGGTTCCATTTAATCCTGAATTTATACCATTTCTTTCATAAATATCTTCCATGTTTCCTGTTTGTAGCTCACTAATAGGACTAATATAATCTCTTCCTTTTAATGGAAACACTTGATTATTTGCTTCATCTAAAATTCGAATTTTATAACCAGTAACTTGTTTGTTAGAAGTATCGACCTTACACTTTAAATATTGCACTGGCTGCTCGTTAGAATCTAATGCTTGAGTTACACGAATATCTACGTTATTTAAAAATGGATAACAACGAGTACTTTTATATACTGCCATATCTATCCCTCCTTTTATTATTATTTTAGTATATACTCCACTCTTACTTTAGTTAAAAATATCTTACTAGGAGCAAAATACTTTTGACTAAAGTAAGAATATTTTAAAAGAGAGGGAGTGGAGACCCCCTCTCAAAATAATAAATATTAAATTGTAAATTGTGTTTATCTAGAGTTTTTAGTAAGTGCGACTTTTGACCTAATAGCTGTCACAAGCTTTTCAAGATCAAATCCAGAGTCAGCATCAATGTTCATAACTAGATTAGCTATGTTCATAGACTCATCTGTTCCCATGTTACCAAAAATAGATTGACCGATTTGGCCAGAAGAAACTCTATCACCTAAGAATCTTAATAACATTGGTGTAACTTCACCAAGCTCCCATAAGTTCTTTGTGATATCAGCTGGAACAATACCAGTTCTAGAAGGCAACGCTGTTAAGGTTCCTTGTGGTGTTACAATAGCTTCGGTACCCATCTCATTAATTAAGTTTAATGCTGAAGCGCTTAAACCATATGAACCATGAGCATGCTTACCTTTAATTTTTGCCCACTCACTTTCAGGCATGCCAGAAGGTTTGCCATCACTATAACTTGCTGGTGCTGTAAGGTGTTCTGCAGCGAACTCACTTTCACTTAATACACCCTTATATAAATGTAAACCATTAACATCGTTTGAGTCCCCAGCATCATTAGTAATCTTCCATGCTGCTGAGCCGTCATAGTAAATAGCCTCGCCACCACCTTCAGGATCTGCTACAATAAAACTAGAAGACCCCAAAATAGATGAGACTCTTACTAAATAGTCGCCGAATGTTTCCTTACCCTCACGTTTAAGCTGTGAAGTGTCCCCTGTTTTATACCATTTACCATCACTGGTGTAAATCCATGCAGAACCATCTGCTACATCATTTAATAAACTATCTTTAATAGTACCTTCTGCTAAGTCTCCGTTGGTGTAGCCTTTAAAATATCCTTCCCCTTCATGGTTTGCGATAGCAAAATGCTGATTGTAATACATTTCTTGATTACTATAGCTTCCTTTACCAACACTGTAAGCACCCCGTCCTTGTAAAATACCTCTAGCGTTTGACTTACCATAAGTTTTAAAAGAAGCAAAATCTTCTTCTGTAGCTCCAGCCGCAATCGCGTCATTAAATGCTGAATGATAAGCTTTTAAAGCAGTATTATATTCACCTGTACCAGGATTTGCGCTCAAAACTTTTTGCCATGCTTGATCGGCAACCTTAAGCTTATTTGCTTTTTCGGTTTCTTTTGACGCTTTTTCTTTATCTAGGTAGGCATCTAATGACTGTTTAATACCATCTATTGCACCAGAAATCATAGAAATATTAGAATTTATATCTTTAGTTACATCCCCCTCTTTTTGGGCTGCACCATACAATTTTTCTAACATTTCATAATTCTCTTTTTCAAAAATACTACTTAATTCTTCTTTTTGTTTTTCTTTAAGGGCAATTTGGTCGTCTAAAACAGCAATTTGTTTTTCTCTATCAACCGCGTCTAATTCTTTTTGAGCGCTTTCTATTGCAGATTGATCAGCTTCATAAACCCAACCAACACCAGCTCTATAAACACGCTTCTTTTGTTTTGCTGCATCCTCTAACTTTAAACGAGCCTCAACAAGTTTGTTTTCATACTCTCGTTGACTATTAATTTCTTTTAATGCAGCCTTTTGCTCATTTAGATTCTTAATTTCTTTATCTAAAGTGGTGGTTTGATAGCTAATCAACATTTCATAATAACTCTTCATACTAGAGTCCATTAATTGAATACCAGATTTAACAAAAATATCTGACATTAAATTAGCCACTTCAGAAGCTTCTTCAGTTAATTCCCACTCACTCTTTTCTTTGTTGTAATGGTATTGAGAAACAACCCAATCTAAGACACCCGCAAAACTACTAGGGCTAGCCTCTCTTAATTGAGCAGCAGCTTTTTCTGATAAACTATCATAGAATCTATCTACACCGTTTTCATCTAATGTTAAATATTTATTAAAGAAATCTGTGCTACCTAAAACTTCATCGCCTTGTGCATTTAATGCAGCATTAGATAGTTGTTTCATATTTGAAATAGCTTGTGTGAACAATTCTGAAGTATTGCCCATGTATTGAATCAACGAAGGATATTGAGATATAATTGTCTCCATCCAAGTAGAAATATCTCCAGCTCCATTTGTAATAGAAGACATTAAATCAGCAAAACCACTAATCTTAGTATGAATATCTGTTGTTGAACCTAATAAGTCTGACACGGTTAACATACCAAATTGGTCAGTGACATTCTCTAGCTCATCAACAGTTACACCTAAGGCGCTAGAGAAATTTTCTAAGATTCTCCGAACTGTCTTACTGTCTTTATATCTAGCTCTTAAATTCAAAGCTTCCTGTAATGAATAACTACCACCTGTAAGAACAGCGTTAATTTCATCATCACCTTGTTTTCTTAATTGCTCATAAAGATAGTCATACCCAACGTCAGTTAAGTTACCATCTTTGTCAAAAACATTAAGTCCACTTAAACCACCACTCGCATCAACGGCATGGCCATAAGTTTTTAAAATTTCATCAATACCTAAAGCTTTTAATTCGGAAATTGACATTTGGTCTAAATATCTACCTGTGCCCTCTCCGTCGCTATTTTTAAGTTCAGCAAGGGTTAAAGCTTGTTGGAGAGTAACCTCGTTAATTTCATCTCTAATTTGAGACTGCATAGCAATTTGACGATCAAGAGCATCCAATAATTGTTCGTAATACTCTAAAAGCTTCTTATTCTTTGTATAATTCTCATATGGCTTAAGTATATCGTTGGTGTAGTAGTCTTTACTATTTCCGTACTCGTCCCGTGCCGTAAACATACCGACATCTTTTAATCGTAATGCTGTTTGATATAAATATGCTTCCCTCTCATGCGTTGCGAAGTACTCGTCAATAGCATCTACACTCGTTTCTAACTCGGCAATCTTCTCTTCAGCAGTGGCTTTACGTTCTAATGCGTTCTGAGAACCCCAGCTACCGACAGAACCTAAGTTATGTTTTTTTCTATTGGAAGATTTGGCATCTTCTGCCCAATTAGCGCCATAAGTACCGCCAGCTATCGCACCACTAATAGCACCAATTAAACCACCAACAGCTATTCCAATAGGACCAAAAAGTGCACCTGCAAGCATTCCAGTAAGAGCGCCTCCTGCAGTACCCGCAGAAGTTATGCCTACCGCACCCCAACCTATACCACTATTAGAGCCATCATAATCATCAATTTTAGAATAAAGCTTACTTAAATCTTCGCTGTCTTGAAATTGTGTGGAAGCGTATTTATTGGCAATTTCTTGTTTTTGTAGTTCATATTGAGCAGCTTGCACTGTCTTTAAAGCAGAAGTATCATCTTCTATGCCACTCAATAAATCTGACAAACTCTTACCTTGAGCGCCAAGTTGCTTTCTTAACTGATTGCGCAAAGCTTCATTTTCACTGTCAAAAATTTCTTGTTTAAAACTTTGTACAAGCTTATGTCTCTCAGCACTACTTAATTCTGTCTTTTGGATATTGTCTAAAGAAGACTGCACTGATTTTAGTTTATTTAATCTCTCATTAGCACGCTCTGTTGTTAAATTTGCATTGTCTCGCGCTTTATCAATTTCCGTCGCGATTGCCTCTCCCCGCATTGGGCCAACAATACCCCCAATAACTGGAATTAACGAAATCGCCGCTGATACAGCAGCCCCTTGTTTTTGAGCCTCTTTTGAACTCTCTACTGTTTTACCCTCAGCATTTTTGTGTGTCGTCGCAGCGGTAACAAATTGTGATACAGATGTCATTAATGTAGTCAAAGCAATATCAGCAACTGCCAACCCTGCGTTTAATTTTCCAACTTTTGATGCTGTAGCAAAGAATGGAATATTCGTAGCTCCGTTGGTAGTACCAGCATCGCCTCCTTGTTTTTTCCCAATAGCACCTATTGCCCCACCTAAGCCATTTGCTCTCATGTTAGTCATAAACTTAGCACCTGAAGACAATAGCCCTTTTCCTTGTACACCCATCATGGTAAAGAAAATATTAGCAATTGCAGGTAAATAAGGATAAATCCGTTGCAATACTTTTAATAAATTTGTTTCAACTTTAACAATATCAGTTAATAATTTTGAAACTTCAGAACTATTAGCTAACTCTTCTAGCGCAGCAGTTAACTCATTTCTCGCAAAAGCATAAGATTCTCGGTAAGATTGATATTTTCTTTCTGCGGTTCCTTTTGATGTTTCAGAAACCTCTAATAAATCTTTATATTTATCATAGTTCTCCATTAATACCAAGAAGGCTTCATTTTGTCTTACACCCGCAAAAGCGTTAGCCATGGCTCTCTTGGTAACATTATCAAGAGTTCCCCATCTATCAGCAATTTCATCTAGAACATCATCAAAATCTTTAAATTCAAGATTTGTCTTTCTAATTGAAATGCCCATTTTATTCAGTACTCTTTCAACGTCATTTAATTTTTCTGAAGTATCACTTGACTCAGAATCAACATTCAACTTATTGTAGGCACCAGCCTTAACATTGCCATAACGAGACATTATAGTTTTTCACTTTGTTACTCTTTTAATCATGAAGATTAAAAGGACTGAGGTGCTTCCAAGAGTGTCTTTACACTCGACCTCAGTTCACGGGCTTCTTTTGTTATACCCGTGGTCAGACTATCGCACCCCCTTCGAAAAGGGGTTTATTCATTTAGTCGTTCAAGGCTTTGTTGTTTGAAAGTAATTTATCATAATCATTTTTTCTGTCCATATAACCAACCAACTTATTCTGTGACAGCGTAATTTGATTATTTTCTATAACGTAATTAAAAGAATTATAGTCTTCTAATTTTCCATTATTATCCAAGTATAATTCAATTAATTGTTTACATAATTCAAGATTTTTATTAATATCTTCTTCCCATAAATAAAGTATATTAATACCAAATTTATGAAAAATATATGTTTTCTTTCTTTTATCTTGGATAATATCTCTTTTTTGTATTTCATTGATTAATGTGTTTTTTCGAATATCTGCATGCCAATAGGTTCCCATTACTTCTATCATTAGGCCACTGTCAACACAATAATTATCTACTGTAAAAAACAAACCACAGTCATATTCATTTTGATATTTGATTCCCATATCTTCAAGTAGTTTATTTATTTTTTGTTGAGGTAAACTATTGGTTCTCTGTGCCCATGTTTTTTGTAAGCGAGCGGCCTGTATCATTCCCGCATGCTTACACTGTCGACTACAGAATTTAGAAGTGTCTATTAAATGAGGGGACACCTCATATTCTTTTCCACAATATTGGCACTTTAATGTCCTTTGTTCTTTTGAAAAATCATGATTGTAACTAGGATGATTTTCTCCTACCCTAGGATTAGCTCTTTGCCAATCATTTTGGCATTTAATTGAGCAAAATCTTTTAGGATCAGAATGAATAGTGATAAAAGTCTTATTACAAAATTCACATATTCTTTTATCTTGACTTTGTTTGGAACTATATTCTCCAACACATTTATTACAACAAAAAACTCTATTACTACGCGCTCTAAATTTTCTAGTAAACTCTTTTCCACAATTAGCGCATACATATTTATAAGAGTATTTTGTATTATTATATTTATTTTTGCATTGTGGGGAACAAAATTTTATTAAGTCTGGTCTCCCAGTTGTTGGTATAAACTCTTGTCCACACCCCACACATTTTTTAGGTTTCCCTAAAAGTTCTTTTACTATCATACAACAAATTCCTCCTTGTTGCCCACTTCTGGGTTTTCAAGCATAATATACAACATTGTATACACAATGTCAATATTAATCATTAGAATAAATTTTGCCAAAGGGGTTATGTATTATCCCCTTAAATCCCCATAAAAGTTTAGGGATTGTCCTACTGTAATACCTGACATTTGATTTACGTCAGCAATTGTTGCAACATAAGCAGCCGCTTGATCAATACTAACGCCACCTAAACGAGCAATATTAGCAAATTGTGATAAACCTTGAGCAATATCACCAGCTGTAGTTGCAGCCTTAACATCTAGAGCTGTAAATTTATCAACAATGTCCATCGCATCAGATGCTTCAAGTTTAAAGCCATGCATAGCAGAAGTTAGGTTTTGAGTTGCAGTTGCAGTATCAATCATACCTAATTTACTTAAATACATTGAAGATTTAATTAAATCATTAACTTGCGCGATATCATAACCTTGTCTTAACCATGCTGTAGCACTTTGTGTGACTTCAATAGTTGTAGCACCTAATTGTTTGCCTAGTTCAGCATATTGTCCAATTAAGGTTCTAGCATTCTCTGCATTTTTACCTGTAACAATACGTAAATTAGTCATAGCTTGGTCAAGTTGCTTAGCCTTTTCTGTTATATCCTTTAAACCTTTGCGGATTGTTCTAATAACAGAGTAAATTAAACCACCGTTCATCAAACGGCTAAACCAACGACTTGTAGCAGCGTCAATTCCTAGGAATCCACCACCACCGCCACCATTTCCACTATTTGACTGAGTTGGTTTATTTTCCTTTTGTTTATGATAAAGCTCTGCAAGTCTTTCCATCTTCTTTCTGGATTCAGCATTGCTTCCAGCCATATGGTCCAAATCATTTTTTGCTCTATCTAGCTCTAACTCTCTTATTTCTCTTAATAACTCAAGTTCAGTGGTTAACTGTTCGATACGTTCTGATTCATTAGAAGAGGTAGCTTTATCAAGCTCTTCTTCTTTTTGTGCTATTTGATCATCAAATGAATACCTCTGTTCTTCATATTTTAAAACAGCCTGTTCATATTGAGCTACTTTTCGACGGTCTGAAATCGCAGCTTCCTGTTTAGCTTGTTTACGATTTCTTCTATTGATTTTATCAAGATTATCTAAAACCCCGTATGTATTATCTGCTTTTTCGTTTGTAAAAGGATTAATAATATTACCATCTTCATCTTGAAGAAAAGCTTTTTCTTTCTTGATTGTTTCAGCATATACTTCTAGTGTTTCACGTTCGCGTTCCCGATCAATTTTTGCCTGTTGTCTAATAGCCGACTTCTCTTTACCTTTTAATAAAGGACTTTTTGCTGCAATATCAGCTGCTGCGGCTTTTTTAGATTGCTCCTTATATTGTTGAATATGTTTAACTAAATTTTCAAAAACCTGCTCTTTTCCTGCTTGTTCATTGAAAGCCTTTAGTTGTTGGTTGGAAGCTGTTATGTATTCATTCATTTGGTCTAGCAGACCCTCGCCCACTGATTTACCCTCAGCGTTAGTCAACATAGAACCTTGTTCTGAATACATTGTTTTAGCGCCTAGTTTCGCAACCTCCTCATCATAAACTTTCTTAGCCTCATTAAAAGCTGTTTCTTTTTCAGCAATTTCAGCCCTAAGTTTATCTAATGCAACTTGTTTTTGTGGTGAATCAATTTCACCAGCTAGAGATGCTTCTTTAAGCTTTAAGACATTTAATGCTTTTTGAACTTCAATAATAGCATCATAACGCTGTTTAAACTCATCAAGTTCTTTCTTATAAATCGTTTGAGCACCCTCGAAAGTACCACCATAAAACGTACCAGTGTGCTTAACAGAGCTATTAAAAGCAATATTAGCTTGCTCTCCATTAAAATCTATAAAATTATCAATAGGTTTGTCAGATTGTAGATAAAGGTCAAAAATATCTTGTAATTTTTGATCCATTAAATTAACTTCATAGGTATTTATAAAACCATTGTCTCCTGAAGCAATAATATGCCCCACTACATTGGACCACCCAGCTTGAGCGACCTTCATTTTTTTCTCAAAATCGGCTACACGAGCAGCTAAAGCTTTTTCAAATGCTTCACCTTCATTGACCCCCGCATCTTGTTCTGCCCCATGTTGAATAGAGTCCCACCAATTACGAGTATATTCATTATCTATAGCAAAAAAGTCGTAAGCATTTGTAACTGTTTTTCCCTCTTTTTGAAAAGCCTCTAATTGAGAACGAAGCAACTGCATTGACCTTGCATAGTCTTTAACCTGTATAGCATAAGGCAATGAAGCTTGACCACTTTCTGGGTTTTTAAGATCTGAAATATGTAAGGTTGTACGACCATCTTTATCTTCTTCTACCCACATAGCATCGGCAATTTGATGTGATAAAGCATATCCGCCGTTACTACCCACATGAGAATATCCAACTAAAGGTTGTTCGGCACCTAGGAATTTACCATTTGGCCCCATTACATACTCTTGAACTCTAGTGTTTGCCAAACCTTTATGAGCAGCTTTTTTCAAAAAAGCTTCTAATTCTTCATCGTTGTTAAACTTATCAGGCTTAGCAAATCTTAATTGCTCTTTATAATTATCAAGAAGTTCAGGTTCGTATTTTAAAAGAAAATTATACGCCTCATCTCCATGTACCCATGCTTGGTAATTTTCTTTTTTACCCAAGTCTGAGGTAAGAAGCTCCGCCACTTTATGGGATACTAAACCTCTGATTTTATCTTCTACTCCTTCTTTATTTCTAAAAGAAGGGGCGTATCTGTTTAACTCTTGTAAAATTGCTTGTTTTTCTGATTCTTCTGTAGCTGCAAAATACTCAGTAGTCAACCTTTCAATTACATTATCTGTTTGTGGATGTTTGTTTGTTGAACCAATAATACGAGATATTTCTGAGGAAGGACTTGTATGATATAAAACATGACCCTTGTTAATTTGTTCAATTTCAGGAATATAACGAGTAGAGGCCTGCTTCTTTTGTTCTTTTAATACCTCACCAAAACGAGCCATTACATCTGTAGTATAGCCGCCATTGTTATAAACCTTACCTAAATAAGGAATTAAATTATCCTTACTAGACATATAACCAGGAATACGTTGCCACTGTTGTGTCATCTTAGTTCCTAAATTAACACCATCATGCTTTTTCACCATATTTCGGAAAGAGCCTTCATAATTACCCATTATAATGGCGTTAAGCATTTCAAAACTTATTTGATTATAATATTCTTGATTACCTGCTTGGACAGCATTAATTTGAGCAATATCGTTTTCAATTCGTTTAACTTCGTCAGACTCCTCGCCATATTGCTTTATTAATTTTTCTTTAGCATTTACTGCTACTTTATGTAGTTCCTCAAGTAGCTTTTTATCTTTCTTGGTAACTTCACCCAATGCTTCCAAAGCTGCCCCTTCGAACATCTTATCTTTATCGAATACACCAAGTTCCACCCCTTGTTGTAGGAAAGCACGGAAGATTCGTTCATCATTCCATGTCCCCGCAGAGGTAGACATACCCATGGTACTCAACATTTGACTAAAAATTCTGTCTGCTTCTTCATCTAAAGGAAGAAGTTCTCCGTTTTCTCCTCTTTTTAAGTTTTTAATGTTAATACCTTTTTGATATAGAGTTTGGAAAATTGCTCCAAAAGCACGACCGCCTAAAGCTCCTATGTCTTTACGCTGTCTACCTTCTGTGCCTAAGACTTCTCCAATAATATCCTCTGCAATAAATTTAGCATTTCCGTAACGTCCTGCACCTTCTTTACCAAGCCAAGACGCTGCTACAGTAATCCGTTTTTCTTCTTTGTCTGTAACACTATTAGCTTTAGTAATGTCTGCTGCGGTAGTAATATTATCTAGTGCGCCTTCTTTCCCTTTTAGTTCGGGATGTTCTTCTAAAATATGTGCCTTAATGTCGTTTAAGGTTTTTTCATCTTTTTTAGCTTCATCTTCTTGAATCTTTTTTTGATACTCTTGTTGATGTGTGAAATATGAATTTAATGCCTCTCCTGCTGTCTGAAAATCTCCAGCGTTAAGGGCGCTAAATAGGGTAATCAAGTCACCGTCCATATCACCTTTTCCAATAGCGGCGTAATGTTTGTTGATAAGTAAACGACCACGGGCAACTAATTTTCCATTACTAGATGCTACTACACCGCCACCAAGTAAGTCGTTGATAAAATTAATTGTAGGGTTTCTATTAGACCAAAGGTTGTTAAGAATAGTTCCGTCCCAAGCTCGCTTGCCGTCTTTTGTTCGTCTAGAAATATCAACCTTGTTTACTATAGATTTAACAATCTGACTATTTGTTTTTTTCCCTGCCCCACGATTAAAAAGAGCACTATAAAGACCTAAAACACTATCTCTATTCTCTTTTAATTCTTGGAACAATAGATCGCTTAAATCTTCTGTTGACATAATTCTTGAAACATTACCTAAATTAGCATCCTTTTTACCAAGAATCTCCTCTAATACTTCTTGAGAATCTTCGGTCATACCTTGTAATAAAAGATAACCAGAACCCTGTCCACTTTCAATGGTATGATATTTATCGAAAGTTTTACCAGTAGCTATCTCTTTACCATAGCTACTAAGTTCTTCAATAAGATTTCTAATGAAAAATTCTTCAGCTTTATCCCCACCAAAAGCTGCACCGTTTTCAGGATGAAAATAGTCATTAGCGCTACGTAATATTCTAGTTGCATACTTTAATCCTTCATCTGGTCGATATGTATTTTTATCTCCTTGATCATATTCTCCCAGTGGCAAAGTAATCATTCTAGTATTATATAGCTGTCCGTTAACCATGGCAGCCACAGTCTTGTCACCTAAATCTAATCCAAAAGTTTTTAAATCTTCTACTTTTGTAATAGCATTAAGTTGCCGTTGTTGTTCTTTGGTAAGTTTAGACCATGCCTCTTTATCTTCTTTAAGTTCCTGAATTTGTTTAAAACGTGCCTCACGTTTTCTTTGCAAATAAGGTCCTACTAAATTAGACGCTCTAACGTCGCCATTATCAACTAATATTCCACCTTGTTCATCATAATCAAGGTTATAATCCATTTCTAATAAATCATCTAATGTTAACTTAACAACAGACGCATCTGCACGCATGCTTTCTTGGAAACGTTCTGCATCTTTTGAAAAAGTTTTTTCAATATACTGTGCATTCTTAACGTACTTATCATATTCTTTTTTTCTGTCTGCCATTTGGTCACGCACGCCGTTTACATAATCTCGGATAGGTTTTATGGCCATATCATAATCTTTTTTCGGATCTGCGTTACCACTTGTATAACCATTTTCTAATAAATATCGACTAACATCGCCTAAGGTTGCTTCTAAAGACCTTAACTCATTAACCCCGATTTTTGCGACAGATTTACTACCTTGACCTAAGTTCATCCACTCAGGAGAAGAGCTTAAACCCAATTCTTCTGCAAAAATCATTGGATTTTCAGTAGTAATATAGGTTTTTCCCCCTACCTCATGTTTACCAAAATAGGTTTTCTTAGGATCGTAAATATTGGCTGCTTGACCTACTCTTACTGCTGCGAAAAGCATGTTAGTAGCGAACTCTTTATCCGCCTCTTTTTTTTCTGCTAAACGTTCTTCCAATGCTTTATTATCAGTAAGAAACATACCCGTTTCAGGGTCAATCGAAAAGATACTGTCTTCCTTTCCAAAAAACTGTTTAAAAAATTCATCATTTTTATAGTAGTTGGCAATATCTTTACCACTTTTTTTCTGCACGTCTCTTAACTGAGAGTTTACGTGCGTAAGAATTTGCATAATACGAGATCTAATATTTTTGTTTGTTATAGGAGCATTTTCAATAAAATTTTGAGCTCTTAAACCCCCGCCATTTTGCAATTTTTGTTTAGCGTCTCTAAAAATTTCTTCTTCACTATAACCTTCTTCTAGCATGGCTGCGGCCATTAAAAGGTTAGTAGATACAGATTTAGTTGTACGCTCATCCGCTGTTAAGCCAGCACGAAAGACTGATGTACTATTATGTCTTTGTCTGGTTGCCACTAGGTTTGAAAGATTCTCACCAGATTTTCCAGTATAATCATAATCAATTGAATAAGTATTGTCTAATTCATAAACTTTTCGAATATATCGTTGAAATTTATCAAAAACTTTTTCTTGTTTATAAACATATTTTCCAGAAGCCTCTTTTTCTAAAACATTTAAAGTTTCTTGCGAAAATTTTTCGATATCTTGATTTAATTTTTCAATTTTTTTAATATCCGCTTCTTTTGTGCTGTTTTTTATTTTTTCTAATTGTCTCTTTTTGGACTCTAGAATTGCCTCTCTTACATAGGTATTAACTTCATCAAACTTAATAGTCCTTCCTGTTAAATGTTTAGGGTCTTTTATATCTCTAATATCATGGGCTAGCTCTGGTCCCATAAAAGAAGCATCAGCTCCAAAGCCTTTAAGAGACATTTCTAAAGATTTATGGTACTGTTTTTTAAAAGCTTTTACATCTAAACCAAATTTTTGTTTGATTTCTTCTGCCCCTGATGCAGTATCTGCAATCTTATATAAACGTTTAAGAGTTTCTCTACCTTTATTAAGACTTTTTTTACTTAAGGTCGCTGTCGTATAGATATCTTTATACAAATCTGTATCTGAATAAATCCCTTCTGAAATACCTTGCTGTAACATTCTAAGTTGTTCTTTAGACATTACAGAGGTCATACCTGTTGCAGCTCTTGGTTTACCTTTTAGATAGGTATTTTTTTGACGTAAAACTTGCGCGTTTTGTTTTAATTTTTTACCTTGAGCCCGCAAAGGAGCTAGTGCTGCCTCAACATCTGTAACACCAAATTTTCCAACAGTACCTTCTGTCATACCTGCCTGAGACATTTTCCCAGCAAATGAACTGAAGACATTCTCAAAATCACCTTTCCAGATGTTTCTATAAATCCATCCATAATGACTCTTTACATAATTACTGATTTGTTGCGGTGTTTTAAAACCACGCGCAGCGTTCATAATTTTTTCAACATCTCTAGTAAACTGTTCAACAGTAGGAGCTCCTGCTTTCCCTTTATTGGCATTATATAATTGTCTTTGATATTGGGCTGTTAAAATATGACCCATCATAGCCCACAAAGCTTCAGGTCTCAAATTATTTATAGACTTATCATTTAATTCTTCATATTCATTAATTTGATGAGTGCTATATACACCCGTAGTTAGTTGCTTTACAGAAGCCATTGAGTTATTAACTTTTCTTTTTAAATACCTTAACCCCTCTTTGGTATTTTGCTGTATTTTTTGTCGAATAAGACGATCATTTTCTTTCCAATCCTCTAGCACTTGAGCAACGCCTGTACTTAATGCACTCGCTAAGCCAACCTCTCCGTTCATACCTCTAACTAAAAGAGGACTATTAGGATTTAACATACCGTCTTTTAAAGTATAATTTCCATCTCTTCCTGTTCGAGATATTTCAAGAAACGGACAATCATCATCTGATATATCTCGAGCTTCTTGACCTCTTGGTCTGAACACTATTTTAGTTCCCCGACCATTAGGTAGTCGTCTAAACTCAGGGTAAAGACCATAATTAGCAGCCGCCCAAGAAGAAACCCGACGTAGCTCTTGCTCTAAATTATGAATAGCTTTTCCTCGTTCAACCTCTTTATCAAATCCAAGCTTTTTCATCATGTTTAAGTTGTCGTGTGCTAAGGCGTTTTGACCCAAAGCATCCTTTAACCAACTATCTAAATCATAGAAAACATCAACTTGTTTATTATTATTTTGATTATTTGCCATATAGCTGCTACCTCCTATTCTATTCCATCTTTAATAGTGTCTATAAATGAACAGAAATCATATAATGTATCCATATTATATGCTCCAGCGTAAAAGCCTTTTCCTTTATAGATTACAAAATCTTGTTGCCCATAATCATCATTATATACAGGGATTTTTTCTCCTCTATACACCAACCATTGATATGGGTAGTAATAATTATTAAACTCGTCCACATAGATAAGCTGTTCTGATTCTTTTTTTGACATTTGCTCTGTTTCAGGTGTAAAGTTACAATGTAACTTCATAAATTGAAGCCATTTATACATTGCTTTCTTATACCCTCTCCAATATTCCTCAGTTTTCTTATAAAAAGATAGGCACTCAGGACTAAGCATTCTATTGGCATAATTGATCTCGCTCTCATATTTTTCTAAAACTTTTGTAAATTCCATAATATACCTCCTATGTTTTTATAAAAAAATTATGAAAATCCCCCAGCACCTTTATGGGTACTGGGGGAGCCTATGTCAATTTAGGCAATAAAAAAGCGAAAGCTGTTCGCCTCCGTCCTTCTTATTTAAACCTTTTATTTCCTTTTACTCCGCCTCAGTTATTTCCTACTATATATTAAAATATAAATGGAAGCGCTGAAAGTGCCATCATAACTAAATCTTTTTGGCAATCTAAATACTCTTGTGAGTTTAAAAATTGCCTTATATCCATTGTTTTGTGTATACCTTGATACTTTTCTAAGAACTTACGTAAAAGCTCGTCTGCGGCCTGTTTTTGGGCCTCTACTTGCTTATAAGCCTCTTTTACTTTCTCAAAATCTTTTTTTCTTTCTAAATCTTTTTTGTTTTGCAACTCAAGCTTATCATTATAAGCCTTTTCTGCTTCTAATAAATCCTTTTCTGTTTCATAAATCTTTTTTGTTAAATCTGAATAATATTTCATAATAATAAACCCTCCTAATTGGTTAAAATTTTCTCGCTAAATAAAAGCCCATTTTTATTTAGCTAATATTATTAATGATTTACTGAGGCTCTACCTCATTAATAAATAGTCGCAGGAGATGGATTCGAACCACCGATATCAAGGAGGTGACCCTTGTGAGTTACCACTACTCTACCCTGCCATGTAAGAAGAGCTATAAAAACTCTTCGTCTTCTAGACTTGAAACCACGATATTTCTAACATTTCCCTTATAATCACTATTAGCACTTCTAATGCGCACATGATCAGGGTTTTCTGGCTCTTTTGATAAATCTATTGAAAATACAATAACACCATTATCCTCAATGATATAAGTGTTAGTAAAAATATCTATATAATGTTTTAGCATACATCCTCCGTATAAGCAAAAAACTTAATACCTTAATTTTATGTATCTGCCAGGTTTTTATTCGCCTTACTTTCTATATAAGTTCTTATTCGCACATAGTGACGATAAGTCTGAGCGATAGGGAGCTACCCTAAGGCTTCTTACCGTGGTCTAGCACTAACGGGACTAGTACCCGCACCTTTCACCAAGCTTCAGAATATTTGTTCTTTTACTTTCTTCTCATGTATTATAAAAAGAATATAGCTACTGCAAATAATAGAGATTTAGCTACTAGGACCTTCTACTCGTCTTATACACATCTTTCAATGCTTCAACTCTACCGAGTGCCTTGCACAGCACTCTACGGCTTATTGGTAATTTCCAAGGTCTGACCGCGGCACCACCCGCTCGGCGCCCTAACTTGGATTGTTCTCCACAGGAGCGTCTATTACGCCGTCGACAAGAAAGGTTGCTTAAGAATAATTATATAAATCACACAACACTCCAGCGGAATGGGATTTCCCCTTGTGGACTTCAAAGTCGCCAATGAAGCCTCGACAGCAGTTGCCCAAGTATCCTTAGGTACTTACCGCTCCACATATAGCCTTCTTGGGAGTGTTTCTCAGCAGGAACGCAATTCCTCATGCACTGAGTTGACATATACATAAAATTAAGATATTAAGTTTTTACAATTATATTATAACAGAATTATTTTAATAGTCAAGAAAAAGTTATTTTTTATTATAAACTTTATTTCCCCATCGAGTTGCCTGACCTTCAAACCAAATTGAATCATACTCAGTTGGAGGTGTTACTCCCTTACGATAGTATTTTAACTCACGATACCAATAGCGCACAGCACTTGGTATACAAACTACAAACGGCATCAATGGACCCCATATTAAATTTTGTAAACCATGACCAGCTTCATGATATTTAGTGGTGTTTTCACCAGCAGCACTTGTTAAGAAAAATGCTCCAAGCTCAACTCCACCCCAATTCTTGCCAACTACAAAATATACATTTGGGCCCAAATGTTTAGGTTTGTGACCTGTAACTAATAAACCTAGAGCTGCAACAGCTCCAATAAAAGTCATAATTCCACCCCATGTAAGTGAAATCAACCAATATGGTACATAAAGAATTTTTTTCATTATATCCTCTCCTAAATTAAATTAATTACGTTCATCGTAAAGAGAAATTAGTTTATTAATAAATCTTTCAAAATTTGGAGCAGAATAATTTTCATTTTCTCCAACAATTTGAACTGTAATTGTTGTAGTTAAATCATAACGTAAACTAATTAAACCTAACATTGATTTAGCGTTTACATATTGATGATCATCAATCTTCATATTTACATCATCAGATGTATATGAATTAGCCCTTTCTACAACAGAAGCTGCAAAACCTAAATTACTGATTTGAACCCCTTGCGGAACTTTTACTGTAAATTCTCTCATATAATATCTCTCCTTTTGTTGTCGGTAGGCGTCAAACATTGTTTGCTAATTAGAAGGATACTACCAATCCTTAATGGAAGACTTCCTCCCACCAATAAGCCGCGCCATTTCTTCTAAATAAAAAATGTCTGTGGCTATAAAATGAAATAATCTCTATTGTAAATTCATTAATTGGTGGAATAATATCATCTTGAACAACTTTTACATCTATCTGTGAGTTATTGTATATATAAAGAAAAACATCACCATCACCAATGTCTACAAAGAGAGTGTCGGATAATTGAATTGTTCTCATAAAAACACCTCTATTTTAAATTATCCTTTTACCTCTACATAGACTCGTGAATAGTTCTTCTTATAACTTCATCTTGTTGTTCCTTTGTTAATTTTATAAAATTAATCCGATAACCACTAACCCTAATGGTTAATTGAGGGTATTTTTCAGGATGCTGTTGAGCATCTAATAATAGCTCTCGGTTAAATATATTAACATTAACATGGTAACCATCATGCTCAAAATATGTATCTAATAACGTTACTAGATTATCTACTCTTTCACTCACAAAATTCCCCTCCTAAAAATAAAATGGTGCTAAAGATAGGATTCGAACCTATGACCTCTTCCTTACCATGGAATTGCTCTACCAACTGAGCTACTTCAGCAAAATGGAGCACGTGACGAGAATCGAACTCGCGTATGCACCTTGGGAAGGTGCCGTTCTACCATTAAACTACACATGCAAAAAAACAAATTTCGCATTAACGAAAATCATTTATATTAGTATTTGTTAAAATAAAAATATCTGCAATTCTCATTAATGCTCTCATAATTTTTTTCATTTTCTCCCCTCCCTGTTTTAGTAGGTTTTAACGTCTTTGTCTTGACGAAGGGAGGGGAAAATAAATTATAATACTTTATTGTCTTTTAACCAAGGAATAGCATCTGATTTTATAATCCATGATAGACCGAAGAAAAACAAGGCTATAGCCTCAATTATCCAGGTTAAATTATAACAATTAAAGCCTGGAATATATTGTAGTAAGAATAATAGGAATGAACCTATCATACCAATACCGCACACCCTATAGATAATATTCTTAATCTTTTTTTGTTGTGTCATTTGTCCATTTGTCTTAGTGAATAAGAAAAAAGACATGAAAGCTAATGTTCCAAAGAACACTACTGCACTAATGCAGTGGAATATATTGCTAATATCTGACCTTAAATGTAAAATACCTGTTGCGATACTTGGATCAGGTAAATATGTCATGGGAAATAAACAAATTCCAATACCAAAAATACCCGCGATTGTTGCTGTGATATCGTCGGTTTTATTATACCCCTTATAATTAATTAATAAAATACCTGCGCTGCCTAGAACAACCATAAAAGTTCCAACAGCAAACAATGAATAATAAGTGATAGAAATTGATTGAGGCCAAGATAATGTGATCAAAGCTACCAACCATGGTAGTAGCATACCTAAGATTCCTATCATAATTCTCATTCTTTTTGTATTAACTGTAACATTCATATAAACTTACACTCCTTTTACAAAATCATATGGCAGAGGTGCTAAGACTTGAACTCAAACTAAAGGTTTTGGAGACCTCCGTGCTACCATTGACACTACACCCCTATAACAACTAAAGCCGCACCCACTCGGCAATAGTCATAATCTTCCCTAGATATTCAGAATGTGGTAGGTGCATTTCTACACATTAAGATATACGTCTAGGTACTGCTTCAATCACGACTTTTTAAGTCGCGAAAAACCATTTTATTTCAATGGAACACCACAAGTGCGTTGTTTTTTATTATCCCATAAGACCCTACGACTCGAGTACTTGTAAGGCGAAAAGGGTGTTATTAGTTGCCAATATTCATCGACACCTAACCTCCACGTAATCGTGGTCTAACTTTTACAATGGCTTAAACAATATGTTTAACCAAAAATCGTTTACTTATAGGCTGTTCATCTCACTCCATTTACTACTGCTGCTTCTCTCCGTCTTATGGATTCTGCACGTCTGCGTCCACTAATAAATAGGACCCCATAAGAATTAGTCCAGACTTCGTAGCACCTATTTTGCCTTCTGGTTCCTCACCATTGCTACGTTTACCCAAGGTCTTTTGGCGTATCTCCCGTCCCCGCTCTCGCAGTATGGAACTTCACAATATATTATCTATATTGTCTAGGTAATTAGCCTAGAATTACTCACAATAACAAAGGTAGACAACCCGCTTTTAATTTGCAGCTCTTTTTTGATTGGGAGAGACCTTTGATTCTACCACATTGTTCAAGCGGTGTTTCTTGGACTACACCGCAAAAGTCAATTGTGTCATTTGCTCCTAGATAGACTTGAACTACCTTGCTTCCCTATTAGGAGCATATCGGATTATTGGATAGGCGGTGTACTATCATCTCAGGTACCTAGAATGTTCTAGGTGTGTCGGGAACCTTTCCGACCTCAATAATCCTTTTACATACACTTACTACACTAACCACACAGTGATAAGAGTAAGATGTATATTTAATTAGTAGACTTGGTATGGTAGTACTCCCATTGATTCCAAGCCTACTAACTTCTTAATGAAGGATTTTTAGGGTGCGACCACAGGGAAAATAATTACGGAACTTCATCCAACCTCAACCCTTTGTTAATTTTAAATCAACGACTTTTAGCGCTGAAGTAATCTCCTTCTACAATATGTAGACGAGTCCCTAAATCTAGGTAGTCTTGGTATCTTAACCAGATATTTACCCCAATCTTAGAACCTAGATACTGATATTAGTAGGCTCAACATTTACTGCCTGCGAGAAATGTTGGAATAATTTATATTATTCTTTTACGCACTTAATCGCACGATTTATCTGTCGCCATCAAGATTTATGGGTGCGACCCTGAGTTTACTCTCAACCTAACAACCCCACCACTTATTAATCGCATATGGGTCAGCGATGTGAGGGCCGTATATAACTTCCTCATTTATGGCTGGGGTCACCAATAATTTTGGAAAGCCATTAAATTCTCGCTCACTTTACATGAGTAATTAGAGGAATTAAGGTTTGCTTTTATATCACACGTCCTCCGCTTGTAAACTTCCGAATACGCACCGTTGTGTGATAACCAAATTATTTAATTGAAACGAGGGTCGTGGTATTTCACATTCAGACCCTCAAAACTGACAAGTGAATGATATTCGAAGCGTCATTCCCGCTATTATTTAATAGGCTGTTCCTCAAACTCCATTTAACTAAGGCGATTTCAAACTCAAAGAGAAAATATTTGAACTTTTGCACCTATATTATTTATGTGAGGCTCAACCCTCACTAGCAGTTTGCACAATTGCTCCTGGAGTTCCCACTGCTTAACCTGAGTGGTGGTGGACCGTTGCAACAGCCCAAAGGGGTTTACCCAAGACAAACTGTATCTTTCGCCACAATTGTGCATTGACTTTCGTCTTTTTCTGAAAGACCTTGATTTGTTTACAAGGGCTTTATGGTTTTCCTTCCAATAAATGAGATTGTCTTTATAGTGTCACCTCTTCGCACTTGTCTAACTATTAAGATTTCTTTAACGTGTTACTCTCACACGGGCTTATAATACATTATAAAGCCATAAGAGTTCCTACAACATAGTTATAGGTATAAGTAAATCTTTACTTATGTGCTTACCTAAAGTCTAGGTAATCTGGCATACTAGGAAAATTCTCACTTTTCTGTGTATCCATCTTTAATTTTAATTTAACACCTAGACATTGCCCCAGTGCTGTTACAAGGAATGTTCAACCTATTGATTGCCTCCTCCTTGCCGAACTTGGTTTAAAACCAATCTAATGCAAGCCAGCTCACGCCGTCTCCATTACCTTTTAAACTATAAAGCACATATTCCTTATAGCCGAGATTTATATCTCTAAGCATCAGCATATCAGCGAAACCAATATACCTAGCCTAAACTTCTTAATTAGAGACCAAGATTCTCAGCCCCTGTCTCTGTTGTAGACACTGATAGTAACAAGTACTATTTCCTGTCTACCTACCTACATCTTTCAATGTATCTAATGCCTAACTATTAGCATTATCTTGTGTAGTCATCTCTCTCACCCTAGTATTAATGGTTCCTGTGGGAGAGATTTCTCAGATTATAGTGTTTTCAACCTCTGAACACTCTACACTTTTATCGACTATGCCCGTATGGTTCCTCGCCAGCGCTGTGTTTACCCAAGGACTTCTGGCACATCGAACGACCCGACTAAAAAGCCTGTCCCACTTCACTGACTAATTTTATTATATCAGAAAAAAATTTTTTGTCAATTAATCTCCTGAATTTTCATTAGCTACTGTATAAGTGGCATAATTAGGTGCAGGCTGATTATCTTCATCCCCTTTAATTCTGGCCTCTCTTTCTGCAAGGTCATCGTTTATTGTTTTGCTAAAAATTTGTTTAATAAGATCTGATAATGTCACGTTCCTCACCTCTTTAAATATTATTAATTTTTCCCCTTTTCATAGGTCATTATAGGTTTTAAATTTAAGTCTATAATTGTCATAACTGATGGACAGCCCACGTATTTATCGGTCATTAAAGTCGCCTGTATCTTATCATAATATTGAGAAACTTTTAGTGAATCATCATTATAATTTTTCATGAAACTAGAGATACTTCCCTTTGGATAATATACAGCTCTTGTCCACATAAAATCTGCAGGGTTACATAACTTTATCCCTCCCGTTGGCTGACTCATATTAATAATATATCTATTGTTAGTCATTTCAATTAAAGAGTTTAAACACTCAAAAAAATTCTTTCTTAATTTAATATCATCTTCTAACAATAATATATCATCATCAATGCTCTTTAGTTGTTGTAGCTGTTCAAAATAACCACGACAACCTGTCCTTTCTCTATCCATTAAAACCTTGCAATCTAAATTACCGAACTGTTCTATTGACCTATCGCCAGTTGTTCGAATAAAAATCTGCATATTACTCGTTTCCTAAGAATGTAATTTCAAAGTTATTCTTTTGTAAGTATTTAACAGAGTACTCTGTGACATTACCCCACTCCCCAATCGCACAAATGCAATCAACTGGAGTCTCAGAGTCCTCGGTTTCGTCATCATAATATACACCTGCTATTGTGTGAGCAAATGTAAAAGCATGTATCATATTGCCTTCTGAGTAGCAAGATACAACAGGTAAAAAAGGAGCTTCATACCAATCTTTGTCATCGGCTTTAGCAAAGCCTTTTGCTTGCAACCATTCTGCTAAATCCTGTGCAGTTTCTATAGTATTGTCGTCACACAAAAAAGTGAAGCCATAGCTATACCCATTTAATCCAGACATCATATGCGCGTATTGAAAACTAGCTCCACTTCCACCACCTTTAGGTGTTTTGTATTTTTTATCTCCTATTTGTACCCCGTTTAACTCTGGTTCATCCCCCTCTAATTGAGGGTTTCCTACAATTTCATCAGTAGTATATACTTGGGCTAATAAATTTCCATTTTTATCTTTAAAATTTTTCATTTATATGTCCTCCTTTATAATTATAAGTTAATGTCGTCTTTATATGCAAACACAGACTCTGTTTCAAACTTAATATCATCACCTTCAGTTGCTACGTTTGTTAGAATTTTAATATCATTGCCTTGAACAGTAACCTCTGTTTGTTTTTCATTCATAACCAACGCATGAAGAGCATTAATATCATTTTGTGTTACATTAAATTCAACAAAATCGCTTGATAATTTATTTTGTGCATTAATTAAATCTTGTTTTTGAGCTAATTTTTGGTCTGTCTCTTGTTTTGTATAGCTATTACCAGCGCCACTGATAGCAGCAACAGCCATAGCTCGAGCAATAATATCAATCATACTACTTAGTAAAAGTTCCTACAACAATATTATTTCCAGAAACGTTTGTGGCGCAAACGCGAACCTTAGAAATACCTGCAACAGCAACGTAATAGATGCCATTGGTTGTAGCAGTTCCAGATGATTTGAAATCTTCTGCACTGATTAACATTAAAGGAGTCCAAGAAATTTGTGAATCCTCTAAAGCTCCACCCTGCGCGTTTAAAGTGTTAACGCAACCTTCAACCGCAAAGGTTCCACTACCGCTACCTGAAATTTCAAGTGCCAAGTTATCATATCCATTATTAGCAAAGCTTGCACTATCAGCGTCTGCTGTTAATGGATTTTTAACTGAATCGAAAAAAGGTACGGTTTGTACGTTTAAATTTAAGTTTACCATAATCCAACCTCCATATTTCCAAATTTGGTGAGCTCCAAAAGAATCGAACTTTTGCTAATACCGTAAAGCTCGCAAAAATGCGCGCAAAAAATGCGCGCATAAAATCATTATTTTATTTAGTAGTCTAAAGTGACTATTTTATGTTGCTTGTGAGTTTGTTTCATATCTATAATTCTTTGGTTGCTTGAACCACGGAATACAAGCTTAACACTTTTTAATTCCTCTACAAATGGTCCATCAACCAACACATCTATATACTCTAACATCTCATCAGTATATTTAGTGTGCTTTTCTCCACCAGGAGCAAGTTCTTTATCTAAACTCCATCCCGTCCAACACCAAATTTCTTTATCAGGATAACATGCCTTAATTACTTTTAACGCATGAACTAACTCTTTTTGATTTTCAGGTTCAAAAGGTTCCCCCCCTAACAAACTAAAACCTTGAATATAATCATGATCTAATTTGTGAAGTAAATCATTTAGTACATCATCATTAAATTCTTTACCAAACAAAAAGTCCCATGTTTCTTGATTAAAGCAATTTTTACAATGATGTCTACATCCTGAGACAAAAAGTGAAACTCTTACCCCAGGGCCATTGGCAATATCACAATCTTTTATATTTGCGTAATTCATTATAAATGTAACACCCTTTCCTTAATTTCTTGAGTTCTACCTTGATTAAACTCATTAGTAGAAATATAGCCACAAACTCTTCTAGCAATATTCATTTTATCTCTGTCTTTATTACCACAAACAGGGCATTTAAAGAATAATTTATAATTTTCATCCTCTACAATAGGAATTTCACCATCATATCCACAGCATTGACAATAATCTGATTTAGTATTTAATTCAGCATACATAATGTTATCATAAATAAATTGTATTACTGAAATAACAGCAGGGATATTATCTTGCATATTTGGTGTTTCAATATATGAAATTGCACCACCTGGAGACAAGCGTTGGAATTCACTTTCTAATTTAAGCTTTTCAAACGCATTAATAGGTTCTGTAACCTTAATATGATAACTATTAGTAATATAGTTTTTATCAGTAACGCCCTCAATAATTCCAAAGCGTTCTTGTAAAGCTTTTGCAAACTTATATGTTGTAGATTCAATAGGGGTGCCATAAACTGAGTAATCAATATTTTCCTCAGTTTTCCACTTATTTGTGTACTCATTTAATTTCTTCATAACCTGTAGACCAAATTCTTTTCCCTCAGGTTCAGTTAATTTATGGCCTGTCATGTAATATACACATTCCCATAAACCAGCATAGCCTAATGAAATTGTTGAGTAACCATTGTATAACAACTTATCAATAGTTTCACCTTTCTTAAGTCTAGCAAGAGCACCATGTTGCCATAAAATAGGAGCTACGTCAGATGGAGTACCTTTTAATCTTTCATGTCTAATTCTTAATGCTCTATGACACAAGTCAGCTCGTTCATCAAAAATTTGCCAGAATTTTTCAATATTCTTCTTTGACGAACAAGCTAAATCAACTAAATTAATAGTAACAACGCCTTGATTAACTTCGTACCTCATATCGCTACGAGGAATAGACTATCTCTTCGCACAATTGTGCGTGATGCGCTTCGAATAGTGATAAAATCTATTCTACTGGCTTACATTCATCAGCCATAGTCGTTACATTTTCTATTTGTTTATAATAAATAATTTTAAATCTTTTTTTAAACCAATTTTTTTTCATCATTTTTGTAATACTACCCGAATTACAACTGTGACCACTATATTCTATAAATTTTTTTGCTGGACAAAAAGTTAATATCTGGTTTACCTCTGTATCATATATACATAATGACCAAACATTTCCAACTCTATGTTCGTTAGTAACACAGTCTTGAATATTTTCTTTTTGAGTTCCTATATATAAGTTGTTTAAACTAGGATTCATTTTATCATCGTCTAAATGGTTAAGCTGTTCTCCTTTATTTAAAGAACCAACCCATGTAATCCATACCAACTTATGAACCTTAAAATGTTTTTGTTTCCCATTAACATACAGGTCTACTCGAGGATATCCATCTTTATCTATAACCCATTTTAAAAATTTTTGACTATAACAAGAATAAATCTTACCTGTTTTATTAATATAATATCCTTTATTGATAGGACAAATTTTATATTCTTCTTGGTTTAAAATAATTATTTCTTTTTTCATAAACATCAAACTCCTTTATAAAAGTTTTAATAGCTTAACACGGTATTGACTCTTTGAGTTCGTCCACCGTTAGCGGGAATCCTTAAAATCATCCCACACCGTTTTTTCTTACGTTCACATCATTTAACGTCGCCCTAACACAAGGCTGTCAAGCGACCGTAATACTTAGCTTCGCCCTCTTTATAATTTAAAGCATTGGCTACGTTACCCAAATTAATTGATCTATCGGGAGTTAAGAAACTTCTACAGCCCATACATGGATAACAGTCGCCAACTCCGTTTTCATTAATCTTATTTTGCTTCATTATTTTTTCACTAATATAATCAGGGACCATTCTCTTAGCTGTGCATTTAGCTGCAAGCTCAGTTAAATAAAAATATTTAGAATCCTGATGAATATTATCTTCTTCTAATACATACAAAAGTTTAGGGAATGCTGGAGTAATCCATACGCCCTTCTCATTTTTAATACCCTTAATTCTTTGATTTAAAACTTCTTCAATAACTAAAGCTAAATCATCCTTACCTTGAGGGTCAGAAATCTCGCCTAAATACATATTTAATGAGACAAACGGTGTCTGACCATTTGTACTATTAAGTGTTAGTATTTGATATTGCATTGTTTGAACGCCATCTTTAATTTCTTTTCTAACACGCTCTTCAATAATCTTATTCATTTTAACTTTAGTCATTTTAATATGGCACTCGCGTAGTTCATGTTCGACATCAGCCTTAATTTTTTGTCGACTAATATCGACAAATGGAGATAGATGTGATAATGAAATTGTTTGACCACCATACTGACATGATGCAACAATAGCCATGATTTGTGTAGCTATTGTGCAAGCTGTTAAGAAAGAATGTGGTTTATCAATCTTTACACCATTAATAACAGTTCCATTTTGAAGCATATCATCCAAGTTCCATAAATCACAATTGTGTAACTTTTGGACAAAGTAATCTGCATCATGGAAATGTATAATTCCAGCTTTATGAGCATCTTGAATATCTTTTGGTAGTAAATATCTATTAGTTAAATCTTTACTAACTAATCCCGCCATATAATCTCTTTGAGTAGGAATTAAAATAGGATTCTTATTAGAATTCTCTTGTTTAACTTCCTCATTTTCTAAATTAACAGTCGCTAAAATTTGCGAATCTGTAGTGTTTTGCTTTTTATCAAGCTCTTTTTGGTATCTATATTCTATGTAAGACCTAGCTGTCTCATAGAACTTCTTTCTCATTAAAGTATCCTCAACCATCTTTTGAATTTCTTTTGAAGATACCTCTCTTGTTATTTTTAATAATTTGCTATGTATAACATTCACAACGTCTAATACATCAGCTTCAGTAAGCTCTTGAGTTTCCTTATTAGCTCTCTCAACAGCTCTTTTAATTTTGTTTAAATCGAAGGCAACTTGCTTGCCATCTTTTTTAATTACATTCATAGTTATTTCTCCTTCTCTGTTTGTTTACAAAGAAAGCAAACCATTACACATATGCGTAAATATGGTTAATACTTTCCTTAAAACAGTAATTATAAAATCTATTTAATTTATATTTTCTCCTAAATCATCATCTGTTTTAGGAGATTCTTGTGCCTCAGCGGCCTTTTTAAATTTTTCAGCATCAGCTTTAAAATCTTTTTGCACAGACTCTAAAGCAGCCTTTTTAAGTTGGCTAACAATATCTTCCCCAGTAGTTTTTGCATCTACCTTCATTACACTTAAAATATCTTGTAACTCTTCAGAACTTAGCGTATCTTTTAACGTATTCATAGACTCCAACCACTTATCATACTCTTCTGGGTTAAATAATGATGCAGTTTCTAATAATCTATAAATATTAGACACGTTAATTGCATTGTCGATCATATCAAATAAACGATCACAGTCAGATTTACATTGTCTAAAAATGGCGTCATATAAACCATATTTATGTATTGCATCTACTAAAAAATGGCTTAATGTTAAATACGGTAAGTCATTTTCTAAATTTATACAGTAAGACAGTAATGCCTGAACAGTTTTGCCTATTTCAATAAACACTGCAACACCTGGTGCATCAAAATCTTTATTTAATAAACCAAGCACATCCATTAATATTAACTCTTTTTCTTTTAACGGAATATATTCTCTAATAATTAATTTAGATAAAAAAGCATCTATTTGTTGAGCTTCATCTCCTGCTGGATTTTCATCTAATTTAGTACATAAAAGCAAATAATCACTTAGCTTTAGTTTCTCTTCCATAATCCTTTTTATTCCCCCTTTTCTCCTTTATTAAAACTTAAGAAAAAATCTTCAAGCACTTCCTCTTCTGGTATATCTGAATAAATTTTCAACATATCAGAACTACTCCAACCAATAATCATGGTTATTACATCATCAGGTAATTTCATACGCTTTAAAGATGTACAAAAGAAATGTCTACTTGAGTGTGTATAATACTCAATGTTAAACATTTTAGAAATCTTAGCAGCAAAGCTATTAGCTGTAGAAATTGTTGCTGGTAGGTATTGTCCATTTTTACATGTAACAAACAAACTATCAACTTCAATTCCTAATTGTTTACGTTCATCCATCCATAAATCAAAAAATGGTTTAAACATTTCTTTGATAACATACTTCTTAAGTATTTTACCACGTTTACCACTACCTTTTGTTCTTATTTCTGGTGTGCAATACATATAACCATCAAATACCTCTGCGGCTTCTGTGAAAAACCCAGGTTTCATTTGTAAAAGCTCAGCTTTACGACAACCAGATGAACATGCTAAAGCCAAATAACAAGCTGTTTGATATTCTTTGGCGTCTACTAATCCCTCTAATATTTTAATCATATCAGCATTACTGATAACAGTTTTTGGTCGAACCACAGAAATTTTAATAGGCTCTAACCCTCTTAATTGATTGTGAAAATTAGGATATTCATCCTCATATAGTAATTCAATTTCTGAGGATAAACTACTTAACACAGATTTTAATGATGCTATTCTATTAGCGCTCATACCTAAATCTCGACACCAACCAAAATAATATACAAAATCTCTTTTTTTTAAATTGATATAAAACTTATCACCATTTTCTTTATAGTTCCAACAAAAGAACACTTTTAACCATTCCTCATACTGTTTTATAGTATGTGGGCTTTTATCATTAGATTTACAATATCTAATAAAATCTTTAACGAGGTTTTGATTCTCTGAGCTAACCTTAGACCAATCGTCAGTTAAATTATTATTGTAAACAGTTGATCTCCCCATCTAATCACCCTCCTATATATTATTATAACGAAAAAAGTTAAAAAGTCAATTAATGACGCATATTTTCTAATTTTTCTATTAACGCATCACAATCTTCTATAGCCTTTTTTTGTTTTAAAGTCTTTTTATGCTTTTTAACCTCTTTAATTTTTTCGTCTATGTCTTTATTCCATTTACTGTTTACTAGCGTGCAAGCTAAAAACGCAGCATCGGATTCATCAAATGTTTTAAATTCTAAACAATAGGTTTCTTCAACAAATTTTTTTACATCTTTTTTGTCTACAGAAGTTTTACTATCTAAACCTAAAACTTTCTTTAAATAAGCATGAGTTGTCGCAGGATACACTCCTGTATAATCATATACATCAATATCATGTAGCTCTAAAAATAAATCTAAAATAGCATGAGCTTTAGCTAGTGCAATAAAAGTTTGCACTGTCGAAGAACCACCTCTAAGTTGAACAGGCATAGCTTCCTTTGACACAAAAATATCTTTCCAATCAATATGCATAGATTTTAACAAATCAAAATATTCACATAAACCCCCATATAAATTAGACACAAAAATACCATCTTTTTTTTCAGACACTATAGCCTTCGTAAACACGGGTCGATTATCATGCAAATCCCATAAACATACACCTGTATTATGACTTGCCAAATCAAACATTACTAAATATCTATAATCACTTATTGACCTTTCACATCTAACAACCATATTTCCTCCTACACCACTTTATAACAAATAAAGCAATTATTTAGTTGATTATTAATTTTATAAACATACACGTAGTCACCAACTTCTAAACTAAATCGAGTCATATTGGCAACATTACGTAAGTAAGAGCTATCGTCTGGCACGATAGAAACATCATAATGTTCATTATCTTTTATAGCCTTTATTTGACATAGTATAGTAGAATCTCTATCTTTTAATTCATCTCGAACTATTTCTCTAAGAAGTTCGACAAGTTCTTTAACATCTCTATCGTTCATACAGCCCTCCTTATAAAGATAAAAAAACCTTCGCCCTAAGGCGAAGGTGCAAAATTAGCAAACTTCCTCTTCTAATTTTGAATCTCCATCGTCTGTGGCGATATTCTCTTCTTCGACGATTTTAGCTACTTGCTCATCCTCTTCAAAAGGTAGATTCTCGGCAACTAAATACGCACGACTTTTTGGTTTTCTTCCTTTCTTAGATTTTGATTTGGTAACTTCTTCTGTTTCAATGTTTTGTGGTTCTTCAGTAACTTCTACTGAGGCCTCTTCTTTTTGTTCTTTTAATTTTTTAGCAGCTTCTTCTGCTCTTCTTTTTCTTACAGCTTCATTGTGAGCTAATAATTCTTGTAATGTCATCCCTTAGACCTCCTTTTTACTTTTAGCTATCTCATCTGCTTCAGCCATGTTATTGTAGAACGCTTTTAATTCAGCAATAGATTTAGCTAATTCTTCAATATCTGCATCATTAATTTCAATTCCTGCCTCTTTGGCACCAGCTTTAATAGCGGAAATAACCATGATTAACTTATCTCGCCCAGCTAAACCAGTAGCTTGTGCTTCAGCCATAGCCTTTAATGCAATTTGTTTAAGCTTATTAAAATTTTTCTGTTTAGTTAATTCAGCTACAACTTTTGCAAGCTTAATCATAGTTGGTATTAACTTAATTACTGCTCCAACAAGACCTAGAACAGCAACGCCTAGTAAAACCCAACCCTCTGCTGTGGTTGGCCAAATATTTAATACGTAATATAACATAATAAAACCTCCTAATTTTCTAGTTTCTGGGTATCTTTCTTAAAAATATAAACAACTATACGCTTAAGAAAAATACCCAGACCCCATATGGGGCCTAGATATATATTATTTTGTTTTCTTTTTACAAATAGGACACTTACCACAATCGACAACATACCGATGTCTCTCGGGACAATATCTTTGATATCCGCACTTTTGTTTAGTAAAAGTGCATGTACGCAAAGTGTTACTGTCTCCTTGTAAAAATTTACATTCCATATGGAACCTATGCAGCAGATGCTACGTTAAATGTTGTGTCAGCAACATTTGCGTTCTTGTCTTTGTTCTTTAAAGTAACTTTAACATCTCCGCTTTCAGCATATGCACCACTAGCATTAAGTGCTGAAGCAGGTTCAAATACTAGTTGCTCGATAGATACTAAGTATTCAACATCAAGAGGTTCAACAGTACCATCTTTCATGATAGCATAGATAGCTGGTTTTTGGTTAACAACTTGAGTTTCCTCATCAGACATAATGTCTTTAACATCAGCTGTGAAATCACGGTTTGTAATAACTTCGATGATATTTAATAACTTACCACCAATAGCATCACACTCAGCACTTTCACTAGCTAAAGCAATACCATTTAAAGACATAGTTTGGTTAGAAGACATATTCATTTGGAATTCTTGAGCACCATTTAATTGGAATCTAGGAACTTCAAAAGTAATCTTACCAGCAGCTTTACCCTTAGAAGCAGAGCAAGCGTCTCCTGCAAAAATAGGAGCAGAAATTACTAAATATAACTCTTCTGGAATGATTTGAGTTGAAATTTCAGCTACATGAGCTCTTGTTTCCTTACCATAGTAACGAATACAATAGTCAGTATCAACTGCTGGGGCCTCAGCTAGAGTTAAAGTACCATTGTCATATTCCATTTTAACATAATCCATAGTACCAACTGGAGCACCCCATACTAAATATTGCTCACCACCACATGGAATAGGTAATTTTTCAATATCAGTAATTTCCTTTGAAGCAGTAGTGCTGTTAGCAAGGAACTTTACTGTTTCATCTAAAGTCTTGTAATCCTTACCACCAGTTTTCTTAAAATTAGCACCAAGTTGTGCTTCTACGTATTCTTTCTTCCATAATACGTCTGTTAAAGTAATTTCAACAGATGGATCATGATAGAAACTAAATTGAATAGGTGCTCCTTGACCAGCACGAATATCATCTTTTGTAGTTTGAATGCTTATACTAGAGTCAGTTAAAGTCTTTGATACAAAAGCTAATTCTAACTTTTTAGTTGTAGGGTTATACTTAAAAGCTTCTGCCTTACCAACTGAACCTAAAAAATATTTTTCAGCCATAGTTTTCATTCTCCTTTTATTTTAAATTTTTTGTTATTTCATATATTATAAATTAGAAACTTGTTGTTGAACCTCGTCCGCACTCTTATAAGAATCTCCATAGACATCTCTAAGTGGTTTATACATCCAGTGATCAAGCTTCTTGCCCTTAGGGAGGCTTACAAAGCCAGACATAACAGCTTGTTTCATAATTTTATAATTAATTAAATCTTCAACAGTACTTAACGTCATTGTGAACCTACGAATACTCATATTATAAATTTCATCAAACTTATAAGGAGTGGTAATAGTTAAACCTACTACCTTCTTTTCTATTGTAGCATGAACGTCATTCATCTGTTGCTCTAAACGCATTTTTTCATCATGGTCCTTCTTAACAGCAGGATCAACATGACTTTCATCTGCGTAATCGGGATAATTTTGGAATAAAATAATTTGTCTTAACTTACCAAAATCGTTTTTGTTGATTATGTGCCCATCAACAGAAAAAGCACTTTTTTTTGTTTTAGGGTCTTCGACAATACTGATACGATTAATAATCTTAGAATTTTTACAATCAGGACAACAAAATTTAGAGTAGTTTTCGTCTAATTCTTCGGGGGTTAATTCTTCAGGATGCTCCTGTAGTTTTTTAAACAACTGATTCATTTTTTCAACATAATCTAAATATTCTTTGTCATTATATTTAATAACTCGTCCACATTCAGTACATTTCATACCGTTCTCAAATCTAAACACCAATTCAAATAATCGCTGCAATTTCCAAGACCACAATTTTGCTTCTTGTGGGTCACCTTCTTTCATTTTCTTTATTAAATAATCTAAATGAGACATTGCAATACCTTTTGGGTCCTCATTTTTATTCAAAGTTAAACAAGAGCAGCATGCTGCAAACTCTTCATAATGTCTGACTTGAATTGGATAAATAAGAAGACCACAAAAAGGGATAGGCGTATCTTCTCTAAAATACGTAATCTCATAGTTCTTTAATAATTCAACTAAAGCAGTGTCTAGCTTGCCATATCTGTCATCAAGACTAGGCTTAGTTGACACTTCAGGTCCATTTTCTGCCATTTACACACACCACCTTTAAAAACCTCTGTTTGCTGTGCCTGAAATACCACTCATCTCAACACCAAAACAAATACGATGTCCATGGTTGTTTTCTTTGTGGTTATGAGGCATATCAACATAACCAGTTTTTAAATCAGGGACTCCAAACCCTTGGAATTTTAAATAACCTACACCATCAATAAATAAGCCGTTTAATTCAGCTAAAATACTTTTCAGTAATACAGTCTCACGACTCTTGATAGGTACAACAACAGAGCCCTGTTCATCAGATTCATTAGGATTAACCCATTCAGGATTAGAACTTGAATCCGCGTCGCCATCACCAGCAACAACACCAATTTTAGTATAGACGGAAGTGTCGACAGTTACCCCAATTAATGCTTTCTGTGCATCTATAGCTTGAATATTTTCAACATAAATGTATACAGAGCTACATTGGTCTACCTGCCCGTCTGCGTCACGGGGAGTAATAAAAACTCTCTTCTCACTAGATTCCCCGTTATCGTTATTGACTAATTTTAGCCTTTCGTCCTTATCTAATGAGGGTTGATTTAATGCATGCAAATCATCATATTTCAAAATTTTCCAAAATACATCTGCATATTTACTTGTGGATTTTATAAAATGTTCTACTATCTTAGTTTCTATACTATCTAAATTAATAAAACGATTTACTTCAGTGTATGCATCATAGCCCCATTCGCTATATTCATCAATTTTTGCCATTCCTTATTACCTCCCTTTTAACTCTGTTTTCTAACAACCAACTTAAAGGTTGTGCTAATTTCTGCATGACTAGGTGAATTTGCTTCACTAATTGTACAGCGCACTACCAAATCTCCGTTTAAATAAATTTTCTTACGACTTAAGGTAAAGCTATAAGCGTCGCCTTCAATGTTTTCTGAAAAATCTATATAATTAGATTGTAAATTTTTATCTTTTGTCGCTGGCCAATTTTCTAAATCATATGTAGTAGTAATAAATTTTGAGTAAACACTATACTCCTCCCCACTATCAGAAACTATTACAGGGGTAAAAGTAATTTTTTCAGAATATAAATCGCTTGGAATTATAGCAGGTTGCTTAAATATCATAGAATAACCCTTAACCTCGGTTTTGGTGTCAAGATGAACAACCTGATCACTTTGGTAAGCAATTCTATTGTCCCAGTCATCATAGACTGAAGCTTCTGTTAACTCAACATAAAGCTTAACTAAACCAACGTTTTCGGTATCCCATGTAGATAAATTATACAACTTATCTATCGCAGTAATCCTATAAACCTGACCATCAATAAAATGACCTGGGTTTTTAGGGTCTGCTGTTCTAGCCCCAATTATAAATCTTTGATTTATAAAATATCCACTAGTATATTTATTATATTGCGCAGTTATAATTAAATGCGCTTGAGGCGAAACACTCACCTCACTATATGAAAAGCTAGTAGTTGTTAAATCTCTAGCTTGAATAACAGGTTCATAATGATATCTAGTAGTTCCTTGCTCATCTAAATAAGCACTACCTAAAACACCATTACATCTTTGAATAATTAAGTTAGCTGTCATAGTGACTTTATCCATATTGACTCCAAGCCATACGTCTTTTTTTAAATCGGGAGCTTTTAAATCATAACTAGGTGCAAACCTAAATTTACTTCCTATTCTGAATCTATTCTCGAAAATGTTTTTAAAAACAATATTTCTACTATCATCAGCGATCGCTTCGCCCTTCTCAGACTTAACAGTTTGTATGACAACCTCTAAAGGTTCCCATTTATTTTGTAACTTAAAATCACTTGTAAGATATTCACTATCTTCAACCTCATACTCAACGTCAACACGATTAGGTCTATACTCCCATTCCGCATTAACTTTGTCCTGTAATTCTTTTAAAAAATAATTATTTTTACTGAAATTCTTTGGAGTCTGTGATAGGATATCATAAAGACTCGCAGAATTAGTCACGTCAACAATCTTACGCGCCATAAAATATCCTCCTCCTATGAATTATTGCTCATCACCAATTAAATGAGTTAAAATACCTCTTGATTCCATAATTTGTCTTTTAATTTGTGCGTGTGTCATCTCTTTATAATGTTTCTTATCATATAGACCATGTATTTTAACTACAACTTTAGTAAGTTTATTATGACACAAAGCATTAGAAGAAATTAATTCAAACATAAAACCTTCAAACCATAAGTCAATGTCTTGTTCTCCTTTTTCTTCTGCCTCTATCATGTATAATAGTTTAATTACTTGACTACGTAAATTAATAAAACAAGTTTTTTCCTCCTTAGGAGAAAAACAGATAACATCGCCCTTGTCTGAATCTAGAGGAATCATTTCTTTTTCATTATTTTCCAAAGCGACTTCCTCCTCTAGGGGTTGACATTATCATCCAGTTTAACTCTGAAATCAAAGTATCCATATCTTTATTCATTTGGTTACGCCACTCAACTTTTGCTCTTGCCGAATTCGCTGGTGAATACATTTCGAAATCGTGGTCTGTTAGAATGTTTCTCACTTCTAATACACGACCAACTTCCTTATCGCCCCAAGCAGCTAACAATCCATAAGCTAAAATGTTAATTATTTTTTCCATAATAGCATTCATATTATAGTCTGCTCTAAAGCAATTTTTAAAATCGTCTGTAAAAGCCCCAGCATAGAACCAACAAACTCCCCATGTGTCATTAGCAGTAACTTCTCTAGGAAATTCTACTTGGTTAGTTTCAGGTATATACCTACCAAATACTTTTTCACCATTAATGAAATAAGTAAAACCAACACCTTGACCATTATGTGGAACTTCTGATTCCAAAACATAAGTTGTGCCTCCGTCACCATTTTCTTCCTCATACTTTCCTTCTGGCCCGTCTGTTTTAATCAAACGGTCAGTTATAGCAACTGGTGATACAAATTTATTTTTCCCTATAATTAAAAAATCGAGCATATCTTTTTGGAAACCAGCTCGATCATTAAAATATTTTCTTTCAATGTCAGGGTCCGCAAAAAGATTAAAAGCTCTATCAAATATTTCGCTAAAATATATCATATGCTATCCCCCTTCATATGAATACCATAATCAATCTTACATATCTGTTTGAGTTATCTTATATCTGCCATTTAACTCGTCTAGCTCTCTCTTAAAGCCACCGTCTGTTAATGTGTCAAATAAATTGATTTTTTCACGAGTGCGATAGTTAGGGTCGCCTTCGATAAATTTTCTCTTTACAAAAGTAACAATACTCTTTTTATGTTCAAGTTTATTGGTGTTGTTCCATAGTTTTTCAATTTCTGTAACAGACATATTACCAATCTTGTTTAATTCTTTTGCACCAAGAACGAACTCATCAACAGTAGAAATACCTTTTTCAACAGCTATATCTAAATCATTAGAACTTACAGCAAAAATACCATCATTAAACCACTTACGATATTTACCTACAAGCTCATCAAAAACATAAAGAGGAACTCTGTATGTTTCTCCATATTGCGTGAAGTTAAACTCCATGCTACTAACCTTAGCATAACCTAAACTATCAGAGCAATATACTAAAGTAACAAAATCTTTAGCTTTTTTTTCCACGATTTTTTCAACAACTTGTACCTTTGGTTCTACAACTTCTTTAACAGCAGGTTGTGCTGCATTTTCAGTTTGTGCTTGTAATTTTGCCTCAAGCTCAGCAATATAAGCTTCCATCTCAGCTTTTGTAGATTTACTATTTATTTTACTCATATATCTTTATCTCCTTTTACTTTCTTAATTTTGATACAAGGCCCCAAAAGGGGCCTCTATATCATTATTATTTTATAATTACTAGATAGTAATTGTACCGTACTTAGCACCACAAATTGCAGAAACACCAACACGTAATTCTACAGTGATACCATATCTCTTATCAGAGCTTTCTTCAGGATTGTAAGTAACAGTTACTTCATTTCCTTCAAATAAGATCTTAACTGGCTTGTCACCAGCAACTGGAACGAAGAAAATCTTGTGGTCATCTAATGCTAAATCAGCAGTAGTATTAGTTGTACCAGGAATTAATACGTTCTTTAAAGCGATTAGAGGTACACCTAAATATTGACTTAAGTAACCAACCTTATTCATTTCTTCACCGATTTCAACTTGGAAGTTACCAGTTAAACTTACGTTTGATAAAGCAACAGCTGTACCGATTGCGATTACGTTCATACCACCATTAGCAGCAGATACTCTTTCTCTTAAAGTACCCCATAATGCTGGAGTAACACCATTAGTACCATAAGCAGCACCGAAGCCACTTGTAGCAGCAGTCATACCCTTAATAGCCTTTAAGAAAATATAAGCAGCGAAAGAACGGCCAATCTTTAATGCAAAATTACCCATATCAAATACACCTGCAGCAAATGGATACCAGTCGATGTGAGTAGAAATTTCTACTGGTCTAGCATGAACAGTAATTTCATCATCGTACATAGGTTGATCAACGCCCTTACGAACGCCTTCAGCCTTTTCATTTACCTTAAATAATTCATTTGATTCAATAATGAATCTAGCTGTATCACCGAAACCAACTTGATGAACTTCAGCAATATAGTTTTCAAAAGTGTCATTAACTACTTCAGGAACGATAGCAGTAACAACTTGTGCGATTACAGCATTAAAGTTATCTCTAATAGCTGTATTAGCCTTAACTTGTGGGTCTTTAAAAATTGATAAACCCTTTGCGTCGAAGTCAGCCTCATAACGAGTACCTTCAACCATTTTCTTACCCATAGATTTGATAAGTTCAGCATTCTTTTCTTTGTAGTCAGCAACAACATTGCCCTCATATTTTTGTCTAGCTAAATCAAGAGCGCCTTCTACTAGAGCATTGAATGCATCATTTTCAGTTCTGTTAAATTCAAAATATCTTCTCATCTCTTACGCCCTCCTATTATAATTGTACAACTTCAACTAGATACATCTTGCCATTGCTTCTCATACCAGTTGTTAAGTCTCTTTCAACTAATACTTTTACACCTAAACCTGCAGCAGGTAAAGCAGCAGCAGCTGTGAATCTTGCGTCACCAGCAGTTGCACCAGCATATTCGCCAACAACTGGAGTTGCAACGAAATTACCAGCACCTACCCAGAATTTATCATGTAAGTTTAATCTACGAACTCTAAAGTTTGTTCCAGCAGGAACTAATAAATCAAATAACTTCTTACCAATCTTATATTCGTTACCTGCGATTTCTCCTTCAGAAATACCAGCATAGTCAATGATGCCTACTTCATCAGAAGCAGCAGCAGGAGCAGCAGCTTCATAAACATCATATTCTTTGCCATTTGCATTATAAGTTGTGTCAGCAGCTAAATCACCTAATTTGACTAAGTCGCCGTCATGAAGATCAGTTTGAGCTACACCATTAGTTACGTATGCATCAATTTGATCACTAATCATTTTACCAGAATAAAAAATTTTAGCCATACTCTTTTTTCTCCTTTTTTATATAATTTTTTATTAATAAATATCCCATTTATAAAGTCATGCGTTTCGGCTACGCAAGGTCAATATATCCGAGAAAGACTAATACATATTAATTATTGTTGTATTCTTTTAAAGTGTCCCAACAAGACATTGGTTTCTTTTGCTTTGTTTCAGCAATATTAGAAACTTCAGGCTCACTAACAGGAGCACTATATACAACAGTTTCTTCTGTAGTTTTTTTTTCTACAGTTTCACTAACTTTATTTTTATTAGCACTAATTCTATCTTCAAATAACTTTAAAGCAATCTTATTCTTTAAAGTATCTATGTCTTGAACCTCACCAGATTCACACATAGCATACATAGCTTTTGAATCTTCTTCAGCTAATTCAGCATAACCAATAATTTCTTGTGCTGTTTTTAAGAACTCAGCTTTCTTAGCAGCTTCAATCTTTTCAGAATATTCTGCATTTTTAGCTTTTTCTGCCTCATATTTCTTATATAAAGAAGAAACAGTGTCTTCGCTGATTTCTTTTTCGAAATTTAAAATAGAATTTCTAAACTCTTGAGTAGCATTAGCAAGTAATTCACCTGCAACAGCAGCATCTTCAGCATTTTGTCTCTTAATTCTATCTAAGAACGCGATAACAGCTTCTTGATCTTGATGGAACTCAGTATAGTAACCACAAGTATATGCAATATCAGTAGCAAAAGAAGTCATCTTATCTACTAGATATGTTAAATCATAGATAATCGTACTGGTTTCGCATGGGCAAGCACTAGTTTCTTCAGAAGCATATTGGCCATCAGTAGCTGTTTCTTCAACACTTGCATTTTCAGTTTGTTCACTTTCTGTTACTGTTGTGTCTGTAGCAACACCCTCGTTGGCAGTTTCTTCAGCAGAAGCAGTTCCTTCTTGAGCTTCATTATTTTCGAAATTCTCAGTAGCAGTACTCTCTTCTGTTGTAGCTGTAGATTCTTGAGTTTGCTCCTCTGCTTGAGCAGAAGTTTCTACAGTTTCAGTTACAGTTTGTTCTTCACTAGAAAATTGTTCAGGTTGATTTTCAGTTGCTGGATTTTCATTGCCAATGTTTTCAGTTGTCTTTTCAATATCCATTTGTGAAACTTCCTCCTTTACATTATTTGAGCCATCCATTTTCTCATAAGCAAGTCTAATTGCTTTTGATTGTGCTTCAAAAGCTTCCTTGCCCATGATATCAATTACTGATAGCCCAGCATTTTCAATTCCAGGCTCTACCTTGACACCATTTCTAGATCCTAAAATTGTAATACCAACTAAATTAAATTTGTTGATTTTTAAAACTCCATCTGGGAGCTTCTCAGATTCTAAAATGTCGACTTCAACAGATACATTTTTTGCAGGACCGCCTTTTTCTTTAGCTTTGATTGCATCCTTTAATAATTTCTTTACCTGTTTATATCCATATTGAACCCACAAGCAACATGTAAGTTCAATCCATTTTAGACCATCTTCACCATCAACTATTTTTACCCCGTCTTTTTCTCTGATAACACCAAGTATTCTTTCGCCTTGTTTACCTAAGGTATCCCAATAACTCATTTGTGTTTCAGTATCATAACTCCACTCACCATTGTGACTAACAAAATCACCATTTTCAAAATAACCTAAAATAGGTTTATTAATAAATGTTGGTAAAGCATCTGCCATAGACTCTGGAGTAAACCATGATTTATTAACATTAGGATTAGCACTACTGATAACTCTCATAGAAAGCTCTAGAAAATCCTGTTGTAATAACTTCTTAATGTCTATAGATTCAGCATTTACTTCAAAACACATTCTATTATTCCCCATCAGTAAGCGCACCTCCTCGATTATATTTTTTCGCCTCTAACATACGCGTATTTTTTTCTATGTCGTTCTGTTTGTCTTGATCTTGTCCGCCTTTATGTCTAACAAACTCTTCCTTGGGAGGTAATTTGTCAAATCGATACATCACATCCTCAATAAATGAGTTGCCGCCTAACTTCTTATAAGCATCGTATAAATCATGAATATTTTGATAATCATAATCATTACGATAGCCTTTGTCTACACACTCATAAAAACAATTTTTAATATCATTACGTAATGTGCATAAAGTGCCTTCACTAACTAAATCTATTTTTAAATCAATACGGTCAATAGATTTTTTAATAGGCTCATTTTCCTCGACCACAACAGCACGAACATTTTTTCTAAGTTCTTCCTCTCTCTTTTCCTTTGCTTCCTCACTTTTTTCTTTCTTCTTATCATGCCAATCTTTCCAAAATAAACTAGCAATTGTAGGAAGAGATAGCGCAGAAACAATTAGAGAAACAACTGGAATCCAACTTGTATCCATACTAATTCCCTGTGCTAATAAAGTTAGTGTATTCAGTAATGTGAATATTTAACTCATTAGCTCCTAAAACACCTGCAATATGTAACCACTCCTCAGCTTGTTTTATATAAGGAGTGATTAGTTGCAAAAATTCTTCTCCGAAAATACGCACTTCGTCGTCATTTTGCATGTCTGCAGTTTCTATTAAACCACAACAAACCTTTCTTAAGTTCATCATAGTATCTAAAATCTTATTAAATATAACGGTTAGGTCACTAATATCATCTTGATATTCTCCTATTGTCCCTCTGGTAGGTCTAGCACCTAACAATAACATTTGATCTGTAATCATGTCAGCCCACTCAGGCATCACATGTGCAATATTTAAGTGTACAATTTTAGCTATTTTTTTATAGTAATAATAGTCTAAATTGTAAGCCAAATTATCAAAAATAGCGTTTGCGTCAAAACACAAAGTGGCTAGTTGATTCATTTGTCTATAAGTTGTTTCAGATATTTTCATTTATCATTACCCCCTTGTGTTACTAATGCTCTCTATTATCTGATGTATCACTACCATCATCTCTAGATTTCCGTGTGTTCTCATTATCAATGTCGTTTTCTGCTATCTTTGGACGCCCCACTTGTTTATCACCAGCTGCGGCTGCTGTTAATTCAGCATCCCTTTCTTGCTGTTGTTGCATCAACTCAGCACTCTTTAATTGAGAGTAAGTCATAAAATCTTTATAGAAATCTAATGTCTTAATATAATTAGTAATAGCTTTAGTATCTCTCATACTAATTCCTTCCGCTGACATAAGTTTAGGAAGTAAAGCTACATTACCGTTCGCTACAATTTCTTTTAAATACTTTTTATCGTTCTCTAAATTAAAGATGTCTCCCCAAATTTCAATTCTCCATTTATACTTAAAACCAAGTTTATGTTGTAGAATAAAATTCATAACATTATTAAATTGTAATGTTACATATCTTTGTTGAGATGCTGCTAATTGTTTTGCAACATTAATTTGAGCTACATTTGGTTTATCTGTTACAATCGTTAAACCACCTTCACCTGCAGTTTCAATAAAGTTTTGAGTTGCCTCAGATAAAATATCAGAAGAGTTTACATCCGCTGATAGTTGTTGTAGCTTAATATTTTTAGCAGGCCACAACCAAGCCTCGACATTTGTACTTGTCGCTTGATTGAATTGAGTCATATAGCCCTCTAGTACTTCTGGTGCATATACAGATTCGTTTTTACCAGCTCTTGGATTAGCGATAGTTTCAATTTCACCTGTTAATACTGCGGTTAATGGAGTACTAGCAATTAAACCAGCTAATTGACCATAGTCAGTTAATTCTTGTAATTTTAACATTAAACCCATTGTATCTGGTGCTACCCATGGATGTGAATTATCACTACCAAAAGTATAGCAAATATCATAAGGCATTCTTAACCAGAATAAATAATTCTCTTGTTTCCCTTTTGAAGCCAAAATTTCTATTGAACTTGTATAAGTATTACCTTCATAAGAGAAATTATATTTTCGAGCTTTATCAGCATTAAAACTTCTCTTTCCAGCTTCGTCGGTAGATACGATTCCTGTATTAATCATATCTTCCCATGCTTTTTCCATAAAATCACCAAAATCACTAGGAGTGTTGGCAATATTTAAGAAATATAACATATTAAAAGATATAGTAAAACCTAATTGACCTTTACCAGTAATCTTAACCCATTCTGTTGGCATTTTTTGTAATGCACAGAAGCCAGGTGTTCTGTTTTTCCCTTCACCGTTAAACTTATTTCTTAATAAATAACTGCTTTTACCCTCTCTTTTCACTTCCATCGCAATGGTTTTAAAAGTATTCGGTATATTAAATAACTGTAGCCAGTCCTCAACTAATTGATTCTCAGCTGTAAAAGTTGAATCTTTATAAGAACCGTCCCCCTCTAATAGTTCTGGCACAATAAAATAATTGTATACAGGAATATCAGGAGCTCTTCTTAATATATTATAATAAATCTGTTGCGAGCTAGCATTAGCCCAACCTAACCCTCTTAATTCTCTTTCATGATTAGCAGGACTACTTAAAAACGATGCAATGTTCTGTTTATTATAAGTTTTTGCTGCAGTATATAATTGTTTAATTCTTTGGTTTTGTAAGAATGGATTCAACTTATTCCACTTTGCCACTGATGTGCTTAAACCAGAACCATCTCCAGCTAAAGTAGCAATTTTATTAAAGGTTTTTCTCCATTCTTGTGTGGTTAATTCTATAGTAACTTCTTCAGTTTCTTGTGTCCCATTTTTTTGGGCCATATCTAGTCTTTCTTGCCCAGTTTCATCAACGACCTTGTCTTCATTAACAGGTTTTTTAGGACGTCCAGGCTTAGCCTTTTTTTCTTTCTTTGTTTCTTGTGCCACTATTACCCGCCTCCTCCTGTTGTTGTTTTAGAAGAACATCAACCTCTTGATTAAGCATCTTTAAACCTTTCATGGTGTTTTTGAGCATTTCTTGATTTTCTTGCTCATATTGATTATAACTAATTTTCATTAGCTTATCTTCTAACCACCAATTTATAGATTCTGTTTCCTCTGGTTGATTGTCTCTAGAATAAATGTCCACAAAAACTTTTGTATAATTATTTAATTTTAAAATTCTGATAATCCTTTTTTCTGTAAGAAAATTACCATCTACCTCAGCCACATATAAGCTTTTATTTTCCCACAGAACAGAAGCATGTTGAGATATTTTTTTCAACATACCACTAAAATTTGCATTTTGATTATCAAAATCAGCTATGATTTTACAACATATCATACCCTATTCTCCTTTTGCCTCTACATATTATTATTATCTAAATGGATTTTTACCGCCAAACGGGCTACGTGGTTTGTTTGAAGTTTTTAAATTTCTAAATCCCCCAAGCCAACTATCGTTAGCCAATGCCTGTTTTTTCTTTTCAGGGTCAAAAACACTAGAATAATCTAAACCAACACCATCACCGTATTCATCATTATCTCTAATGTTTTTAATTTCCCAACAAGCCATAACACAAACATAGTTACGGTCATCGTGCATTTTATTACGTTTATCAGGTGGAAGTTGATAAGTAAGCTTGCCTGTTGGTGTTTTAGTTCTGATCATAGAAATAGCTTCCTCTTTCATTAAATCCATTTGAATCAATGCATTCATTTCTTGGTTAGTTAATTTTCTTTCTGTTCCATCGTCTAAAACCAATGTATCATACTTAGGACACTTAGGTGGAAATTTTATACTTCCTTGTGGAACCAATAAGTGTGCTGCTTCAAACATGTCATTTCTATATTTAGAAGGTTCAACTAGTTTTAAACAACCAGCAACACATTTCTTGTGTTGAGTATATGGTTCTGCCCATAACACACTATACTCATCGTTTTCATCATAAACACCAGGGTGCTCTTTACCATATTCATCTACCCAAGGTTTACATAGATATTGGGCAATACTTGAAGATTGACCTCCAATACCATTATCAAGTATAAGAGTTACATTTTCATATGGAGCAACTTTATCTCTACCATTATACTCGTAAAGAAGTTTTCTAATAGTATCAACCTGCTCTTCGATTTTCATTGGTCTTTTAGAACCATCCCCATATTTAACAAACAAGTTAATCATGTTTACGAATCTACCGCAAGCACGCTTAGATGAATCTAAGAAAACCTCTGTAATAAGGACAGGAGCATTATCCACTTTAGATGAAGGGTCATATGTAATAATATACTTATGCTTTTTACCACCCCATGATGTGACAGGAACAAAGTTTTCTGTATTTTGTAATATATCTGTTCTTGTCATAACTGCATCATCTAAGTTAAAATGGTCAAAAATATTATAATACTCTCTATGAGCAATAATTTCATTTTCTCTCATAGCAGCATCAACAGTAGCTTGAGATAATAATGGTGGAATTTCTATACCGTTTACAGTTGGGTGCATTGGAACTTCACAGCTTAAATCAGCTACGAACCAGTTATTGTCACCAATCAGCATACGTTTTGTTCCTTCTTTATATTGTGAATAAAAGAAAGAATCTGTATCTGACGCAGAACCAATATATACTCTTTGGTTTGGAATATCTAATGGATAAACCTCTGCATCAAAATTTGCTCCTAACTTAAAGCCTGAGTCTTGAACAGTAAATGGGTTACATACTTCAAAAGTTTCTTTTGAAACGAAACCAGCTTCATCATAAACATTCAAGTTAGAACGTTTACCACGCGCTGATCTTGAAGCACCAGCAACCGCTGTAATTTCAGAGCCATTTAATAACATACATTTAGAACCATTTTTAGCATCATGAGTAAAACCATCACTATCACTTTTTGTTTTAAGTAATTCATCAATAAACACAGTATTAGTATTTAAAATGGTTTTAATATTGTTAGTGGCTATATCTTCCATTTTTTTAAATGTATCATTTGCTGTTGTCCAGTTTTCCGAAATAATTCTCGTCATAAACTTAGGGAACAGTATATTTCTAGCCATTATATAACAACCGATAAAAAATGATTTACCAATGTTACGAGAAGCCGCTATGGCAACATCTGTTGCAGCCCACATCATGGAAACCATCCATCTTTGATAGTCCATAAGTTGAATACCTAAAATTAATTCAATGAATTGAACAGGATTTTTGCGCCCCCATTGAATAAGTTTTATATATTTTTTCATGGCATCATAGTCTCTTGTCGTGACATTGTTGTCTATCTTATGCTTGTAAATACTTATCATAAGACATCATCCCCGTCGTATATTTTATACTCTCGACTAAGAAAATCTTTAATTTCTTCTTCTGAAATGCCCTTCCTTCTATAATCTGCCTCAAGCTCGTCTAATAATTCTTGTTTTTTAATTTTACATTTAGCTAAACGCAACGCTTCTGTTGCATTATCAGCAATCTTTCTAAAATTACGAACTAATTTACATTGTTCGCTAACAATATCTACATAATCAGTCTTAGATAACTTAACCTGATTGAGTTGAGCCTCCATACTAATGTTTGCTATTTCCTCAATAGATTTAGATGTTTTAATGTCATAGAAATTTACAACACCATCATCAATACTCTTTTCATCTATTTGAGCTAAAACATCAGACAACATTCCTCGTCCGTTAGAACCAATACCTTTTACAGTGAAGTTATTCTTTTCAGCTGTCTGGTTAATATTAGTTTGAATCTTTGATATTAATGTTAAATATTGATCCATTGACTTTTGAGTGTCTTCATCAACTTGTCCTGATGAAGTAAGCTCAGCAACTTTTCTTTGATATTTTTCAATATTACCATATGAACGAACAATAGAAATTGCTGCTTTTTGTCTTGCAACATCCTTTCTCATCGCTTCGCTACTCATACCAGCTAAGTCTCTGTATAACTGAGGCTTGTCGATTTCAGATTCACCAGCAAAAGGGTCATAAGAAAAGACTTCAATAATGATTTGTCTATTCTTTCTATCCTCTTCTGATAGTGTTCCTAAATACTCTTGTTCGCTATAAATCTTTTCAAAATTATCTATAGTCAACTGAGATAAAAAAGTGACATCTTTGTATCTGATGTCATCTTTTATAGTGTCTGTATAAATTTCAGGTAATTTTTTTATAGCTTCTTCATTACTGATAAACTTTTTACAATACTTATCGGAATAAGCTATGTTATTATTAAAGCAATATTCAAACAAGGCCTTTTTATAGTTACCTTCATATTTTTCTAATATTGCCTCAAACTTTACTCTTTCTTCTGTTTTTTCTTCTGTAGAATCGGAAGCTTCGTCAACTACGGCTTCTTGTTCTTCTACGTCCTTTAATTCTTCGTTCACAAAACTTCCTCCTTTTCTATCAAATATGGACGGGCCACCAGGACCCGTCCTTCGGTTCAAAATATTTTTTAAAATGGCCCAGCTACTTCACTGGGCCTTCGATTCAAAATTATTTAATGTCTAGATTAATGTAGTTTACTGATTCAACATCATCCTTAAAGATTAATAATGTTTGTTCAGCATTACCATATAATCTCTTTGATTGTGCATATGAATCAGAACCACAAATACTTGAGTTTACAAAAACCTTAGCACCTTGGAATGATTTCATCTTAGACTCATGATAATGTCCAACACATACGTAATCAATATATTGTCTTGTTGCACCTAGCATACCTTGAATAATTGTATTAATATTCTCTCTATGACCATGCGCAAACATCATTTTTTTTCCGTTCAATAACTCAAACATACCTAAATCAACATCTAAATTATCATGAACGATTTGAATATTAGTATCCTTTAATCTAGCCTCTAGATAAAAGTCAATAAGTCTAAAATAATTTTCTTTTTCTATGTTTTGTCTGAAATCAGGAGTAACTCTACTGTGGTTATCAGAGCAAGAACGATAGATAACTTCTGGAGCGGCGGCCTGCAATTGATTTAAAGCTTCAGCCATAATTTCAGAAGCAGTCATAATTTGCGAAATTAAATCCTCATTATTTTCAATACGAGCAGAAACGTGTATGTTTCCGTGAATTAAATCTCCTAGATTTAAAACATTTAGCTTGCGCACGTTATTGTGCTGACATAACTCGATGGTTCTGTTAACGTATCTTTGTACTCTACGACGAGCAATTTCAACATTGTATTTGTTATAAAAGTTATCAAGTTCCATACCAACATGTAGATCTGAAAATAACATCACTGCTTCGACATTGTCGTTAAACACACTCTCGTCGATTGAATCTTCAATAGCAGGTAAATCTTTTAATTTGGCAACAGATTCCTTAATTAAGTCATTCATATACTCAACTCTAGCATCTTCTCTTAATGCTCTTCTATAAGAATTTGCAGCATCACGAGTTTTTACTTGTTGTTTATATAAACCTCTCTTAATATCCTCAACTTGATTTTCAAATTCTGCAAAAGTGATATCATCAATAGTCTTACCACTAATAAGTTTTTCATTGCGAACTACTTCATCATTCTTGTAGCGCTCATTTTTAATCCAACATCTAAGAGATTCTCCATTATGGATTTCCCCTTTAGCATTTTGTGCTTGTAAGATTTCAGCCAACTTAGTCCATCCGCCGAAAGCTCTTTTTTCACCTTGTGACATTTCTATAAACGCACATCCAATGTCATAAATTTCCTTAAGGGTATATTTTTCTTCTTCCCTGTTATCCAAATCAATGGAATCAATTAATTCTTCAAATTCTTTTAGGTTCATTCTCAACTCTCCTTTTATTCCTGAAATTTACTGCATGGATATCAAAGAAATGAAATCCACATTTTATTTGGTTTTTTATTTTCTCTCTTATCCATATTAGTATTTTTTGTTTTCCTACATATTTTCAGACTTGGATGCGTTCTTGCTCCATTTCTTAATTCCTATGTAGTTTGCATGATTATAAATATGCTTTAACTCTCTATCTGGGAACTCTTTGAGTAGAATTGCCCTTAATTCACGGTTATTATGTTCCGCATAAATTTGTCTTAGTTTCTGATCATCTGTATCAGTCCATCTAATAGGCAATTCTTTTTGACAAGAACTCTTTCTTATCTTTCTTGCATACAAAGCCTTTTTCTTACGCAAAGATTCTTCATAACATGCTGCACATATAACTCTTTTCATCTTACTAGTCTTAATGAACTCATTTCCGCATTGTGGACAAGTTAGTGTATCGTCCTCGAAGCACAAATCACATAAACTTTTCATTTGTGTCTCTAAGTCTGTAAGCTCATAGCCAGACGTAGCATTCCAATCTACCCATTTAGCATTGAATACAACATTCGTAATACTTTTAATGATATGTCCTGCAGCACTATGGTTTTTGTATTTTGTATGCTTGACATCAATTTTAATTTCCTTAGCTCTCTCTAAAGATGCAATAAATTTTGTGATGTATGTGTGTCTTTGTGCTCCAATGTTATAATTATCCTTACCAGTTGCCAGATAATAAATGTAAGACCTCTCTCTTAGGTTGAAAGTTGCCTTCTTCTTTTTGATTTGCATCATCTTACAGTATGCGATTGTAGACAATAAAAAAGACTTACAATCCTTTGTGGCCTTGAGCTTCTTAATGTGCTCAATTTCTTTAGCTGTGATGAAAACTTTAAACTCATGGCTTTTAGGAGCTCTTCTACGCTTCGATAGTTTGACCAATCTTTCGACCTCGTCTAAATCCTTTTGACAATTATCCTCTGCTAGTAAGAACCAGTTTAAAATTTGCACAGGCTCGTAATGCATACTTAATAATTTTTTAATGATAAGCAACTGCTGATATTGTTGTTCTACAGCCGATGCGTGAAAAGTTGGAATAACCTTAGTGTATCGAATGCACTCGTCTATATGTTTCTTCCAATCAATGACCACTCTATCAAACCTCCTTGTGATGAATGATTCCTCTACTCTTATATTATAGCAGAATATTTTTAAAAGTAAAGGAAAAAGACCTATTTTCTCACACATACGCGCGCGAAGTCACTTTCTGTCTAGCATTGTTGCAAGCAACAAGCCTAGAAAGAATAAGTGGAGTATTTTTCTTTTACCTATTTTCTTTTTCTACTACGTAGTAAAAAATAAATAACTACAAGTATAATATCTACTTATTATTCTACTCTTATACTGCGTAGCACAGAGTTTTGTTTCTTTTTCAAAAAGAAAGAAATAATAAAGAAAGAAACAGTTTTTTCTTCTTTTCTTATAAAAAGCGCAAAAATATGTCATGATTTAGTTGACCTTTTATAAAATTCTGATATAATATAATTGTAAGCAAAACCCACTCAATGCAGGGGTAATAAAGGAGGTAACAAATATGCACGGTAGTAATAGTGAAAAATTGAGTGTGGAAGAACTCGTATACAATTACAATTTAGAAAATAGTTGCAAAACAAATATTAGAATTTATGAGGGGAAGAATCCGAAGTGTTGGCTAATAAAAGCAGTGGCACCATATTGCGGTGGACATAAGGTTGTTTTTGATCCAGCTCATGAATTAAGAATCGGTGAGTACACAGGTGCTTATTATTGTAACACAATGTCAGAATTAAAAGAAATAGTTCAATATCTTTATAACGAGTCTCTTCTAGAAGACGCACCAAGTAAATCAGAAGATGTTTTAGATCAGAGGGACACGAAGAGATATTCATGCTTTAGTAGGCATATTAACGAATAATTTTTATAATGATTTTATAAGTTCAAAATCTCCACACAATGATGTGGGGCTTTTATAGATAGGAGGGCGTTTTAAATGCCAGTTGTACAGAATCTGTATCAGATTTTTAAATTAAATGCTTCGTTCTTGGTAGAGAATAACTGTAATGTAAAAAACTACACAATTACACAAGGACTTAAAGATGGGAATGTTGTTTCCATCGGGGATAATATTATATTTCAACAATTAAGATATATGCATGGTGATTATCGTGAACATACTGTCTTATTTAATCAAGTTCAACGATTAAGAGCAAACGAACATGCATATAAAAAGCAAGGTAAATACAAAGAGGCTAGTATCTTAAATCGACACATTACAAATATACTATTCGTAAAAGATATAGTGAATGTGTATCTTGACAAAAAGAAGTCAGACTTTCATGCGTTTAGAACAAAAGGTTTTTATCTAAATGATGTTCATTATGTTTATCTTTGTAGCGGCAGTGGTCAGATCAGACGTAACACTGCAACCTTTATCAATGAAGCTTATCAAGCTCAAATGATAAAAAATATTAACTGTGGCTTAGATGAGAAAACATCTCAATTCGTTTTAGCTAAATATAGCGCATATTTCGCCTTAGCGTTCTCTTCTATTTTATGGGTTAGAACACCAAGAGTATGCGTTGTAAAAGACTTTTATAGAACTCTTGCACAAGAGCCTGTAGATTTCATCTTACACGATGAAAACGGCAAAGGCTATCTTGAGGAACGTAAAATGGACTTAGAATTAAACTGCGCTGATGGACAAGGCTTAATTGACCCATACTTTGCACAGCTATGGTCTGAAGATATGCATCTGCAATATATACCAAGTTCATTTGTAGCTCGTTCTTGTTTTATTAAAGGTAATTTAGTTGCCTTTGATTTCAAAGAATATGCTCATCAACATAATATTTTTACTATCCGCGATAAGTGGGGTAAAGAATATAATATCGATGAAATAGATGTTTTGTTGTCTGAATCACAGTTTAAGACACACAAATATTATAGTAGTTGGGATGACTATGTTGCTTATGCTAAAAAAGCTAATATCCACTGGGGGGTGGCACGTTATAATAAACGTGAGGACGATGAATATGTTTTAGCTAATTATCAATACATTCAAGCTTTAACTCTTTCTCAAGAGGATATTAAACAGCTAATTCAACCAACTGTTAAATGGATTAACCAAATCTGCAGTGGTGATTTAATTTATACCCTATTGTACGCCTTTGGAACTAAAAACTCCGAAGTAGAGTTTGATAGTGTATATGGCTCAGCGCAAACAGCTGCAATGAAAGCTCTTATTAAAAATCAAGCTTTCTTAAAGGATTCATATATTCAAAGAAAGGTTTATAAGAATATTACAGAATCTATTAATCATGCTAAAATTGGCAAGATATGGATACATGGAAATTATCAATTTATGATAGCAGACCCTGTCGCACAATGTCAAGCAGCTTTAGGCCTTGAACCCACTGGAGTGTTAGGGCGAAATGAAATCTACTCTAACTTCTGGCGTGAGCGTAAGGATGCAAATTGCATGGTAGATTGTTGTCGTTCACCTATGATTGATCAACATGAACACAACCCCATGACTGTTATTGTAGACAATGAGGATGCAAATTATTGGTATCGTTATATTACCTCTGGGGTAATTTACAATACATATGATACTTCTTGTTTCCGTCACGAAGATTCAGATTATGACGGTGATATAGTTCTAACAACAGATAATGAATTTTTCATCAAAGGAGCCCATAAAGACCACAATATCATTACATATGAAAAAGGCCTAGCAACTCCTGCTAAAATGACAATACCCAATATCACCGCAACAGTTATCAAAGGTTTTGGTACAGGCGTAGGTGGATTCTCAAATACTGCTACAATTTTATATTCAATGGCAGCCATCTTCGATAAGCCAGGGCATGAAG